AACTTTGTATTCGGCTTCAGGATCATCAAGTCCAAGTTCACATCAGGAGAATACACCCTTGAAGAAATTCAAAAGGCCGGTACGTTGTACAATGCAGGTAATCTCAACAACGGTATTACCGCATACGGATACGATGTAGCAACGAGAGCAATGAAGTTCAAGGAACTGCTTGCTGCTCCTGTTGTCACCCCGCCTCCTGTTGTGACTCAACCAGCACCAGTAACACCGGCTCCTGCCAAGAAGGGGGTTTTGGTTTTGCTTCTAGTACAGAAGAAGGGTGACAAGGCAATTTGGGTAACCAACTTCGTCACTCGTCGTCATGTTCCAAACAGCGCAGCATTGGTTGTGTTGAAGGAAGAAATGAAGGCACTAGGATTTTCTACAACTGTCAAGACTGTAGCGTCACTTGACGCCTATGGCGCTCCCGTTGTAGGATGATAAATGGAGGGTAAACCAGTGAGGTCACTGGGCTCGTTTGCTAAACGATGCGGAGGTAACACTCTGGGATTCAAGTTCTCTGCCTTCCGCTTCCAACAGAAAGAGAGTTCATGAAGGCTCACTACTACATCACTGCCGCCCGTGATTGACAAGTACGCAGACCGCCGCAGGTGTGACTGCTGGCGAGACGGAAACGACAAACTCCATCAGTGTGACAGGCACAAGTCAGATGACTGCATGGACTGTGGAGAAGACGTATTTGAACTGAAGGAATACTACATGCTCACAGATGACCTGTGGGCCTCCATCACGGTTGACGACGAGTTCCTTGGGATGCTATGCTTCGGCTGTGCACAGGAAAGGGCCGGTAGGTTCCTGAACAGGGATGATTTCAACCATTCACCATTGAATATGGTACCTGACAACAAGTCATACAGACTCATGTCTGCACTGCTTTATGTGAATCATGAAAACTGCAACTGTGACATTTGTGATTGGATGAACGATGGCTGAATACATAATCTACGGATTTGGTTCGGATGAGCAGCACATGCTAGGATACTTCTTGTGCAGGAACGTAGAATCCTGCACGCCAGAGTTTGAGAAGGTTTCATTCATTGGCAAGGCAAACAAGCCGTACACAATTTTCTTTGATGGTGAACTGCTTGACTACATCCTTATAATTCCAGAAGAGGATGTGGACGAGCCTTACATTCCTAGGAGTGAAGATGGAGATTCTATTTCTGATAGCAGCGCTAGCACTGACAGCGACGGTACTCTTCCTCTGTGACCTTGCAGTAAAAAAGGTTCGCGGACTAGAGACTCAGGAACTTTACTACGAAGACTTTTGGGAGAATCGTGATCGAGAGACACCTTGATGCAAAGATCGAGCAGGCAGCAGCATGGAATCAGCAGTACGTGGTTCACTTCGAGGGTCCACAAGGCCTAGAGTTCTATGAGTCATTCAGGGACGAGTACGAACTTGCCAGAGGCAGCATTTTCTGGCGAGGATTCGACCCGCCATTCCGAACCAGCAAGGTCTACGATGTTGACTACTGGGTTGACAGGGACAAGACGGACTGCTAGAATAGTTCTACATGACGGTGCGAGGCGTCTATAAATAAATCGCATATGCGGGTGTGGTGGAATTGGTAGTCACGCCGGATTTAGGTTCCGGTGCTCGTGAGAGCGTGTCGGTTCGAGTCCGACCATCCGTACAGATGTTGAAGCGTTGCGCAACGTGAATACATTCAGGATACAATAGTTCAAGAAAATAGCCGCAGGAAGATAGAGCGCCTATTAATACTAGTTAATGGAAATGCACATTTATAGGTTGGGCTTGTATCCGAAACAATGCCGGTGTGGTGGAATGGCAGACACGCTAGATTCAAAACCTAGTTCCCGCAAGGGAGTACGAGTTCAAGTCTCGTGGCCGGTACTTTAAGTAAATATGCCCCCATGGCGAAACTGGAATCACGCAGCAGGCTCAGACCCTGTGCATTAAGTTGCTCTCGGTTCGACTCCGAGTGGGGGTACCATTGACGCACACCGCCCGGTGTGCTAGACTCCATCCGTAACTACAACCACGGAGGTACCATGACTACGTACAAGAAGCAGTGGAAGAATATGACTTCCATGGAACAGAACGCGTTTCTATGGGCTGTGTCTGCGGACACTGCTGGCGACAGACTGATCGACAGGCTGTCTGATCTTGGTCGTGAGGGCAAGAATGACGTTCCCGAGTTTACCTTCACCATGCAGATCAATGGTGTTGAGGTTGATGCTGAGCGTGTCATGGAGCGCATGGAGCAGGCGTGCGAGTACACCGCTGCTGTCAAGTCTCGTGAGGCTCTGGAAGCAAAGTTCAATGAATTCTCCGAGGCTTTTGAGCCAATCAAGAGCATCCTTGACGCTGCTGAGGCACGCCTCCGCGTTGATCTTGGTATCGAGAAGGACAGTTGGGACTACTGATGCTGGATCGTACGTGTTACTTCAACAATGAGAATTGTGACAGCACTGGCAATTTCGCTGTTGTGCATACCACGAACGTCGGCTATCATATCATGTGCAACCTGCATGCCCAGTGCTTCTCTGTAATCAAGCAGCATATCGCCAATCCTCACGAAGAGTTTGAGTGCAAAGAGCACCCCGGCGATCACTGGGTAAACGTCGTTCTCGTCCGTCTAGTTTAAGGAGATTCATGCGTACCATTCTGGTGGGCTCTGCTGCAACTCGTGCGTGGCGTCCTGACTTCCGAGTCCCCTCCGACCTTGACTACTTCACCGACAAGGAAATGCCAAAGGAACTGAACGGCAAGCGTGTCGAGAAGTTCTATCACCCTGATCTGGAAAAGTGGAATTGGGCTGAGGAAAAGCCTATAGAACTTTTTGAAGGCGTATTGGTGGCACCTTCAAAGACCCGTGCCACTCTCAACGAACTGTACACGCTGAAGGTTTCTCACATGTTCTGGCCCAACCGCTGGGTCAAGCATGCCAAGGACATTCTGTGGTTCCAGACAGAGACCGATGCGCAGTTCCTTCCTGATCTGTATGATATTCTCTATCCCATCTGGGTGGAGCATTACGGAAAGAAGCGAGCCTCGCTGCCCAAGGGCACAAAGGCTGAGGATTTCTTTAAGTCCAACATCGTCCGAAAGTTTGACCACGATTCGTTGCACGCGTCGGTGGCATACTATGATAAGCCTCTATTTGAGGTCATCCTTCAGGATGGAGAGGACGTTGCAGTCTCGTGGGAGAAATTCGAACAGATGACCCACACAGACAAGTTGCGCCTGTGCCGTGAGGAAATTTACGCCACTGCTCTAGAGCGCAAGGTGATACCTTCTGACTACACCGTCAACCCGCTGAGCGCCTACCGATGGGCGATGCAGCAGACCATCACTTCCTTCTGGAAGGGAAAGTGGGCACTCTTCATGGTGCTCAACTTGAAGGATTTGGTCGTGCCTGAGGTAGACTACGTTCAGGTCCATAAGGACAATAGTGAAAGGCTGGTAATGCTATGAGTGACAAGAGAGATTTGCTGAATCTTGTAGAGGGCGATGAGGACAACTACAGCGGCTATGGTCCGTGGGAGAGGTTTGTTCCGGGCCGGGGTGGGTATGACGGTAGCAAGTACGTCAGTTATGACGGTAACGCCACGCTGTCAAATGGTGAAGAGGTGAGACTCGTTGCTCATTGGAACACTTTCGATGAGAGCGAGGTCTGGCACTCTGTAGTAAAGTTCCGTGGCGCTCTTTATGAGTTGGTCATCTACAACGACTCATGGAACGATGGTGGCATTGAACTTAACGGCATCTACCCGGTAGAGGCTCGTCAGGTGACCAAGACGGAGTACGTGCGAGCATGAGTGATGTGCTGAAGGAACTTCAGGGAAAACTCGATGCTTATGATGCCAAGTATGTGGATGCATACGAGAACGAAGACCCACCGAAGGACGATTCCGATGAGGACGTGGGGTCACTCTTGCAGGCTTGGGGACGCATGTATTCCGGCTGGGACATTGACCCAGAGAATCCATACCGAAAAGTGGAGAAGCCATTTCTCTACGCCCTACCGGGCGTCGGTACGGTTGAGGTTGTGGACGATGACGATGACCACTCTGATGGTCATACCCTTTACGTGATCTTCAAGTACAAGGGCCGCTATTTCCGTTACCAAGGGTGGGATGACTCATGGAGCGGTGACGGTGGATGGGAAGGGCCTCTTGAAGAGGTAGAGCCTAAGCAGGTAACAACGACAGTTTGGAGCAAGGTATGAAGGCCAAGAGGCTTGTTGATTTGATGGACGAGGGTCTGGTTCTCGATCCGGATGATGACTTTGAGCAGGTTGACTACGATCTGCTAAAGGAAATGATTCGTGACGAGTGGTCGGGAGAACTTGACGTGGATGGTGAGCGTGTAAAGTTTGAGAATGTTGATTCCATCCGTGACTATGATCAGTATTGGGTTGTCGTAAAGGTTGGAGAAGACCTGATCGGCATGTGCGGTTACTACGATTCATGGAATGGCACCGAGTGGTCAGACGCTGATCTTGTAGACGTAGAGTCTTACGAGACCGTCGAGAGGCATTGGAGGGAAAAGCAGTGAAGTTCACCTTGGATGATTTGAAGCAGGCTGTGAAGGCTGGACATTTCACGTGTGACGATGGATACTCTGGCGGACCAGAACGGGTGGGCACACTGGCCTACCTCCTATGGAATGACGAAAGTGTTTCGGTCAACGGTCACAGTGTCGAGGTACTTGAAAGCACTGACCTAGATCACGAGGACAACGATCACGGTAAGCCCGTCAAGGTTGTCTTCAAGGTCTATGACACAGTGTTCATTGCCGAAGACGTGTATGACTCATGGGGTGGATCGCACTTTGACGATGATGATTGTGTGTCTGAGGCGGAGTTGGTAGATGTACCCACGTGGGTTGCCAAGCCTTAATTCGTCTGGTAGACTGGTATAACTCCACCGGCCCGCTTTTTCTCACGGAAGTAGGGCCGGTGGACAAATACTTTAGGAGGCAGATATGAGCAACGCAAGTTCATTCTCATCTGTCGCTGCCAAGGCATTCTTGCGAGACAAGAGTGGAAACGAATACACGGGCGAGGCCCTGTTCCTAGCCATTCTGCTGCACTGCTCTGGTGGAGACAGAAATGCGCAAGTGGAGAAGGAAGTCGCTGGTATGCTGGATGACGTTAATATCAAGGCAGACCAGCGAAACAAGAATAGGAAGAAGAAGTAATGGTCACCCTAGAACCACACATTGACCACGACAAGTATTACGTAAAGACACCCACGAAGTACATTGGTATTCAGTGGAATGGTGCACCGGAGACTGGTCAGAAGATTCTGAGAAGCCTTGACATGGATGCAAAGATCGAGTTTACCCATGACGGCGTTCTTGAATTGAGGGTCAGGGACAAGGGTTTCGACTCTCTCGACTGGGTTTCAGTTCCTTTGGGAGCGTGGCTGGTAATCTCCGGATATGACTATATCAGAATGAAGACGCCCTTTGAAATCATGAGCGAAGAACGATTCCGCAAGGAATTCCAAGAACTAGTTTGAGGTAAATATGAGCCATCTTGTATTTCTGGACCTAGAGACAACAGGTCTGGACGAAAAGAAGCATCAGGTGTGGGAAGCGGCATATGCCATTAACGATGACGATGTTAAGTCGTCACTTCTGAACCACGCTCTGAAGAATGCAAACCCAGTTGCTTTGGGTATCAATAACTATTCAGAGCGCATCAAGGCGTGGGTGGATACCAATTCTGGGTTCGCCGAGAGAAACGCATGGGAGACCAAGTTGCGTGCCGTCCTTGCAGGTGCTACGCTGGTCGCAGCAAACCCGACGTTCGACGCGACGATGCTGAAGGCCCGGTGGGGCGAGGCTCCATGGGCCTACAGAATGATTGACCTAGAGGCATACGCCATGCCATATCTAGGACTTGACAGGCCGCGAGGACTAGCGTATATTGCTGAGAAGTTGGGCGTTGAGGCACCTGACCACAGCGCACGTCAGGACGTAGTGACACTCAGACAGTGTTACCGTCTTCTACAAGACAAGTATCAGATTCCAAGAGGATGAGGTAATCACATGGCACGCTCTATGCTTAACAATCAAAGGAAAAAGCAAAGGGCGTGCCATTGTGGTAGAAACACCATTTACACTGGCGACAATGCCAAGTACAACAAGAAAATCGACGGCGTGGAAGTCTGCAATGACTGCTACGTGGACAGCATTAAGAAGAGGTTTGGACTATGAAGAGTTTGATTGCGGGTGACTGGCATGGGAGTATCTCGGCAGCCAAGGGTTGCATCGAGCAGGCTTCCGAAGAGGGCTGCACCCGAGTAATTCAGGTTGGCGACTTCGGTATTCCGTTTTACACCGGCAGTGACTTCCTAGATCGTGTCTCCGACCTTGGTGTCGAGCACGATGTTGAGGTTTTCTTCCTTGACGGTAACCACGAGAACTTCGATACGGTCGAGAAGTGGGTAAACACCTACAAGCGTGACCCTAATGGCCTTATTCCAATACTTCCCAATCTTACCTATATGCCACGAGGCGCGGTGTGGAAGGACGAGGATGGTCTTGTGTATGCAGTTATGGGTGGTGCCGCAAGCATTGACCGTGATTGGCGTACCCTCGGCTTTGACTACTTTCCTCAGGAGTTGATCACACCCGGTGATGTTTTCCGACTTTTCAACAAGGCTTCTGACTTTGAGAAGATCGACGTTCTGTTGACGCACGACTGTTCTAACAGAACTGATTGGGGCTTTGCTCTGATTCCTGACAGTCAGAGTCAGATGAACCGTCGAGTCATCGATGAGATTCTGGATTATCTGAAGCCAGATTTCCACTTCCATGGTCACATGCACAAGCGCTATGAGTGGGTTCTCAATGGCATCACCAAGGTGTATGGCTTGAATCTGGAAAACGACCGTCACTCGCGGGGTGTGCTAGAAGTCGATGCCAAGGGTACTACCTTTGAGTATTATCCTTACAAGGTTCGTCCGACCATTGACATGGTTCAGAGGATTGGATACACTCTTGGCTGACAGACTGCCCCATAAGTTCTACCGAGTGGTAGCACATGGCACAGGAAAACTCAGAACATCCGAGCGTGCCAGTCAGACATATGCCAATAAGGTTCACGCCGAGGCACGGGTTGACTGGCTGGCCGCTCGTGGTGTAGACTCTGATCTGTACGAGTCAGAGCCAGTAGTCTGGCACAAAATAAGCACTGACAAAGTTCCTGAGGGTCAAGACCCTCTCCCCTTCGATTGACAGGAGCGATCCTTGATTCCCAATAACGTTCAGGTAGCACAGAAGTCAGGAAGCCTTGGTGGTCGCAAGATCGCCATGAAGATTTCCGAAAAGGGTGTACCGTACCTGATGAACCTGCTGACGGACCTGTATTCTGATCCGGTCCTCGCGGTCATCCGAGAGTATTCCACAAACGCATGGGACAGCCATGTTGATGCTGGCATGACCCACCGCCCGATTGAGGTCACACTGCCCAATCGTATGTCTCCCTACTTCATCATTCGTGACTTTGGTGTCGGTATGGATGCTGACACCATTGAGGAAATCTACTCCCAGTACGGTGAGTCCACCAAGCGTGAGCAGAAGACCACAAATGGCTCCATGGGTATTGGTGCAAAGGCTGCTCTCGGCTACACCTCCCAGTTCATGGTCACCGGATGGAAGAATGGCACCAAGACTCTCGTGGCAGTGGGCCGCGAAGAGGATGGTACCGGCTCCATGGATATTGTTTACGAAGGTCCAGACGACGGTGAAACTGGCGTGGAAATTCGTGTCCCCGTCCAGCGGGAGTCTGACTTCGAACACAAGGCTCGTGAATTCTACTCGTACTGGAAGCCCGGTACGGTACTGCTGGACAGCGTTGACCCTTCTCTGGCTCGCACGAAGATCACCGACCGTATCTACGAGCACAACAACAGTCGCTATGACGTTGTGGTGATGGGTAACGTCGCTTACCCCATTGACCCGTCGTACGGAATCTCTGGTGGCGGAAACGGAGTTGTCTGCTATGTCACAATGAACGGTCACGATGAGGTTGTGTTCGCACCCTCTCGTGAGTCGCTGATCTACAACGATCTGACAAAGAGCAGTCTTGCAGGTCTGCGCGAGGACTACGACAAGGAAATTCGTAAGCACCTTCAGGCCGAACTGGACCAGTGTGCGACATTCGTTGATGCATGGAACAAGATGCAGCAGATTCGTTCTTCCTACGGTATGAGCATCTACAACGAACTTCGATTCAATGGCATGGCCGTTGACAACTTTATGCCTTCCGAGCCCGTGGTGCAGGATGATGGAACCATTAAGAACGTCACTTTTCAGTTTGTCAAGTGGAAGGTTGGCAAGACTCGTCATGCTGTGGAACGCGGCGGTGCGTTCTTTGAGAATCTGATTGAACAAAAGAATGTCATCATCGTTAACTACCGTAGCGAAAAGGGCGTTTCTGGTCAGGACAAGAAGCGAATCAAGGAATACTTCAACGAGCACGTCGATGATGTAACTCTGAGTTATTACTACTACAACACGTCCACGGTCTTCCTGACGAAGCAGAGTGCTCTGCCAAACCCGGATCGCCTCGGCGGGCTGAAGGTCTATGACTGGAAGCACATTCTGAAGGTCACCCGTACGCCTAACACATCTGGCAGTTCTGGCGTCACCTCGGGCGGCAAGTTTGCAATCTTCGATGGCAATTACTCTTACCCCTACGGTGAGATTGATGGCAAGGAAGTTGTTTACTGGTCTTCCGCTGACTTCCGACCGAACGGTGATCTTCTGAGGCGTGCCCAGAAGTTGAACCCGGATATTCTATTCGTCAATGAGAACAGGAACAGGCACACGCGAATCATCCGTCTTGCCAGCAAGGCTACCGAGTGGGGTACGTGGTACAGTGACGTTCTCCGCAAGGAAGTTGCCAAGCAGGATTTCGATGAACTGACGGTTGACAACCTGAAGGTACTAGCGTATGATCGTGTCTATAATCAGGTGTCGCACAACGATGCCTTCGGCACGCACAACAAGTACGAGTTCACTTCCTTCTACAAGGATGTGAAGTCTGGAAAGATTGAGATTGACGATCCTGAGTTCAAGGATGCGATTCTCATGGTGCATGCCGCGCATGTTCACACCGGCTATGCTTCCGAAGACCCACGCTACAAGGACGCACTCGTGAAATATGCTCCAAAGTCAGAGACGAGGTGGGTCAGGAAATACTACCCGCTGATCAACGGAAACAACATTAAGTACCGGACACAGATCGCTGAGTACATCAACTCAGAATACGCCAAGAGAAACGGAGTTTGACAATGGCGCTAAAGTACAATCTGGTTCACTACGGTGACCAGTCCAACATCACTGTCGTACTAGATGGTGAAATGTATGTGGCCGACAATGAGCATCCGAACTGGAATGCAATTGTCAAGGCCGTAGAGGCAGGCGACGAGAGCAATCTCGGTGACCTCTTCGACACCCAGAAGGCTATCGACTCTCGATTCAAGCGTGTTTCTGAGCGCGTCTCGGTGCGCGGTGGAAAGGTGCTCTTTGATGGTGACGCGGTGCACAACTCGCTCACTGACAAGATCATGCGTTTCCTAGAGGAAGACGTAGAGGACTGGCAGCCGCTCGTTGCCTTCATGGAGAAGGTTTACACCAATCCTTCTGAGCACTCTCGTGACCAGTTGTTCGACTTCCTTGCGAGGAACGAGTTCTCTATTACCCCTGAAGGCGATATCATCGGCTACAAGGGTCTGTACAGCAACGGTGACGGCACCTTTAAGTCTTGGCACTCTGGTGAGGCATTCGTCAATGGCGAGTTCCGTGTCGGCCAGATTCACCAGACCTACGGTGACGTTGTGGAAATGCCACGTTCGCAGGTTGTCTTCGATCCTGCTCAGGGCTGCACCGTTGGACTTCACGTGTCCAACCGTCGCTACGCAACGTCTTACGGTGATCACGTTGTGACCGTTCTGGTCAACCCACGTGACGTGGTTTCTGTTCCGGATCACGATAACTGGCAGAAGGTTCGTGTCTGCCGCTACACCGTTCTTGAAGACAGCGAGGTCGAACTGACCGATGCCGTCTACGAGCCCAAGCACCGTGCTCCTGTATTCGACGTTCAGCCCAACCCGTATGTGGACGCTACGTCTGCATTCGATGAGGACGACGAGGATGAGGATGACGTGTGGGGCGATGGCGAGCCTGACTCGTGGGGTGACGATGAGGACGATTCGTGGAATCCTCCTTCGTTCCTGACGCAGCACCCATTCTTCGGCAGTAACTGGCCGTTCTGATTTAGTGGAAGGCCGGTAGGTAAAAACTACCGGCCTTCCCTCTACCAAAGGATATACATGATTGTAAACATGCACATTCGCAAGGACTTCCAGAAGTGGCTGCTGCCCAAGAGTCCGACTGGTAGAGTCATGTCTGTGTGTGGCAAGAAGACCCCTGTAAAATTCGCCGGTATCCCCGGTGTGACCAAGCAGGACGCATTCGTCTCAGACAAATACACAGGCTGGTGCGTGCACTGCTGTGGACAGGCTCTGGACAAGATGAACAAGGCAATGCAGGGAACCAAGACAAACCCGTTCGTGCACAATACCTATGTGCTGGCAATGGAGATTTGCGCCAAGCAGATTGTAATGTCCAATACTGGACGTTAGATTTGACATTTGAATAAACCTCCTGTAAACTAAAGACATACTTTAGAAGGAGGTGTAAACAAAAATATGGCATACCTAGACACCGTTCGTACGGCAAAGCAGGTTGTTGCAGACCTAGACCCAGCAACATGGGGTGGTACCGATGTAGACGCAGACGCAAAGTCTCGCGCCGACGCAGCAAACGTTCGTCACGTTTCTTTCATCGACTACGCACAGGCTCTGACCAACTACGAGTCTCGTGATGACGTTGAGACTCTGGCTCACCGCCGTGCTCGTGACATTGGCGACCAGTTCTCTGACACTGACTTCGTTCGTGCAGAGGGTTACGACCCATTCGCGTGATAAGAATTAACGGGAGGGCCGGTATGTAAAAGTACCGGCCCTTCTTTTATATAAGGAGTAGTATGAGTAATAACGACTGGGAACCAGACCCGCAGATTGTAGCAGTGGTAGATAAGAAAATGGTAGAAGTCAAGCGGCAATTCTTAGACAAGATGAACAATCCTGACGTTGTTGACGGAGACCCAAAGAGGGTGTACGTTGGTGTGAGCCATGACAAGGCTCGTCAAATGCTTAGACTTGACTGGGAATTGAATACCGAGGTCATGCCAGATGCTTCCAACGAATTGATTGTGGACCTGATCCTGACTCAAATGTCTGTCGATTTCTATGACATTCTAGAGAATGGAGACTCTTCAACTAACTACCCACTTTTGAGTCTTTTTGACGGAAAGAAGAAGGTTGGCAAGGACTTGGCAGATATTGAACTTGGAGATATTGCAATCTACAAGGAATGGATTCCGAATAAGAAGTCTGTTGAATATACAATCTACACGAGGTTGTCCCCAGTTTGGGCTTGACAGCCAATATGTCAGGGTGATACACTTGGCATATTGCCTTCTTAGTTCAATGGCAGAATATTTCTTTCGTAATGAAAAGATGCGTGTTCGACTCACGTAGAAGGCTCCACCGGGTTCGTATGGTATACTGGCTCTATGGCTTACAAAGACAAGCAACAGCAGCGAGAATTCCAGCGAGCATGGAGAACAAAGAGAAGGTCAGAGTATTTTCAGGGCAAGTCCTGCGCGGTCTGTGGATCGGTAGAGAGTCTTGAACTGGATCACATCGACCCTTCTCAGAAGAAGTACAACCCAGCAGCACTGTGGGGAATGTCAGACGACAATCCAAACAAGATCGCTGAGTTTGCCAAGTGTCAGGTTTTGTGTCTGGACCACCACAAGGAAAAGACTAAGGCTTGGCACGAGGCCAATAGAAGCCACGGAAGATCGTGGTACGCATATGGATGCAAGTGTGATATTTGTGTAGAGGCTCAAAGGCTACACAACGCACAGAGGTATTCATAGCGGATTGCCCCGTTAGTTTAAATGGTATAACTTGTCCTTGGTACGGACAGATTACGTGTTCGATTCACGTACGGGGCTCGCGCCAGCGCCCGCTGGTTGTTTCGCAAGATTGACTCCAAAAAGGAGAAACACACTATGAAGCACAATTACCTTAACCCCAAGCAGGCCCACAAGTACGTTGCTGACAACGCTGAGAAGGGCAAGGATATTTTCTGGGATGGCTGGGATATCGTCATCTTCAAGAGGAACCCAAGCGGTTACATGGTAAAGAACGGAATGTTCCGTAACGGTCAGTGGGGAACCACTCGACGCGTCAAGGTTTCGGATCGCGGTACGTGGAGGCTTCCGGTTACGCCGTGAACTTTCTAGAGCAGTTGGGTCTTGACCCCGAGACATTCACATGGCACGATCTTGCCCTATGTGATGGCATTCCGGATGCCGACATGTACTTTGACAAGTACGAGAACGACAAAACGATAGCCAAGCAGATAGATGAGATGTGCCTTCATTGCCCAGTGCTGAAGCAATGTGCTGAGACCGGCATGAAGAATCGTGAGCGTGGCGTCTGGGGAGGCATTTACTGGAATGGTTCAGGAAAGCCTGACGCTAACTTCAATGCTCATAAGAGCGAAGAGACGTGGGGAAAGATCAGGGAGAGGCTTAGCGAATGATCAATATGTTTCACTCCGAGGAATATCGGAACCAGACAATCGCTGAGGTAATTCAATCGACACCCCCGCCCTACAAAAGCGTCAAGGCAAGAATTGTTCCGGACCCAGAGGGAGACCCGTGTCTCTATCTGGTACTCTTTCTAGAGAACTTTGCAGCCCACAGCACAGCGCAGCAAACCAGCATTGGCGAGTGGGCCGGTGTTGTGATCACTAAAATCCGAGACAAGGGCATCCCTTGCTATCTCATGAGAATTAAGGACATTGAATGAAGTGCAGTTCATGCGGTAAGGACAAGAATAGCCTTACACCGAAGAAGTCCAAACTGTCAGGAACGCCAATATTCCTATGTGGAGAGTGCATTGAGAAGAAGCGTGAACCACGCTATCTCATCATCATCTACGGACGTGCAAACGGATTCGATTCGGTGGCTGAGTACGTCAAGCAGCAGCGCTACGTTGGAGACAAGATTCTAGCAGAAGAGTTTGTCTGAACGCTGACATTAGTAAAATGTTAGTCAAGTTTGCCTTCGTTGACTTTTGACGAATATCACCATATACTTGTGGTATGTCTAGACTGTCAAAAACATTGCTATGGATGGAGGAACACCCGGAATACCTGATTCAAGTGTTCCTCGCGGTGACGCTTACCGCTACCGGCCTTTACATCGCCGGTCCATGGTATGTTGGTGGAGGAACCACCGCAGTGGGCGTACTCTCGGACTCTTTGATCGGTCATACGGTCATTGGTCTGGGGTATGCCGCTGCCGGTGGTGTGGCCTTGTATGGAGTGGCAAAGAACTCCATAACTGCAAGGTACTGGGGAACCATGGCTCTATTTGGTTCCTTCTTCTTCATGACCCTACTTCGGCTTTTGACGATTGGTTTCACCCCGATCATCTGGCTGCTAGTCCTGTGTCTGGCATTTATCTCAGGACTCCTACACATCGTAGAGTCACGCAGGAGAGCCCGTGGCTAACATGAATGACTGGCTGATCCCGGTCCTAACTTTTCTCGGCACCGTCTTTGCAGGTGCTGGTCTAAAGTGGATTGAAGGCTGGCTGAAGAAGGCCAAGGACAAGGATGACACCGCCACCAATCTTCGTAATGAACTGCGCGGTGAGTTGACCAGTCTGAAGGCAGAGATTCAGCAGACGGAAAAGGAACTTGACGAATGGAAGGGCAAGTATTATCTTCTGATCGAACAATATTTGTCTGTGCGCTCTCAGTTGGAGACAGCCAAGAGCCTATTGAACAATGCAGGCATCCAAGTGCCTGAGGTTCCTACCTTGACACCCGCTCAGGTGTCTGCTACCATGGACCCTAAGATCACCCCAGAGTGATCTTCATGCCCTATTGGAGTAGAAGTAACTCGTTAGACCCTCAATCTAAAGTCCTCGGAGCGTTACCGGGATAGGGTACCCACTTGACACCCAGTCTGACAACTGTTAGGCTGTGTCCATCATCAGTTCCAAACCTAAGGAGCACACATGGCACTCACCAAGCCTCCCGTTGGCACTCGTGTTCGTCACCTGACTTTCAACGGTGACGACCATGGGCGTATGGACTACCTCGCCGTGGAGGAAATTTACGGCACCGTTGTCCCCGATCCCGAGGGCTACAGCGATCGTATCAAGCGCATGTATCTCGATGTGCTTTTCGATGACGGCACCGCCGTGCTGTACATGGATGACTCTGAGTTTGAGGTGGCGAAGTGACCATCAAGCAGATGTTCTACACCATGTACACTGCTGGTATGGTGTGCATTCTGATCACCAGCATTCCATCCACCAACCCGCTTTATGGCATCATCGCAACGCTGGTCATGCTGGCCGTTGCGCTGGTTGTCTACCTGCTCGTCTTCGCAGGAGGTACGCACCGTGGATAGTCTATACGGCAAGGAATCGTACTCACAGTCCAAGTGTATTTTCCTCGCTGGTCCCATCGAGGCTTGGTGGGACACTCCTGAGAATCCCAATATGTGGAATTCTCCTGAGGCGGTGGCGTATCGAGAGCATCGCACAAAGGTGGCTGACGCACTGGTTGCTGAAGGCTTCCTTGTGTACCGCCCGTGGGGTGCGTTCCGTGGAGACTGGAATGAGAAGTTCCAAGGTGTCAATGACTATGTGCTTCTGCGTTCAGATGCAGTCACAGAACTGACACCGCCGAACACACCAGCGGTCGGTACGCGTCATGAGGTTGGCCTAGCACTTCGTAACAAGATTCCTGTCATCGGCTTCCCTCCCGTTCCACCGGAGCACTTTGATCGATTCATGGAGCATCACATCAAGTACACGATTGATGCAATCGACAGGTGGGCGGTGTACCGTCAGGAGGCTCTTGACAGGGGCGATCTGCCTGTGCTAGACTAATACAACTGAATAATTGGGATATAGATGTTGTGGCCGCATGTCACCTTGCCATGGTGATCGCACGGGTTCGATTCCCGTATATCCCTCTGAGTCCGAGCCGGAGGCATCAGGAGTTGCACTGTGACTGCAATTATCGTGGGTTCGAATCCCACCGGACTCCCTCAATAAAGGAGAATCATGTATTGGAAGTTGGACGCTGAAATTTGGCGTGACGAAGAGGGCGGTGTAGTATACTACGTCGCCCAAAACTTTTCTGAAGACGGCTCAGACCCCGAGGTGCTGGCCAGCGGAGAAGCGACAGACGAGGAAGATGCCCGCAAGCAAGTCTTTCAGGCAATATCTGAGGTCTGCAAGTGAAGTTGGAAGAGGAACTAGAGTCCCATTTCATTGTGAACAACTATCAATGGAAGGTTGACGGAGAACTGGTTACACCTTCCGCCGATGACATTAGAAAGGTCATCGACCGTTGCAAGGAAATGCTTGGCGACGGTGGACAGATTGAAGTAGCGCGTCTCATCGTCCGAAGAGAGCGCAAGGAAGACCCATTCGACATTTATGTCCATGTAGGAAATGAGGAATAACATGCAGGCTTATGAGACTTTTGTCTTCACCGATTACTCTGTCTTTGACTCCACCGCACTTCGTCGTGCGTGGTACAACAAGGACACAAACCGTCTTGTCGTGCAGTTCCGTGAGCGCGACAACTACGCAGGCTACAATGATGTTTCCCCCGACGAGTGGCAGGCCCTAAAGACTGCTCAGTCCGTTGGTGCATTCTACGCTTACAGCATCAAGCCGCGCAAGTCTGGATTCAGCACGCCGGATGAAATCCTGTTTGAGCGTCACTTCGACCGCCCGGTGCAGAAGGTGGAAATCAAGGATTCTCCCACGTTCAAGGTCACCGCTCGTGTCTCTGCTGAGACGAGTGTAGACATTGCCGCTGGGAATATTCAGGAGGCGATTGACGCTTTCACCAAGCGACTCGTTGAGGGTCTGGGCGAGAGCGTAGAAATTGATATCAAGGGAGTAGTTAGGAATTGACAGTAGTTGAAGTATCGAGTCTAGAAGGTCTAAACACCATCTTGACAAGCAATGATCAGGTTGTGGTAGACTTCGCAGCGCCTGCTTGGTGTGTACCGTGTCAGAGATTGGCACCACACTATGAGAAGGTGGCTGAGAAGTCTGAGGACGGGACAGTATTCGTGTCTGTAGATATTGACACGGCTGACGCCGATCTGGTAGGCTCCTATCAGATTCAGTCGGTGCCCACCGTTCTGGCATTCAAGGCTGGTCAACCAGTCGGGCCGGTAGAAGGTAAGACTGGTCCAAAAATCATCAAAGAACTAGACGCTCTATTTAAGGAGTAAGCATGAACGCTCTACGCGATGCAGTTATCTCGCTAGTATATCTGGCAGGAGTCCCAACGCTTGCGTGGGGCGTTTCTGCTGCCATCGACAAGGTTGGCGACTTCTTCAGGAAGGATGACAGCAATGATTCAACTGATCACTGACAATTATGTGTGGATCACGGTAACCATCGCAATTCTTGCGGCTGCTGCCTTTATCGTCTGCTTCATTTGCAGACTTGACCACCGCGCAGGCTCCAAGAACAGGGCCATTCTGGCTATGTGGAGTCTTCGTTGGCTGGCTGTGTCGGCAACGTCTCCGCTCTGGCCTCTTGCGCTGCCTGTCGCTGTCCTGTATGGTGTGTGGAACGCGGTCAAAATCTGCCGTGCTGAGATTAAGGGAGAGGTGCCCGCATGATGTGGTTCTATCTGGTTCCGGCCATTATCGGGGTGGTTGTTTCCACCATCTGTGTCGTCGTAAACTACATTGACTGGAAGAGTGCAATCAAGAATCTGGCAAGGTCACGCCGTGGCGGTATGTACTCCGTGGAAGAGAGAAAGCAGATGCTTGCACGTGGCGCATACCTGCTGAAAATGTCTTTCAGGTGGCTGATCATTTCTCTGTTCTGGCCGCTGGTTCCCCTCTGGGGCATCTACTGGCTTTTCAAGAACCTGCCTCAGATTTCTCGTCAGGTCAACAGCCACATTGCGGGTGAGTTTGAGTGATTCTCTACATGTGGTTCAGCATCATCGCCACCGTTATTCTGGCTGTACACGCAGTCATCGCTGTGGTAGAGTGGTCAAGCGCTAGGAACGGTGGCTACAGCCGTGACCGCGTAGAAGTTGCCAAGCGTGCAACCTACGCCAAGTGGTCGATTGTAGCAATTCTGGCTGGCCCGCTGTGGCCGGTTGCCGTGCCCACAGTTGTGGTGTATGGTTTGTTCCGACTCTTCAGAGCACTGAACGACTCTGAGAAGACCAACTAAGGAGAAACAATGAAGCGAATTATCAAGGGGCTCGCCGCTGGCGTCCTCGCTGTCGGTGTCATGTTCGGTACCGGAGCCTGTACTGTTCCGAGCACGTCCGGTGACGAGATTCTTGTCCACCGTGGCGGCGGCGTGTTTGAGGACCAGTCCCCGAAGGGCTGTATCAACCCCGCTCAGCGCAGCGTGGAGGGTCCGGGTGACAACTACTACTCGTATCCCGCAAATCAGCGGACCTACAACTTCAATTCTGGTCAGGACGCCGATGGTCCTCCGATTGAGGTTGTGTCCAAGGATGGTCAGCGTCTGGCCATTTCTGGTACGCTCTCGTTCAACCTGAACACGGACTGTAATGTCCTTCAGGCTTTCCACACCAAGGTGGGTAACCGTGAGCACGCTTACTTCGACAACTTCCCCGAGACGCCTGCGGGCTGGGTGAAGGTTCTGAACACCTACATGCGACCGGCTCTAGATGCCACGCTTGACCGTACTGCAAAGCAGTATGACTGGCGTACGCTGTATCAGGACGTGACGATCAAGGACAAGATGAATCAGGACGTGAATGACCAGATTCTCCGCCTCGTCAATGACCGTTTTGAGGGCAACGAGCAGTTCTTCATCAACTTCTCTTCTCTGATTCTTCAGCCTCAGGCAGATGCCGACATGCTGAAGACTGTAAAGGACAATGAACTGTCCAAGGCTCAGGCTGCTGCTACCGAGTCCAAGGCAAAGGCAGATGCTGCCGCTGCTGAGGCCGCTGCAAAGTCTCAGGTCGCGCAGAAGGAAGCCGAGTTGAAGGTTGCCGAGATTCAGGCAAAGATCAAGCGCGCAGAGATTGACGCTTACGGTGGTATCAAGGATTACAACAACAACCTTGCCATCGAGAAGGGTCTTAACCCGTTCCAGCCGACCTACGGTGGAAGCGTTCTGACTCCTGCAAAGTGACCTGAAGTAGTTGGGCGGCATGTGTTGACTCACATGCCGCCCTTCTGCTAGGCTAGCACCAACGACACCGAGTGAATGGAGACGAACATGATGACTCTTCCGAATGGCTACCGTTGGGCTACTGAGGCTGAGACCGAGTGCTTTTGGCACGAGGCCGACAAGATCATGGTGCATGACTCTGAATTTCCTGAGCACGCTGACGTGGCTCTCCCGACCTACCGCCCGGTGGGCTGTGATGCCGAGAATGGCAGTATCTCGTGGACCTGTGTTGACGAGTTCGGAGAGCACCCGTTCCACAACGACTGTGCCTTCATCATTCAGGGAATGAGTGACGGCTACAACCCTGACTCATACGACTGGTCTGACCACGAATACCAGAACTACATGTACGGCAGCAGCCGGTACTAAGGAGAATCGATGAATGAGTATGAGCGTCTTCTGGCCCGTAACACAAACCCTCCAACCACCCAGTGCCTTTTGAGCAATGCTCATGCCCCTCACGAGTGGTGGTACACATCATCGGGCGGTGGTCACATGCTATACACCATCGATGCGTCCGACCTAAACTGTGAGAAGGGTCTAAAGAAGCACAAATGCCCCGGACTTTCAGGTTGGACTTCTGATCACATGATGTGAAGCCAGTTGTGCTATCATTATCTAACAGGAGGTGATGATATGGCATGGAAGCGCGAAGGTGGCGGTTACTCAAATGACACCGGCCTGCGCATCCTGAAGGTAGAAGACCCTGAAACGGGAAAGAACCTCTGGGGCGTGTTTGACCTGAACAACTCACGTGTTGGTGACCTTCACCGCACACTAAAGGATGCGAAGGCATCTGTAGACAGATAGGGCTTGACACCGGCCTTCGGGCCGGTGTAGGCTCGTCTCAACAGATCAAGCACAGGAGGAACAATGGAATTCTACGAGGTTGGCGGGTGCGTTCGTGATGAACTGCTCGGTGTTCAGTCAAAGGACATTGACTTCACTGTGGTTCTAGACAATGAAGACCTTATTGCTAGTGGTTCTGCAAATCCATTCAATGTGATGGTGCAGCGTCTAAACCAGATGGGCTTTGAGATTTTCTTGAAGACTCCTGAGTTCCTGACCATTCGTGCAAAGTTTCCCAAGGGTCACGAGAATGCCAATCTTACGGCTGACTTTGTGCTTGCTCGTAAGGAAAGCGACTACACAGATGGTCGTCGTCCTGACAAGGTTGAGCCGGGTACACTTATGGATGACTTGCGGAGGCGAGATTTTACAGTCAACGCCATCGCCAAGGACTCTGAGGGAAACCTCATCGATCCGTTTAGTGGTCAGCAGGATATCAACGACCGAATTATTCGTGCCGTTGGCGACCCTTGTGACCGCTTCGAAGAGGATGCTTTGAGAATTCTACGTGCTATGCGCTTTGCCGTGACCAAGGGCTTCAAGATCGAGTATGAAACCCAGAAGGCCATGGCGGGATACGTGGAGACAGTGGCCGATGTGTCGGCAGAGCGTGTCCGTGAAGAACTGACAAAGATGTTCAACGTTGACCCCATGAGGACTATTCGTATTCTTGATGAGTTCGAAGTCTTGCACGTCATCTTCGATATGGGCATCAACTTTCAGCCGACCATGAAATCCAGAGTTAAGTAACACCAACCACAAGGAGATATATGAACATTCAGGCAAAGCCCCTCTTCAGGGCTGCACTTCTGGCAATTCTCGTTCTCATGGGTAGCACCATGGTGAACGTTGCCCAGCCACCGGCAGCGCAGGCTGCCACGTGGTATGACAATGTGGTGCTAGAGGGATATGGCTCAACGGCCAACGTCCGAATTCTGGCACCCACCGCCACCGTATACAAGACGATGCGTCCCAACACTTCGTCCAATGGCTGGCCTACATTTATGCCAAACGTTGGCAGGTTCTCCATCCCTTCTGGCTACGTCGGGGTCTCTCGTTGGGGATATGGCTATAAGAGCGGTACGTGGTACTCGTTCTCATCTAGCCATAACGATCTGTTTCTACAGGTAGAGACTGAGTATTGCTGGTTCCTGCGCTCCCAGATGGGGACTCCCTGTAAGGTTCCCATTTCTTCGTGAAAAAGGTCAGGGTCAACAGCAGTATCCTCGCGGCTCGCAAGACATTCGACGGTTCGTTGGATGCACTTGTGGGCCGCGAGGGTGTTGTGGTAGAGTACAACGGTAGATACAAGATGGTGCGGCTGGACGACGGTGGCACCTTTCCCTTTGAGAGTCATGAGTTGACGGAGGTTCCAAATGTCTAACTTTCCACGTAAGTTCAAGATCGGTGATCGTGTCAGGCCCATCGATGGTAGGTTCGTTGCGAGTTCTGAGGTTGGCACGGTCAATTCCTATGGAGACAACAAGAACCGCTCGTCTTACAATCCAAATACGTACCTTGTGGTGTGGGACGGTGGCACTGCCAACACCGAAATGCACGAAGACTTCATTGAGAAGGCTTCGGAAGGCGTTCCTATCAAGGTAACCATCCTCGGTACAAACGGCGGCTTTTCTACCTATCCTGAAAAGACTGATCTGATCGAAGACCTTGTGTCTATGAAGATTCTGTATCATGTCAAGACGACTGTGCACGACGACTACGTTGTCAACACGTATGCCAAGGCTTTTAGCGGATACTCGGTTGAGGACAAGCGCACCAAAGCCTCCCTGTTTGAGCAGTACCCGCAGGAGGTCTGATGAAGGATCGTTACGAGATTTTCAGCCAGCCGAAGACGCGCACGCGCCGGTACTGGTTCAAGGATCAGGAAGTCACTCCTGAGTTCGCCAAGGAACTTCAGGCACTAGGAGTAAACAAGATACACAGCCAGCGTGATGACGACTGGTTCTGGGACACATGGAAGGAACGAGCATAATGTGGATTCAATTCAATCTCGTCAGTGGTAAGACAGCAAGCACCGAAGATATCTCGATTGAGTTCTTCGACGCTCAGGTTCAGGAGGCTGGTGCCACTGAGCGTGACGCAAAAGACTCAATCGCTGGTTTAATCTCTCTGGTTTGGGATTTCCCCAAGTCGGCGTACGTTCGGATTGGGCACCGCATCTACAACCCTTCCGCCATCGAGAGCGCACAGGTAATGGATTATGAAGACTTCGCAGAAAGGTTCCCCGATCTAAATTGGCCTCACCTGCAAGACTAGTAATCCCTGAGTTCAAGGGGGAGGATTATTTCATGAGCAACTTCTACGCTCATGAACAGCATTTCAGGACAGCGGACAAGCCTTTGCGCATGCCTACCGCCGAGCATGTCTTTCAGGCTGCAAAGTACAAGGCACTTGATGCGGACGAGGATGCCAAGGTAGCGTACGTGGTGAAGGTTGCAGCAGCAAAGACACCCACAGAGGCTCGTAAATTGGGCAAGTCTGTCAAGGGTCTGGACATTCAAGCATGGGATGACATGAAAATTGAGGTCATGCGAGAGATTCTGCTCAGCAAGTTCTCTGACCCTGACCTAGAGGCTAGACTTCTAGGTACTGGTGATGCTATGTTGGTTGAAGGCAACACGTGGGGTGACACGTTCTGGGGCCGGTGCGACAAGAAGGGTTACAACATTCTTGGTGTACTGCTCATGGAACTAAGAGGCTACTTCCGACTGTGCAACAACAAGTGGCCGGTAATGACTAGGGATATTCAACTACCACCGTACTAGGAGAATCATGGCATATCGTGATATCAGCCCCGGCGCTGTTCAAGAATACTGGACCGTTGCCCTCGTTCGTAATGACAGGAGCGCACAAGAAGTTCACTTCGGAGTCTTTGCTCAGAGCGATGCTCGCGAGGCATTGAATTCTGGAATGGTCAAGTGTCTTGATGACGAGCACCTAGAACTACGACGCATCCGAGCATTTCCGAAGGAGAAGAGGTAAAAATATGGGTAAGCGAGCAAAGTTGAGCCAGATTCGCGTTGGCCAACTGGTAAAGATCAGCGAGCAGTACGTCAACAGCGATGCGCCTGATCCAGAGTACAAGTTTGTCGAGACATTCGTGTGGTTCGGTCGAGTTAACGCTGTCAATGTGGACAACGAGACAATTTCTCTCAATCGTGGTGGCAGTCTACTGGACTTCGTGGTTTCCATCGTTTCCGGTCACCGTTTGGAAATTCTTGAAGACTCCCCCTTCAACATGAGGCCCGGTTACTACCGTTACCACCACGCCAAGCAGGGTGTTACGGCAATCGTGCACTTCGATGGTCACCACTTTGGTCATTCCGACATGAGCGACCACAAGCGTGCGCTTGACTACTTCGGCTTCGACCCGGTACAGTGTGACACGTTGTTTGAGCGAATCACCCAGTCCTGAGAAAGTCTTTGAGAAGGGCTTGACAGGCGGTTGACGAGCGTGTAGTGTTGGTCTTGTTGGAGGGAATGGCCCTCCTGAACTAAGGAGAATGACTATGGCTTCCAAGAAGTACGCAGTGGCTTACCGTCAGGATGGCGGTCGTCCGTGGATGGGCCTTCCGGGTGTCACCACTTCTGGTGGCGACCTTCAGACCATGTTCAAGAACGCCGGTCTGGCTGACTGGAACATGCAGAAGCGTCTCATCGACACCGGGGCCTTCACCGACTCGCCCGATTTCGAAATCGTGCGTGATAACCCTGCCGAGGGTGGACGCTTGGAGCGTCTGCACGTGTCCAAGGAGCGGTACGAACTGTACCCCAACGAGAACGTGCTGGCCTTCGTGGACAACGTGGCTTTCGGCAATCTGGAAGCCGATGCCATGGGCACGCTCAACAACGGTCGCAAGGTCTTCATGTCCTTCAAGGTCGGTGACGACGTGGAGGTCAAGGGCACGGACGACAAGATCGCCACGTACCTGCACGTCCGCACCTCGCACGACGGCTCGTGGGCCTTCGGTACCTACTCCGGTCAGTACCGTCTCGCCTGCCAGAACCAGTTGACCTCCATCAAGGCAAACGCGATTTCCTCATTCACCATCCGTCACACCAAGACCATGGAGGGTCGTGTGGAGGATGCCCGCGTTGCTCTCGGTCTCTCGATCAAGCAGTCCGACCTGTTCCTCACGGACATGGCCGTGCTGGCTGACTCCAAGATGACGGATTCCAAGTTCTGGGCTCTCGTCAAGGACATTTACCCTGAGCCCCAGAAGGACGTGAAGGGTTCCAAGGCCAAGTGGGAAAGCAAGACGGACACCATCATGGGTCTGTGGAACGGTCCCACTGTCGCCAACCTTGACAAGAACGCGTACCGTGCCTACAACGCGCTGAACGAGGAACTGATGTGGTACGCTACGGTCCGTGCCGGAAACGTGGAGAACGCTCTGGCTCGCACCACTGGCTTCGATGCCACCACGCAGCGCCACAACGTGGACCTTTACCGTAAGGTTCTGGCTGCTGCCTGATCCATCGTAAAAGGGCGGGGTGTGGAAACGCACCCCGCCCCACCTGTCTCTAGGAGATTAAATGGCAACCATGAACGTGTTCACGAGAGCAGCCCACGAGCGTGTTGAGGTCATCGATGATGAGCAGCGCTTGGCTGTGGTACTCAATGTTTACAACATCAACAAGGGTATGGAGGGCAACTACGTCCTCCCCCACGAAGACCGAGCATCGTTTGATGGTCGGATCACTGAAATCGGTATCGGCCTGAGCACTCGTCACTTTGTGCTTCAGGACACATACGAAGTCGAACTGGACGATTAGGAGAAATTGATATGAAGAAGTTTGCAATGCCTTTCGTGGCCGGTATGCTGGTCACTGCTCTCGCTGCTTGTGGTGGCACCTTTGACGGAACCTCGCAGAACAAGACCGCCAGCGGAGAGGTTCGCAAGGTCATTGTCCAGTATGATGGAAAGCCTCTGACCTGTGTGCAGTTCGACCCCTCCACCAATGCCAGTTCTTATTCTTGTGACTTCGTGAAGTACCACGCTGAGAACCAGAATGTCAATTCCTGAGTACATCATAGAGAGGCAGGCATGGAGGCTTGCCAACCTGCCAACCAGTGAGTACACTCCGTACTGTGACATTGACTGTCAGGAAATGGTCTCAGACCAGAGTCTGAAGTCTGTCAGACACATGCACTCACCAGCCACCAAAGAGCGTCTTGGACACATAAAGGACGTGCTCTCAGACCGAAGGGGTAAAATGCCACGAGTCACCCGCGCTGACCTTGATGAGAAGATCAAGGAAATGCGCGAGAAGAGCGGCGAACTCATGTCTAGCAATCTTGCCACACTGGAAGCCATCGACAAGGCCGAAGCAGACATGAAGGCAGTCAAGGCAAAGGCGGCACTCGATGCCGTTCGTAAGCACCAGTACAGCAAGGCTGGCGAGAAAAAGGCGGCAGAGGTGGCGGTGCGTCCAGACAACGTGCCCACCCAGTTCGTAAATTACAAGCGCCCTGTGGCCTCTCCAAAGATGGAGGTTCAGGTGCCCTACACCACGGATGGAGGCACTGTCTTGCCTGATCTACCCAAGCACGAATGCGAATTCCCCTCGGTCATCGAGACCAAGGCTGGTAAGTTCTCAGCCTCACACTCAAACGACAAGCACGATGAGGTGCTGGTTGCAGACAACACGATTTTCAAGTGCATCTGTGGTAAGGCATGGTACGTGCGTGTTCGTAATGTGCCATTCCACGCTGCTGACTACAAGGGCCAGAAGACATTCAAGTGGTACGAGATTCACTGGTACAACTTTGCTCGTCGGATGGACCTCAACAAGAGGGAGGCAAAGTAATGGAGGTATTCCTGTTCTTCGTAATCGTCCTTACGTGTATGGCGGTTGTGAAAATCTGGAACGAACTCGTGGAGAAGCGTGTGCCCGGTGGCGTGTTCACCAAGGGCAAGCAAGAGCCCGATGTGACTTTTGTTCCACAGTCTGAGGACGAGGAAGCATACGTGCCATCAGCGGGCGGTAGGTATGAGGTACGCATGCACCCATGGTCACCTGACTATTCTTCAGAGTTTCGCACTCACGTCAAGTGGATGGTCAAGGATTTGTCCAAGGGTCAGGTGAGGCAGGGTCACGTCAGGACCGATGCACCTCTCTCCAAGGCAGTTGAGCAGGCAAAGGCTGAGGCTCAGGCTGCTGTCAGGAGTATGAAGGAAGCCGAGAAGTTCGCTGACGTTCGATACACTTTGGACTAATTCGGGTGTGTATGGTCCCCATCGTAAAGGGCGGTGGGGATCAACCACTTGGCTTGATTTGGACCAGATGAAGGCTCAGCCTTCAGTCGCCAGATGGCTTTCTAACGGCCTTGAAAATAGAACAGTGCATCGACAGACCCTAGGCACTCGTGCTTATTTTAGCGGGGGTGTGCAGCAGGGTGTACAATGGATATAGGGGCATAGCCCTAGTTCATCGTAAAGGAATGAGAGCATGAAAACAGCACTCAGAATCGTCGGCGGTATGTGGGCGGTGGCTGTGTCAATCAATGCCATCGTGTCCTTGGTAGAGTATCAGACAGGAAGTCCGAATACTCTGAAGTGGGCAAGACCATGGAGTTGATTGAAAAGATGAACTTGTGGTACGGTCTGGAATATGATCGAGAAGGCTATGAAGAAGAATACGAATATGAAGACGCAGGAAGAACTGCTAGAGGAACTTCTAGAAGAGGCAAGACAGGCGCGCCGGTACGCAGAAGAACTACGCAACTCATCAACAAGAATCATCGAACTGATTAGTACAGTGTTTGAAGACGTTGAAGAGGCCGGTGAGTCGACTGACCCCTCATACAACACCAAAGAAGAGTAAAAAGACATAGTATAGGTATAGAAAACAAAGGTCTAGAGGTACAAATGGATACTTCCTTGTACATAACTTGGGACAAAGGCTGAAAAAGAAGGGCCTAGTCGAAGAACAAGCATATTGCTATGAAATGGCGACACCCCATATGAAGGCTTTTTAGCGCTAAAATGATGAATAAATCTGCTTTATTGGACCAAAATGAGCCAAAAAGCAGAGATTCGGGCTACAAAATGGCCCAATCGTAATGGCTACAGGAAAATTCGGGCTATTTGGGCCTCCATCGTAAAGGGGCCTTCCGATGTGAGAATGGTTTTCATTATTTGAATCCCCAAAGAGATACCCCGGGGGTATGGTGTTTTCTATACTCTTCTTTGGTATACACTGGGGGTATACACCTACCGGCGATAGATACCCCGAAGGGTATCTATGGACTTGACACGTCTTTACAGACTGATAGTCTTCTCTCATGACAACAAACACCACGCCCCACACGAACCACATCCTTGCGGCATACCTGCGAGCATCCGAGGACGACCGTGCCTTTGGTATCGCTTGGTACCCCGCCGCTCGTGCCCTTGCTGAGAATCTTCTACCTGAGGACGTGAGCACCGCCGCAGGTGTTCTTGCTGCCATGTCTCCCATGACGTCATGGCCCGAGAACGTCAAGCGCGCGACTGTCGCCATCATGGGTGGCAAGGTCTCGCACACTGGCCCGAACGTTGACAAGGTTCTGCGCATCCTGTCCGGTGAGCACCCGCTCGACGTGCTGTCCGGTCCCAAGACTCGCGCGTTCTACCTCAACATCATGGGAATCGACAGTGACGAGACGGTCACTGTGGACAGACACGCTATCGACGTGGCATGCGGTAATGTCCTCTCGGACTCCGACCGTGCCGGTGCCATCCGTGGCAAGGCAGGCTATGGTAAGGTCGCCGGTATGTACCGTGAGGCTGCAAGCGTTATCGGAATCACCCCGTGTGCCCTACAGGCCGTTGTTTGGGTGTACTGGCGGCGAAACGTTGCTCAGGCTTTCCACGGTGACGCGTGAGGCTTGACACAAAAATCATTGCGGGGCTAGTGATCATGCTTGCCACTAGCCCCGTATGGTTTCCCATAGCGGTATTTTTCTACCTACTAGCACAGTGAGGTAGGTGGGCGCAAGCCCACCGGCCTTACATTTGTACCCCGAGGGTATTAGATACACCGGGGGTATGTGTAGGGCTTGACGCCCGGTAGGTACTCGGGTAATGTTGTCCTTGTTGGAAGAGACCGAGGCACACAAGCGGTGAGAGTCCGTTATTCCAACGCACTACCGGAGTGGATAGCAAGTCGCTGCTTGGCTTGCAAGGACGAAACTCCACTAGGGTTGACTTTAAATCAGCCCCTTTGATTTGTGAATAGAGAGAGTCCACGACTCAGACACAAGCCTCTCATGGCGAGCCGTCAATGATTTAGACACCACGCTACTAGTGACACGTTCCATGGAACACGTCCACGCCTCTGACGTTCTCTATTAAACGTTGTATCCGAATGCACGCATCCGTGATAACATGACCAATGTCTCTCTCTAGGGTAGGTCTGATCAACCTACCGGCCCCGAGCGCAATGCATGGCGCTCGGGGTCTCATATTGTCATCCATATACACTGGGGGTATCTAGACTCTTGACATGAGCGCTGGTAGGCATAGACTGAGGATATGAAATCACCACGAAGAGCAATCATCTACAGCCACGGGCTACGCCCTGCATTTGACAAGCGCAAGTACAGCGATGACAAGAATCAGGCGCGGCGTGCTGCGAAGGGCGGTGTGCCTTGTGAGAAGTGTGGCAGGGTATACAAAGACCCCAACAGAAAGCACAACTCCGATCCCAAGAACAAGACGCCATGCCTTTGAGCATGGCCCCCTATATATCCCTAGGGTATGTCAGAGACTTGACAGCCCTGAAGACACATGAGAGAGTATGCATATGAACAGGAACAAGCGGGCGCAGGCCCCCAAGCGAATCAACCGTCATGACTCTGCAATCGGTGACAAGCGCCGTGCGCGAAGTGGTCCGGTCATCCGAGGACAGCGTTTCGACAGGAACGATTTCCGCAACCAGAGCATGCGGGGTGAGTGGTGAAGACTTTCGATCCTCTAGAGGTGACCCTCGTTTATGTCGATGTTCTTGGTACTGAGTACCGACAGAGTGCTGCCGACATTGTGGAAGTTGGAACCCTCATCGATCCTGACACCGGCGACGATATGGAACTCGTGCGAGTCGAAGTTCCCAACAACTAGCAGATTGGCCCTTCGGGGTCAAGCCCCAATATACCCTGAGTGTATGTCTTGGAGGTATATACCCTAGGGGTACCAAACCGTATTGACACACCCCCGGCATCCCTGTAATGTTTGAGTTGTTGGAGAGAGCAACGGTGAACCAAAGAGTGTGCTTCAAGTCTGGCACCGGATTGGGAAAGGGCACTCTCTCCAACTCAGAAAGTTTCTTAGCACAATCGCTTGACACTCTGGTCTACATGGATTAGAGTACGTAGTACCGGGAAAGAGACACACGGTCTCTCCCAAACGAAAGGACAACCATCATGGCTTCCAAGCGCATCGCCAACCCGACCGAGGTCCGCACGTGGGCTGCCGCCAACCTCGCCACCATCGACGGGCTCCCCGAGGGCTACCGCCTCGGTGACCGGGGTCAGTTCCCGCCCGCCGTCATCACCGCCTTCAACAAGGCGCACAAGAACGTCAAGTACGTGCGTGGCGCGTTCGTCAACAAGACGGCGGTCAAGTTCACCCGCGTGACCGACAAGGGCCGCAAGGTGCCCGGTGTGGCTCACATCGACACCACGAAGGTCCGTGAGGCTGCCCGTGAGGCCGGTCTGGCGCTCCCGTCCAAGGGCCGTCTTCCGCAGGCCGTGAAGGTCGCCTACGCGCAGGGTCCGGACGCCCTGAAGGCGCTTGCCGCCACGGTCTGAAGGCCGCAGGGCCTCCCCTCCGGGGGAGGCCCTAGCCTTTCGTCTATCACATACCCCAAGGGTATCCCATCGGAGTTGACAGGCTACTGTGAGCGTGTAGACTGAACCTATCAACCCACGACATTGGAGGAACCAATGAGCAAGCACTACCCCGGAACTCCCAAGGCATGGGCCGCCGAGCGCGGTCTCTGTGGCACGGGACGTGGACGCCCGCCCAAGGCTGCCATGGATGCCATTGCGGCTGCCATCGCTGACGGTTGGACGTTCGGCGGTGGGTCGGTGGTGGTGAACAAGTCCGCTGAGCCCACGGGGCCGGTGGTGGAGAAGCCCAAGGACGACAGCCCCAAGGGTGAGGCTGAAGGCGTGAACGTCTACGCTGACGCGTTCTACCGCTATGACCGTGAGCAGAAATTCTACTATGAGCATGAGGGCAAGCGTCACGAGTGCTCTGGTCGCACGGCTTGCATGGGCTGTGGATACAGTCTCATTGGACACACGTGCAACGAAATGGTAGGCTTGACCAAGCACGGACAGAAAGTCATCAAGCCGCTGGGAGAGTGACATATGGCACGCATGAGCATTGAACAGAAACTCGCTGACAAGGTGGTGGATGCCACTCTGAGAGCAGACTTCGATGCGCCTCGGTTTGCCTACATCATGAACCGTTGTGGATGGAAGATTCAGGAAGTTCTGTTTCAGGTGGTGCTCGGGATGATCCGTCACTGGGCTATTGACCTAGAGACGGACAACACCAAGGGTGGAGCCGATGAGTATTACCGGCTGACCATCAAGGCGAAAATCCTGCAGGATGCCATCGACCGTAACAAAATCGAGTGAGATTAGGGAGTCATCGTAAGAGGTGGCTCCCTACCTCATTGGGGTATGCATACCCTTGGGGTATTTGTATTGATACATACCCCGGGGGTATTGTCAGGGCTTGACGGATGACTCTGAGGTGATAGTCTTTAGCCATGAACCTCACAGACGCACAGATGCTCGCACGCACGGCTCTCGACGCCCACGGTCTCACCGACAAGGGTTGGCGAGTCGAGTGGGACAATGCCAAGAGGCGCAACGGCTCTGCCTCATCCTCTGCTCGTGTCATCACCCTGTCGGCACCGCTGACGCACCTGAAGACACCTGAAGAGATGCGTCAGACCATTGGTCACGAAATCGCTCACGCCCTTGTTGGTACCCAGCACGGACACGGGCCGGTGTGGAAGGCCAAGATGCGGGAGTTGGGCCTAGTCGTGTCCACTACGGCAGTCCTCTCGGAAGAGACACGCGGCCAGATTGCCACGCTGAGGAACTACACCCTCACGTGCGTGGTGAACGGCAAGAGTCTCGGACACCTTGACAGGATCGTCAAGCAGCGCAAGGTCAGGCGCGGGGGCGGGTATGTCCTACGTACCTATGGCGCTCGTGTCTGCAAGTGCCACGGGGAGCCTGTCCTCTACAACGGCAAGTCATGGGACGATATCTGAAAGGCAAGGCCCTACGGGGTCTAACCGTTATACCCTGAGGGTAATTCCACCATTGACACCCGCGCCGGTAGGTGGTTGAATAGCACTATCAACCAAACGTCCTAGGAGGACACATGAAGACGGTAACTCTCTACTTCGTTGCACAGCCCGAGCCTGATGGCAGCACGCCGAACCCGAGCCTCTTCTACCTGAACGAAGACTACGACTTCGTGTCTCAGGAAGTTCCTCAGGGTGAGCGTGTCTACAGCGTCGGCGCGATCCTCATGGATGACACTGTGGAGGAAGTTGCCAACTGAGCCCTTCGGGGTTTAGCCACATACCCTGAGGGTATGTCTCACTTGACAAGCGCCGGTGGATGCGTAGACTAGAGGCATGGACATGGAAATCATTGACACAGTACAGGCCCACACGTTGGAGCCGGGAGACACCATCGAGTACATCGATGACGAGGGACGCCGCTCACTTCAAGAAATCAAGAGCGCCGAAGACCTCGGAGACACCATCCGTGTGCAGTTGGAAGACTACGACGACGTAGACCTCTATGCTGATGGTGAGCAGAACATCTACGGATATCCTGCCGAAGACTGACAGGAACGCGGGGGAGTCGGAGAAATTCGGCTCCCCCAAACCTGTATCGTAAAGCCCATGAACATTTCCCGAGGGTATCTACATACCCCAAGGGTATAGGATCACACAAAACAAATACCCCATGAGGTATGGATGGGCTTGACAGGTCTCTGGGAACTGATAGTCTTTACCTATGAACGAACGAGACAAGCCGATGACCGGCGAGCACGCAGCAATCATCTTCGCGCAGGGCCTCACCGCCAAGTTCGCAGACAGCGAGTGGCCGTACAACCCTGAGTTCTCCGCTGATCTTTCGGGCAAGAAGTACATCCGAATCGTCAATGAGGGCAACCCTCACCCCGAGGACCAGACAACGAACCTGTACCGTCGTCAGCGCTCGTGCCACGCGTACGTGGACCGCGAGACGGGCGAGGTGTACAAGTCCTCAGGATGGAAGGGTGGACCGGCCAAGGTCAACGGCAAGGCCGATGCACGATACCCCAACGTTTGGGAGGCTCTGGTCAAGGCTGACCGGAACGGAGGATACCTGTACAAGTAACAGGTGTCAAGCAGGGAAATACCCTTCGGGGTATTTTCTTGTTCTTACCCTATACCCTAGGGGTATGCCTTGAAACGAAATACCCTTGGGGTATGGGATGGTGTTGACAGCCCTGCTCCCATGGTGTTTACTAGAGATATGAACAAGCAGACGCGCAAAGCGTACCTCACTGACCTTGGTGCCCGTATCTACAATGCGGACACCTCCACCGAACTCATCGTGATCGCCACGGACATGGCAGATGCCGCGTCCATGGGTCGCTCGGAGACATGGAAGGGTGCTTGCACGATGGCAGGACGACGCACCCTCGCCAAGTTCAACATCGGTGTCCCGGTGCCATTCAAGGACGTTGGTGCCGTGGTCCAGCAAGGCTACGATGCCATGGTGGCAGCCAACAAGTAAGCCCGCTAGGCCCCTCCGGGGGCCTAGCCTTATTAGCATGAGATACACCGGGGGTATGTTCTAGGCTTGACACACACTACCAGACTGATAGTATTTACCCATGAGCCAAATGACATTCCACGAGCAGTTCGGTGAAGTTTCTGTCGCACAACTCCGTGCATACAAGGCGCACAACGTCTCTCAGTCCGACCACGACTCCCTCGCCACGTTCTACTCCGAGGGCGGCCACGAGTCCATCACAAAGGCGGTGAAAGACCCACGCAACCACGTGCCCGGAACGAGGTTGTTCTCGTGGCACACGTGGTACTCCAACACCGAGCGTTACAACTGGTGAACACACCGGCCCTACGGGGTCCGTGTGTATACCCCGGGGGTAATTAGAGTGTTGACCACCAGCGCCGGTAGGTGTAGAGTAAAGGTATTGAAGGGGATGGAAGGACGCAAGGTGCAAATCCCTGCTAGCAATTGAACCCTTCGACGCAAGACATGTATGTGACAGTGCATGCCATAGAGACTAGTCATCTCGCCGGGGCCTGAGCCTGACTAACTCAGGTCTCTTGCTTTTGCCATACACATACCCTAGGGGTAAATTCGGCTCCTAGAATCGCTTATCGTAAACGGTCTGTTCGCTATCCCCCAAGGGTGCACATACCCTCGTGGGATTTGATATACCCTTGGGGTATGCCAGACAGGTTGACACGTCCCGGCATGTGAGTAGACTTGGACCATCAGCCAAACCGAGTAGTGAGGAAACTACAATGGCACGTCAACTCCGAGTCATCGCCCGCGAGATCGTGAAGGACTACGCAGACAAGGGCAAGCCGGTCACGCCGTTTGCCAAGCCGTACGTGGACGCGATGCTCACGATGGACAGCGTGGCCGACACCTACGGAGCCGAGAGTGGCGAGTACGTCGTCCTCTACGGGCTGCACAACCTCTCCGGATGGCGAGGCGAGAAGGCACGCGAGGTGAAGGCCGAACTGAAGGCTCTTGTCTCCGAGCATCGCAGGGCGAACCCGCGCCGGTGAGTGGAGGGGACTTCGGTCCCCTTTTCTCATACCCTGCCAATACCCCGAGGGTATAGTTTGGTGTTGACAGGTCGGGCGGTAGGAGTAGACTGAGAACATGAAAACGATCAATGGATGCGCAGTCATCGCCCACCGTCCCTACGGCAACACCCTTCCGTCTGAGGGTTTCGTGATCCTCGCAGTCAAGACGCTCGGTGACTCTTACGAGTACATCACTGCTGTTGTCTCCACGCTCGATGACAGGGAGTGGTTCTGGGGTCACTACATCACCTCGCTAGAGGAAGCCACGTCCGACTACTTCTCTCGCTGAGAGGGGAGGCCCCACGGGGTCTTTCCATATATACCCTGAGGGTATGTCAACGCATTGACAGCCCTCCAATCCTTGATAGGATGTAGTCATGTACTACGACATGGACGACCACCGTTGCTTCGACTGTGATGGGCGCTACTGCCCACCGGGCCAGTGCCTCCGTACCGAGACCTCCGTGTGGGTCGTGGGTCACGGTTGGACCGACCCCGAGACTGCCAAGGGCTTTGAGGCTCTGGGAAGGACGGTGCAGTGGTGAGGCTTCGGCCTTACACATATCCCCTAAGGGTATGTCTAGGTGTTGACACCTGACCTGTAGGGTGTAGACTTAGGGACATGAAGACGATCACAGTGACCATGACCGGCGAGGCTTTCGAGTCCTACAGCGTGGACGGGGCCTACTTCCCCGAGTTCAAGAACGACGAGAGCGGCGAGTGGGATGCCATTCCTGCCGTCTTCGTCGGACGCCCCATCATGCACCGTGGACAGGTGGGAGACGCAACGATCCTCTACGGGCTCGACGTTCGGAAGGTGACAATGCAGTAAAGGGCAGGCCCCTCCGGGGGTCACTCCCATATATACCCTCGGGGTAAGTCTGAGACTTGACATGCATGCCCTAGGGGTACATAATTGGAACATGAACACGATCCGAGACCTCATCCTCACCGCCAACGGTGGCAGTATGCACACGGCCACCCTGAACACGCTCACCATGCTTGTGTTCGCGGTCCTCTTCATCGCTGCCGGTGTTGCTTGCGCCTACGTCGTGGCAGCCCTCACGGCACAGCACAAGGCTCACATGCACACCGACAAGGTGACCGTCATCACCGACGCACAGTGACCCCGGAAGGGGCTATATACCCTTAGGGTATGTTTGAGGTTTGACACAATGCCCCAAACTGATATGCTTGTCCTACCAACCACGGAAGGGGACACAATGTCTCGCAAGGATTACGAAGCGCTCGCGGCAGTCATCGCGGGTGAGGTGGCATGTGCGGCAGGTAACAAGGACAAACTGCGCACGTCCTCCAACATCGCTCGGAGCATGGCTGACGTGTTCCACCGTGGAAACGAGCGTTTCGACCGTGTGCGCTTTTACAAGGCTTGCGGACTGGACATGACGGGCGGTTTCCCCGACGTGTGAGAGCGTGGCCCCTACGGGGGCCATTGCTTTTACCTAGCATATACCCTCGGGGTATATATAGGCTTGACAGTGCACCTAGGGTGTGATTGAATTGTCTTCTCAACCAGAACACCTCCCAAGGAGACACCATGATCGTCGAAATCCGCAACAACGGTCTCATCATCGACTACGTGGTAATGCCTAACTTCCGAGCGGCTGTCATGTTCACCCAGAGATTCAACCGAGTCTCCACAAACAAGGGTTTCACCCAGAGGGCGGTGATCGCCTGAGCCCTTCGGGGCTTTCCCCATATACACTCGGGGTATATCAATGGCTTGACACGAGGCCGGTATTTGATATGCTTGTTATATGAGGTCGGAGGGAGAGCGGACCAAAAAAGTCTCACCGTCAGAGAAGACGCAAATCGCACAGTGAGTCTAGGCTGCAAGGGTCTAGGCTCACTTGTTTGTCTATAGAATACCCTAGGGGTATACAAGTGGCTTGACACATGCCGCCGATCTGATAGAGTTCTCACATGGGAATCATCATCGTGTCACTGCTCGCAGCAATCTTTTGGCGCATCGCCATCAGCCCGATCATCGACAGTTTCAACAAGTAGGGCGTGAAAGGCCCGGAGAAATCCGGGCCTTTTGCGTGTCATCGTAAAAGGCCCAATTGGTATACCCCAAGGGTACAAAACGGGCATGAGAAGACCCTAGGTGCGCCGCTCACCTAGGGTCTCTCTGGGTCTCAGGCCATGGACACCTCACGCTTCCACGTGGAGCGCTCACGGCGCTTGGCGATCCGTCGTGCCATCTTACGGGCGCTGGGCGCGTCACCGCAGCAAGAGCAGTCACGACCACCGGGGCCGTAGGGGCAGGACTTGCCAATCATGCGAGCCATGATTTTCTCTCTCTGTAGTTGTTTTTTCTTGCTGGGATAAACATATGACAGATGGCCGGTGGTGTCAAGCCGATCCAATACCCCAAGGGTAAATCATCAGACAGATACCCCTAGGGTATGTTTTTGGCTTGACGATGTTTCCGCATTCCCGTAGTGTTTCTCTTGTCAGGAGGAAACGCCTCCCCCACACAAAAGGATTTGAAATGTCGCTCTCCCTCGCCGGAACCAAGTCCACGGTTGTCTCGCCCGCCTCGCACGGCATCGACAACTACGGCCCCGAGGTGCAGGCAATCACCTTCAAGTACAACGGGGTCGCCTACACGATCAACCGTCGTGGCAACTCCAACGTCAAGGGCTTCCACTCCTTCCGGAACAACACGTACACGGTCACCAACGGCACCGACCGTGTGTCGAACATGATCGTCAACCGTTTCGACTTCGTGTCCATCCTCTACACTGACGGTCGAATCGAGTCGAACGACTACACCGCTCGATGAGAGGCAGGCCCCTTCGGGGGCCTAGCCTTTCGCCCATGACATACCCTCGGGGTATGTAGTCTATTGTGTTACTGTCCGGTAGGGTATAGGGTGGTCACATGACCAAATACAAGTATGAGATTTTCCACGCTGTCAGTGGCGGCTTTTTCACGGGTCACCTTCACACGGTGTACTCCAACTCCAACGATGCCAACCTGTGGTGCGAGACGTTCGAACGTCAGGGCTACACGGGCCTCTACATGATCCGCAGGGAGGTCTAGCACAAAGACCCTTCGGGGTCCATTAACAATTACCCTCGGGGTATGTGTAGGGCTTGACATGATCCCCAGAACTGATAAACTCATGCCATGAACGAAAACGAGATCACCCGCATCGTGGCCGACGCTCTGCGTGAGGCTTACGCCATCAACACCGCTCAGTTCAAGGACGAGAAGGTGGAGCGTGAGACCGTGGACAGCGTGCTGTATGACGTTGCCTACAACATCGCTCAGGAGGTATGGCCCACGCGCAGCCCTGAGTCTCCGGTCATGCCAGACGAGTGGTTGGAGGCGATCAAGGGTCGCTGAGGATAGGCTCCCACGGGAGCCTTTTCCTTTACCCTACCGCATACCCTAGGGGTATATATGGGGCTTGACATGGAGTCGGGCGGCAGGTAATGTTCTTCTTGTCAGAACATCGATGAAAGGAAACTGACATGTACGAGCACCCCGACCACGGCATCATGACTCTGGAAGAAGTTTGGATGACCGACGCTGGTGTGAAGTACGGTCGATTCGTGACCGTCAAGTGGGGAACGTCCATCAACATGCCCATCTGCATGGTGCACAAGTTGCCATCATGATGTAAAGGAAATCCGGTCAGCCCTTCGGGGTTGGCTGTTTTTCCGGTCAAGCCTATACCCTTGGGGTATATCAGTACGCTTGACATGCCCCGATTTTCTGATTAGGCTGGGGCTACGCCCAAGCAACACCGACTAAGGAGACACCGTGAACGTCACCCCGAAGACCGCCGCTCGCCAGATCGTCCTCGCCCGTGCGGAGCGTGCTGCAAAGCCCGTTTACACGTCCGAGACGGGCGTGGTGCGTCCGGTTCGCGTGGAGGCCGCTCCCATCGTGGAGGACGACCCGCACTGCTTCGTTTGTGGTCGGCACACGGATCACTTCGCAGAGCACGACGACATGGTGGAGGCTGGCACGGCCACCTACGGCGAGGACGGGAGTGTCTACCCTGTCCCGTGGAACTTCATCCTCGGGTGAGGCGAGGGGCCGAAAGGCCCCTTTCTTCATGTGTGTGACATACCCTCGGGGTATCCCAAAGTATTGACAAAAGCGCCGGTAGCAAATAGGCTATGCGTAGCAAGCCAAACAGAAGAGAGAAGGAACAATGTCTTTCCTTGCAGAAGCACATCAGGAATGGCACACGGTTCATGGACAGGTCGTTTGTCCTCTGGATTGTGGAATCGGAGAGGGTCAGGACGACTACGATCACGAGCCCATGACCGAAGAAGAGGAAATCGAACTTCAAGCATGGCGAGCACGACAGGAAGCGATGGATTCCACTGATGATCCCGCTCCTTGGGAGGTTGCCCCGTTTTGAGAAGAAGGCCCGAAGAAATTCGGGTCTTTTTTCTTTTTATCGTAAGCGACCATCATGACATACCCCCGGGGGAATTCGGGTTGTTTTGGGCTCTATCGTAAATGAGCCTTTTGATATACCCCCGGGGGATATCCACAGGATATCCACAGCTGTGGATAAGTTGTGGATAAGTTATCCACAGCCTGTGCAAAAGTTATCCACAGGTTGTCCACATATGGGGATAACCCCTGTGGATAGGATTCACAGGAAAGTCTTTCCGAGATTGGCCCGTTTCGGGGTTACAGGTCTCCCCTATGGGGTATGTTTGTCATGTAGGGCGGCGCACACGGCGCGGCTCACGACACGGAGGTACTGACATGGCTGCTAAGGGTCGTCCGACCACAAACCCGATGGCGCTGGACCGCAAGGCAATGGCTGCCGAAATCAACATCCTTTCGGCAACGGAGTCCGACCCCATCGCTCGCGTTGCTGGCGTTGTCGCCATCATGGAACGTCACGCGGACGGGTTCGCTTACGCCACGGCATCCAACGTTCTTGGGAACGGTCTCCGGGCGGACGTTCGGGACGCGATGGTTAAGGCTCAGGACGGCCAGTGCTTCACGTGCGGCGTGACGCTCAACAACGCAAAGCACATGCGCCAGACTGAGGCTGTGCTCTTCCGTCTCGTCCCTTCCATCGTCGGCGCGGATCACTTCGTGGCAGGCAATGACGCGATGGCGGCAGGCACGGTCCCCGGAAACGTCGTGGCCGTGTGCGCACACTGCAACCGAAAGCGCAACGCCGCGAGCGCTGCAATGGGTACGCCCGTGTGCGTCACGTCCGACGTTCTCCACGCTGACTCGGACGGGCCGGTCATGCTCAACGCAACGCGCATTCTCTACGTCTGGCCCGCCACGCCCAAGGCGCGCGACACGGGCAAGGGTGACGCGGTGATGGCCGACCGGGATGCGGCTCGCGTGTCGGTTCTCGGATGGTGAATCCGAAATAAGAATCGGGCCGGTCCCTACGGGGACCGGCCCATTCTTTTGCCTCGTTTGAGGTGCCTGGACGCCCTTCTAAGCGACTTTCGTGCGAAACCCTACCGGAAACCCATGGGCGCACTATTCCGCCGCCACGGGCCCGCCAGCGGCCTGTATCATTACAGAGACAGATTTTTTAACATTTTGCACATTGAAAATTGTTGATCGACTAAGAATTGGCCGGTGGCTGATGAGGCCATTCCTCACCAGATGCCCGGTGCCAAAGAACATGAGCCCACCACGTTGAGTTGAGTTTTTCACTGCCGTATCCCTTGACAACGGCGGCGTGACACAGAGGACACTCAATGATGCTGTCATAGTTTGCAAAGGGAATCCGGTGAAACCCCCACTGCTCCCATTCGGGTTCGTCCCTGACGTAGCCCATTTCACTTGCGTAGTGACCCATGAGTGCCCTCCAAAATTCTTGCAACGTGAGCCTCTAGGGCTTCTCGGTCGAATTTACTTGACGAATTTAGAGACCAGTCTTGGTAGGTGGGCCGGTCATACTCCACGATATCTCCCACATGAAAGGAATTGGCCTCAAACCATTCCGGTTTCAGATGTGTTGTCTCTTCTCTACCGTCTTGGTTGATACCTGTGATTGTTATTGTATGCTCACCGCGCTTTATGTCGGTGACAATCAGTTCGATGTGCGCCACTACTCACCGGCCATGTCAATCGCCGGTGGAGAGCCTATGAGGATGCCCTGTTCGTGGGCATCCAATACTGCCTTGGCCTCTTCTGGACTTACCGCCCGCGCAATGACAGCAAGAAGGTCATAGATGCGGGCGAGTGTGATGAAAGAGGCTGTTTCCATGTCATCAAACAGCCTCTGCTCAACGTCGTCCAATGGTCACGTCTCCCTTGACAAAAGCAAAGCCTGAGGAAATGACTGACTCTACAATGCTCATGGCATCTGAATGGATCATTGCCTCTTCCCCGTCATCATAGCGCGTACCGCCGATTTCGAATAGCGCATCGATGATTGCTGTCTCCAACTCGATGTATGTTGCTCCGAACTTGTTTTCTACTGAGGTTTCACCATCTGTCGCGGTCTCACTCATAGCCTTGCTCCATTTCCGAAGTCGGTTTCGTAGGTTGTCTTACGGATGACACAGCCAGAGCCGTGCACAAAGAGGGCATTGTTAAGGATATCATCCTCGGTAACCCACTCTCCGGTTCCATACATGAACTTCTCGTATTCGTCAATGGTCCAGTCGGTACCATCGACCTCTACATATGCCTTAGCCATTAGTTTTATGCCTCAATTCTGATAAATGATTGGTAGGGCCAGAACGCCATGAACTTGCCATCTTCGTTTAAAATTCTGACACCATGGTCAAGATAGTCGATACTGCATGTGTCATCATAGGAAACGCTGGATGATCCGCTACCGTATGAGTATACTACTCGCCAGCAGGTCACTGCTCATCCTTAATGTACCAGAAGTTCCAGACACCCTTGGCAAATCCGCCTACTATCTGTGCATACTTACCGGGCACATTCTTGTAGAGAAATAGGACTCCATCGGTAACCTCGGCGTAGTCGGCCTCGATGTCCTCAATTGACTCATCTGTATCCACATAGGCAATCCTCTTGTTCTCAGGAAAAGCCACGTGCTTGTCTTCCAGTTCTGCCATCAGTGTCTCCCTCTGTCGAATGAACGCTGCACTTCGTTTCTTGTCATTATTCCTTCATCGATCTTGATTTCAAGGCGTACGTGTGGGCCTGTTGACTTTCCTGTGCCTACGTGACCAACTACCTCACCGGCATCAACCGGGCCCTTGGGCTTCCATGCATCATACGTCATCGGCATCTGCTCCGCAAGTGCCTTCTCCATGTCTTCCGCTACCTGTCGAATTTCATAGAGTGCCTGAGGCGAGGTGCGCAGTCCAAGGAAGTGCATGAGATTTCTGGGGTTGACTGTAGCGTAGAACTGAGTCATAAGGTTAAGAGGAAGAACCATGCGAGCAACTTCCTTTGCCACCCCGCCAGCAATCAAATCTTCATAATGTTCCCAAGACTTGTAGATGCTTGTCTCGATTTCATCCTGAACCTGATCTAGCAATTCGGCGTCCTGAACAAAGGTGTACTTTCCGGCCTTACCCTGCTGAACTACCGGCCTTGCATTGCCCGGTACATAGAAGCGAGGCTTCATTTCTGTGTATCGTCCGGACACCTCATTGTATGCCATGGTGCGGTGTCGGTGGAATTCACGAGCCACAAAGATAGGACAGTCAATCTTGAAGGTGAATGAGCCATGTTCAAATGGGCTCATGTGCTTCTCACGCATTAGGAAGTTAATAAGGCCCTTCATTCGGTCCTTGTCATTCAGGCGTTCCTCAGAATCCCTATCGAAAGAAACCCACGCCGCCATTGCCACCATATCGTCAGTGGCATTGCTCTGAACCAGCGTTGCGCTGGCCTTTGTTACGAACTCAAACTCTGTCATTATCTCTTTTCACCGTTTGCTCAATGTAACTAACGACAAGCAGTACCTTTGTTGAATTGTAGGTGCCGTATCGCTTATTTGCCCACTTTACCTTATCAGCATCGCTTAGATTCTTGATGGTGTGGTAGGCATAGTCAATCTCTTCGAAGATATTACCTTCGGTTAGTTTCGTCAATGCGTAGTTCTCCTGAATTAGTGTCTACCCAAGCAGGGTACCGCCCATTTTCGTCTGGAACGGGAATTGCTGTACGCGCTGCTGCCTTAGAAACTCGGCATGCGCTCTTGTCACACAGAGGCGGGTGCATGAGTCCAAGACTGTCATCTTTCACCTCAATGGCATGGTCAGCAGAACGTGCTGGATCGAGCAGGGAGTCAAAAACGTCAAGGATGATCTTTTCAGCCTCATCGTTATCGTAGTCGTACTCGATATAGTCCTCGTCCTGATAAGCAATGCTGCGCTCAATCAGGTCAGCGCGGGCCAGTGATGAGTATACCTCATCCTTCCAGCCAGAATTGCCAAACGGACGCTTGATGGTGTCCTCACCGTGACCCCAGCAAACCTTAGCCAAGGCTACCAGATACTGACCAACGGTGTCGACACCTGCGTCATTTGCCACCATGGGCACATCTAGAGGGTTCACTTAGCCTCTCTCAGATACGAAAGTGCCAGATTCACACCATCAATCTTTCCAGAGAGGCGAGTGGCCTCTGAACCTGCACCACTCTCGATTGCATCCTTGCGCATCTGCATAAGAGCAATCTTGGCGCTGAGCAACCTGTCTCGCAGAGTATCCATCAATCTACCTCGTCTTCCTCATCGTCCCAAAACTTGTTATTGATTGCGTCGGTGTCAAGAAAGTCAGCAACTCTGTCAAGGAGCCGACCGATCCAATATCCAATCATCTTCCTCATTCTCTTCCGTCTCCGTTGCCGCTTGTTGTGAAAATGCACATTAGAAGTGCAAAAAGGGCGGTAACAATGAGCGTAGAAATAGGGTGCGTCAATAGAGCCATGAACCAAAAGAACGCGATTACCCAAAATACTACTACAGCAAGTTCCATTGTTACCTCCCAAAGTGTAGTGGGGCAGTTTAGACTGTGGTGATGCCCAGCACCAGCGACTCAACCCTTCAGGGAAGTCTTTGCGTAGCGAATCTCACTCTTCTTGAAGAAGAGGGAGTTGCGAGGACCAACCTCGGCAACCGGGAAGACGCCAGCAGCAGCAAGACGCTGAACCTGTCGGACGCCGATACCACGGTACTCCGCAGCCTGACGAGCATTCAAAAGTGTGACCTTGGCCATATGTATGTTCTCCTTGTGTTGGTTGTGAGCAGTTGTGTGGCGTGCTCAGGCTCTCAGTACCCGACGAGTCTAGCAGAATCGTCGCAGTCCGTCAACCTCCGGTACATGTGGTACAGTGGAGGCATGCAGAGCACACTACCACACAGATCGCCGGGTGCCAACTTGACGACCCTATGGGGTATCTGCTACCATAGTACATAGTTCGACAGGTTAGCCGCCTTTCCCTAGAAACTTCATAGATTTCACCCGACAAGGTGAGCACGTATGAAATACCCGGTTTACAAGGCGGCTACCAGTAGACCGGGTATTTCTGTACCCTCTACCAAGCAGGCCGGTAGGTCGAACGTACCGGCGTGGGGGAAACCGGGCCACATGATGGCTACTCCTGACCCTAAGCGCAAAGAAAAGTATCAGTCAACAAGATCGGCTACTGCGAAAATATCATCTAGGTGATATTTTTGAAGCACTGACTGCTTGACTTCGATACTATCCTATGCGTGAGCGACCCCTAGGCTTGTAAAACCATATAGGGTACGCCTATGTCCAAAAGAAAGAGAACAATGAGAATTTCCTTCAACACAAACCCCGGAAACCTAAACCTGAACACAGGTTATGGAGTCGCCGGGTTCGGAGTCGTAACAGCACTTCAGGCTCTTGGTCATGAAGTAAACTTCAAAGACTCATCTGCCCCAGTAGAAATCGCCATGTGTATGCCCGATTTCTCTTCTTGGTCAGACAAGCACGCTTTTCATATCCAGTACACCCCTTGGGAGTCTACTGAACTGAAGCCGGGGTGGCTAGAAGCCTTCAATGGAAACTCCGATGAAGTATGGACCACCTCTCCTTTGATCAGAAAGTGGTACATGCAGGCTGGTGTAACAAAGCCGGTACATACGTATGAACACGGAATTGACCCTCTTTGGACACCACGTAGACGCCGCAGGGACAAAGTTCTACGTTTCTTGCACATCGGTGAACCGGCGGTACGCAAGGGAGGCCAGATGGCCTATGAGGCTTTCAAGGAAGCCTTCGGTGATCGTGAAGATGTTCATTTGACCATCAAGGCATGGAACCGCTCCAACGTGCGCGAGTACAAGGGGCAGTCTATCGTCGGCCTACCACACGAGTCAAGAGCCAATGTAACCACCATTTACAATGACTTCAACACTGCTGAAATGGTCTTTCTGATGCACCGTCACCACGCTTTGGTGTATCCCTCTTGGGGAGAGGGCTTTGGGTTCATTCCTTTGGAGGCTATGGCTACTGGTCTTCCTACGGTTGTACCGGGCTCTTGGGCTCCATACCGGCGCTTCATCCAGCCCGAGTTGAACCTCGCAAGCAGTCTGGTAGACTCGCCATGGCCCATCGAGCACCCCGGCAAGATGTACGCACCAGACTACGATGATCTGGTCAAGCGTATGAAGGCGATTGACGAAAACTATGACTACCTTGCGGGTAGAGCCTACAGATCGTCCTTTGACATTCACCGGGAGTACACGTGGGAGGCCGTTACGTCGAAGGCGTGGGACAGAATCTTCAAAATCTTTTCCTGATGGAGTGCTTTAGGAAGACCACGGACGTATACTGAGAGAACCACATTTTATAAAAGGAGACATGCAATACATGGAAGGATTTATCCACAATGGCGACCTAACTGACCCGTTCAGGTCGTTCATTTCGAAGTCCAGATACGCCCGCTGGATTCCGGAAGCAAACCGTCGAGAGACATGGGAAGAGACTTCCCACCGATACGCCGATTTCATCGCGCCGAAGGTCGGACTGTCACCCGAGACAAAGGGCGAACTGATCAACAAGATCATGCAGCATGAGGTAATGCCCTCAATGCGTGCAATCATGACCGCTGGCGAGGCGCTAGAGCGTAGCAACGTCGCTGGCTACAACTGTTCATTCATCGCAATCGATGACCTACGAGCCTTTGACGAGGCTCTGTACATTCTTATGTGTGGTACCGGGCTAGGTTTCTCCGCTGAGAAGAAGCACGTTCGTTACTTGCCAGAGGTTCCTGCCTCCATTGAGGCTTCAGAGACGGTTATCGTTGTTGAGGACTCCAAGGAAGGTTGGGCACGAGCATACCGCGAGTTGATTGAAAGCCTGTTCCGTGGCGAACTGCCTAAGTGGGACTTGCGTCAGTTGCGCCCAGAGGGTGCACGTCTAAAGACTTTCGGTGGACGTTCATCTGGTCCAGCACCTCTGAATGAACTGTTTGAGTTCACAGTGGCAATGGTTGCCGGTGCACGTGGCCGTCGTCTAAAGCCAATTGAGGTTCATGACCTCATGTGCAAGATCGGATCGGTAGTTGTTGTAGGTGGCGTGCGCCGCTCAGCACTTATCTCTCTATCTTCACTGACTGACGAGGACATTCGTGACGCAAAGTCCGGTGAATGGTGGCAGGACTACCCACACCGTGCACTTTCAAACAACTCCGCAGTCTACAACTCAAAGCCGAGCCGTTCTGAGTTTGACCGTGAGTGGGAGGCATTGGTTGCTTCTGGTTCTGGTGAGCGTGGAATCTTCAATCTCGCGGGTGCGCGTGCGCACGTGCCTGAGCGCAGAGACGAATCACAGATCATGGGAACCAATCCTTGCGCCGAGATTCTTCTTCGCTCTATGGGATTCTGTAACCTGACAGAGATTATCGTCCGTGAGGGCGATGACCTAGAGACTTTGAAGGAAAAGGTTCGCTGGGCAACTCTCATCGGTACGTGGCAGTCTACGCTAGTAAACTTCCCTTACCTGCGTGAAGAGTGGAAGAAGAATGCAGAAGAGGAACGTCTTCTAGGCGTTTCCATGACCGGCCAGATGGGACACCCTGTTCTAAACGGTCGTTCAGGCCGTGCCGAGCGCAAGAAGTGGCTTCAGGAACTGAAGAAGGTTGCTATTGCCACAAACAAGAAGGAAGCACGTCGTCTGGGCATCAATCCAGCAGCGGCTATTACTACAGTAAAGCCGTCCGGTACCGTTTCCACACTAACGAATACCGCATCTGGAATGCACGCATGGCACGACGATTTCTACATTCGCACCGTGCGCTGCGACAAGAATGACCCGATTGCTCGCTTCATGGAGGACGCGGGTGTGCCGGTGGAGGATGACGTTATGAATCCAAAGGCAGTTGTGTTCTCATTCCCGTTCAAGGCTCCGGAGGGTGCTATCACACGTAACGACCAGAACGCCATCGAGCAGTTGGAGAACTGGCTTGACTACAAGATGTACTGGACAGAGCACTCTCCGTCCGTTACCGTCTCTGTAAAGCCAGAGGAATGGAAGGAAGTTGGTGACTGGGTATTCAAGCACTTTGATCTGGTCACTGGAATTTCATTCCTGCCTTACGCGGATCACGTGTACAAGCAGGCTCCATTCCAGACTGTCGATCAGGCCACCTATGAGGCTGCAAAGGCAGAAATGCCTGAGGTTCTAGAGTGGGACTGGCTTCCAATGTACGAAAAGGAAGACACGACCACTGGATCACAGACTCTTGCCTGCACCGCTGGTGTGTGTGATGTTGTCGATCTAATCAAGTCATAACAGGACAAATGCGATGGGCCGGTATCTTCGGATACCGGCCTTTTGCATTCTAAGCCTAAACGAGTATAATTTGACTTGAAAAGAGGTGAGATTTACAAACATGGCAACAAAGACATACAACGGAGTGACCCTAGAGGTCACCAAGCGACAGGGTTGGACTCTGGACACGCGTACGGCTGCGTATTTTGATGCAGTCAACTCAGGCATGCCGGGAGGCGTAGTTATTATTCAGGGCTCCTACAACACCAGTGTGGGCGCTTCAGCAGGTACCCACGATGGCCCCGGTGCTCTAGACCTAAAGCCTGCGGACCCAAACAAGCGTAACACTGCTGGATACAAGCAACTGGAAACGGTGGCTCGTCAGCGCGGTGGTGCAGCATGGTTCCGTCCATGGGCTAACAACTACCACGTCCACATCATTGTGATTGGAACTCGTGGTCTTCCAGCAATTGCAGCGAAGCAGGTTGTGTCATACCAGAACGGACGTGACGGACTTGTCTCTAACCTACGAATCACTGGCGTGATCAACACGACCTTTGAGAAGTGGAAGAATGCAGTTCTCAACATCGGTGCAGCAGTGTCAGACAATGCAAAGGTTCGACTAATGCAGAAGGCTGTTCGTCAAACTGTAGACGGCGTGTGGGGAGAGCAGACCGACATTGATCTACGTAACACTCGTGCAGAGGCACTTGCCGGATACAAGGGCAAGTATTTCAACATGTGGAATGATGTTCAGCAGAAGCGCATGCAGAAGTCTTGGGGAGCATATCAGGACGGACTTTGGGGACCGGCAACGGCAGCCCTAGCAAAGAAGGCCGTCATCGATATTCAGCGTGCTCTAGGACAGACCGCCGATGGCATCTGGGGACCAGTTACAGACCGCGCATTTGTAGCGCTTCGTCAGAAGATTTACAAGGGCACGTCTGGACTGCCTTCAGTTCCAGTGGCTACTGCTCCAAAGCCAGCCGCTCCGAAGCCTATCGACTTCTCCTACCCGTTCGCTCGTGGACACGCAAACTTCTTCCCATATCCGGGTAAGCAGGGTGCGTCATACTACGGACCAAGCGTAGCAGGTAGAGCGTGGTACTCTGGCAAGACTGCCGGTGGCACCAATGGGGAGAGCACTTGGGATACAGGCAATCTAAACCTTGCCGCTATCCGTAGCCGTATCAAGAAGATTCAGAAGTTCCTAGGAATTACTCAGGACGGAATGTACGGCGCACAGACTGTGGCAGCAGTGAAGAGATATCAGGCCAAGAAGAAGTTCAACCAAGACGGAATCGTTGGTCCCGGCACGTGGCAGGCAATGGCCCGTGACCGTGGTCAGTGATTGACAGCCAAAAGGGTTGGGTGTATAATTAGAACTGTCGGAAGTTCGTGGTTGGACTTCACATGACAGTGGCGAATTCCATTACGCCTTTAGTGCAGTGAATTCGTTATCCTTAGGTTGGTTTGGTTACAGGAAGGCCCCCGCTCAATGCGGGGGCCTTCCGCTATTTATGCTATACTTTCAACATGAACTTCTACGATTACGTTCTCAGAGACAGTCCCCGAGCAGCCTACAAGCCGAACACAGCAGGCACAACATGGGTTGATATCTCTGGAAACGGCTTCTCAAACTATCTGGGAACACAGAACAAGACTTCGGCTCTAGTGGCTGGCAACGACTATTCACTGATTGTTGGTCCATCCAGTGCTTTCGGATTCTCTGTGGGCGAGGTATGGAAGATCGGCAAGGAGTTCCAGCCATTCACGATTGAGTGCGTTCTATTGCCTCTCGTAAATGTTGGAGATATGAATATTGCATCCCACTACTCTGGCTCACCGCCCGATGGGCTGCACATCGACTCAAACAAGATTTACTTCGATGTGGTATTCGGCGCGGGGCGTGTATCCGCTGCGTGGGAGTACCCAGATGTTGTAGAGGCATACACGCTTCATGCAGTCTACACCCCGAATAAGTTGCAACTGTGGGCCAATGGCGAACTGGTTGCAGAAACATCTATTCCAGATGGCTTCGTAGCCACTGGATTCTCACAGTCACCAGACGGAGACCTCTATGTAGGAAACTCATCGTCCAATGGTGACAAGGCGGCATTCGACGGGCTGGCATTCTACAACTACGCTTTGACTGAAGACCAGATCAAGCAGCACTTCAATGCAGCACGCGATGTTGTTTCGATGGAGCATAACGTACTTGCTCAGGGCGGTTCATGGAGAGACGGAACTGACCGTAACATCTATCTTCAGAAGACTTTCAACAGCACGGCAACATTCTACTCTGACAACATGACCAATGTGTCAATTGCAGATGGCGAACTGAAGCCAGCGCTCGATGCAACCACAAACCTGTCATTGGCCGGTACGTGGGTCGGTAGATTCGAAATCAGTTCAGACGATATCAGCAGCATCGCCGGTATCAAGGCTGAATGGAATGCAAATGGAGTCTACACAGTACAAACGTCCCTTGATGGCGGGTCCACATGGAGTGCCGTTACGAACGGCGAATTGATCGCAGCCAGTCAAGGGCTTAACCCTAGCGGAAAGATTCTGCTAGTAAAGGTCACATTCCCCGGTGGTCTGTCAAATGACCCTGCTGAGATTCGTGATCTGACTCTAACGGCGTATCTGGACTACTTCGCCTATGGCTCAAACAACAGCAGACTACTACAGTTGAGCACTCTGAGTTCAACATCGCTGGTGAGAAATGAGCCAATCGAGTCCAACTCACGCCCCGGCATTCACGTGTACGGCAACAATCTTCTGTTGCAGCCAGACGCTGATGCCACCCCTAGCATGATCAGAACCATGGAGTTCTGGGTAAAGGTGGCCGGTGTCACTTCTGGAAGCGGCGGTTATCTCTTTGACACCAGAGGATACGGCGGCACAGCATACATGTGGCTTCCAGAGGCCAGCACCACATGGGGGTATGCAGGAGCAACCGCTGTATACATCAATGGTCAGTCGGTGGCAAATGGTGTGGCTGCCAAGAAGAACGAGTGGGCACATATCATCTTCGTCTTCCCGGCAGACTTCAACACCAATGTGACCATTGCAGCAGGGCAGCAAATCGCTGAGTACAACCTGATTGCAACATACCCTACGGCATTTACCGCCGCTCAGGCTCTTGCCCAGTATCAGAACTACAGCAGGGTTCCAGTGGCCTCAATTGTCGATCCGGCAGTCGTTACTGTCTTTGAACCAGTAAATCCGTATGTCCTGACCATGCGTGACTGGACCAATCTACCGCAGCAGTAATGTCCTGAGCGTGTCCATTCGTTTGCACATATGAAATAAGATGGTACAATTTTCATTATGGGAAGAATTCAAGCAATCGAAGAGTCAGAATACGGTGTGTATGTCTGGCTAGACGCAGATGGAAAGATTCTAGCGGACGAAGAGTTCCGCATGCTTTCCGTTCCTGCGAAGAAGGGTGACATGACAAAGGTCATGGCATTGAAGAGGGTAGCCTTTGAGGTCATGAAGGACTACGGTATGGAGCCCGGTGGCATGCCCCACTTCATGTCAGGCCGTCGTCAAATTACGGACGATGAGTTCGAACACCAGAGGGCACGTCACAACATGGGGCTAATTCCTGACCCTTATGACGACGCTGCACTGAAGGAAGAAGCGGAGTTGTTGAAGAAGAATGTCAGACGAGACTAAGGAGCCAAAGGCTACGCGCAGCGTAGTTGACGAGGCAGCAATGGTCGGCGGTGCTGTGGACGACGCCGGTAGAAAGGCGTATGACCATGTAATCGTCGGCATGACCAAGGATGCTGAGCCCGTCCCAGAAACAGACCCGTTCGCACAGGACGCTGAGGTGTTCAAGACCATGGATGGCCTTTCTGACACCTCAAAGAAGCGTGCCTACAGGGCCTTCAAGAAGGCTTTCGAAGGCGCGGACGGTGCCAAGAGCACTCAGCGTGAGAGAAACGAAGAGTTCGTCTCAGGCTATCAGTTGCTCGACGTGGCGCTACCTCCACACAACCTTGACTATCTAGCCAAGTTGTACTTCCTTTCTTCACCGCACTTTGCTGCTGTGAATGTAAAGGTGTCAAACATCGTTGGACTGGGATATGACTTCCTTGACTCTCCGGACACTCAGGACACATTGAGTGACGCCGAGGAAAGCAAGCGTGCCAAGATGCAGAAGAAGTTGCGTACCCAGCGACAGATGATGTTCAAGTGGCTGGATTCATGCAACAAGGAACTGACCTTCCTAGAGGTTCTGAAGAACATCTACATCGACTACGAAGCAACCGGAAACGGTTACATGGAGATTGGTCGCAAGAAGAATGGCGAGATTGGCTACATCGGCCACATTCCGTCAGCAACAATGCGCGTGCGCCGCAAGCGTGATGGCTATGTCCAGATCACTGGAAAGACTGCACAGTTCTTCAAGCACTTCGGTAGCGATACGGAAGACCCAATCGGTGAGAACGTGGGCGGTGTCAATGAGGTTATCCACTTCAAGAAGTACAGCCCAAGCAACTCATACTACGGCGTTCCGGATATCATCGCTGCATCACAGGCTGTGGCCGGTAACGAGTTTGCCGCACGCTTCAACCTAGACTACTTCGAAAACAAGGCTGTGCCTCGTTACGTTGTTGTGGTCAAGGGTGGAAACCTAGGCGTAGGCTCACAGCGTCAGATTGTGGAGTTCTTCGAAACGGGTATGCGTGGAAAGAACCACCGCACCCTGTTCGTGCCTCTGCCTGCTGACCGTGGAGACGAGAAGGTTTCATTCGAAATGAAGCCGGTAGAGTCTGGAACGCAGGATGCATCATTCGTGAACTACAATAGAGTTAACAACGCAAGCATCTTCATGGTGCACCGCACACCGGCCTCAAAGACTGGTTTCGCGGGCGATGGTATCTCTCTTGCAGCAGCACGAGACGCTGACAAGACATTCAAGGAAGGTGTATGCCGTCCAGAGCAGAAGATTTTCGAGAAGAAGGTTGCCCCTATCTTCTCGGAGAAGACAGACATGTTCATCTTCAAGTTGAACGAGTTGACTCTAACCGATGAGGACACTCAGAGCAAGATCGATGAGCGTTACCTACGTATGCAGGTTCTTGTACCTAACGAGATTCGCGCACGCGCAGGCATGCCGGGTCTAAAGGGCGGGGACAAGGTTGTTGACCTAAAGGCACAGGCAGCAGAGCAGACAGCACAGGCAACAGGAAACAGGGTGAGAGACCAAAACCGCTCAGCAGGGGCGACTGACAGCGCAGGCGAAGGTCGTAACGCGAAGGGCGACGGTAGGTCAACGAGTTAATGATTAGATCACTGAAGCGAGCATTGAGGGAAATCATTCAGCCAATCAACACGGCTGCCGTGATGATTCTTGGCGTCTTCACGATCTTGTGGGGCGCTTGGGTGTTCATTCCATTCTGGGACGTGTTCACCCGAGCGCCCGCATTTCAATACTTCCTGATCCTTCCAGAATATTTCTGGGGAGGCGTGGCTATCGCAGCCGGTTCAGCAATGATGTATGGTGTTCTGAAGTCGTCATACCGCTCTCTGTCAATTGGAGCAATGACAGGCTTCCTGCACTGGTTGGTAATTTGTGTGTTCTTCTTCGCAGGAGACTGGCAGAACGTCGGCGGTGTCACCTATATGATGATTGCAGTGTACTGTGCATTCATTCGTGTTAATCTCGCAGCAAATCGTAAGACGTTTGAAAAGTAATCGACTGAAATTTTGCTTTGTGAAAACACTTCTGATATTATTCATAACATGACGATCGAAAAGGCACATTGGGCTACTGACGGAAACTCTGTCCGTCTAGCAATGCCGTTGACCAAGGTAAATCAGGAGAAGCGACTAGTCTCCGGTTTCGCATCCTTGGACAACGCGGACTCTCAGGACGACATTGTTTTGTCCGACGCTTCCGTGCGCGCTTTTTCTCGCTTCCGTGGAAACATCCGTGAAATGCACCAGCCAATCGCTGTGGGCAAGATGGTTGATTTCAAGGAACAAGAGTTTTATGACCCTAAGGACGAGAAGTTCTACAAGGGTGTCTACGTTACTGTTTACGTCTCAAAGGGCGCTCAGGACACGTGGGAAAAGGTTCTTGACGGAACGCTAACTGGTTTCTCAATCGGCGGTAACGTCCTAGAGGCAGATACCGAGTTCGACAAGGCAGCCGGTAAGTCACTTCGCAGAATCACAGACTACGAGTTGGTTGAGTTGTCACTTGTTGACTCACCAGCAAACAACAAGGCAAACATCGTCTCTGTTGAGAAGGTAATTGGTGGACAGGATATCTACAAGGGAATCCTTGTGGACACCAAGTCCGAGATTGCTTTCTACTGCAACACCGACGAGATTGCAAAGACTTCCACCGAGCAGGAGTTGGACTGCCCATCATGTGGCGATCCAATGCAGAATGTTGGGTGGTTTGAGTACAGCAATGACACTGATCGTACAGAGAAGATGGCTGAGGCTGTACAGAAGTATCTTTCTTCGATCAACGAAAAGCAGGTTGAGCCTGCAACTAACGAAGGAGGTGTTGACGTGGCAGAAGATACAGTAGAAAAGGCCGCTGCAACTGAGGGTGAAAACCCTGTAGTTGAAGAGGGTAAGGCCGAGACCGAAGTTACCGCTTCCGTAGAGTCAGAGGAAACTGACCTAAGCGACGGCGGTGAAGAGGTGAAGGCAGATGAGGCTGATGCTGAGGCTACGGACGTGTCCGAAGTTGAGAGTGCAGAAGACGACCTTGCAAAGATGCTAGCCGATCTTGACACCAAGATTTCTAGCAACCTAGAGAAGAACCGCGAGGCTATTGACGAGGCTCTGAGCGAAGTCAATGCAAAGGTAGAGAAGTTTACTTCGGAACTAGATTCCAAGTATGCAGAACTATCACAGAAGCACGGTGAACTCAGCGAAAAGTTTGCTGGTATCAAGGAAGAGTTGGGCAAGATGGAGAAGTCCGTCACCGACCTACTAGATGCAAGCGCAGTAAAGAAGTCTGGCGACCTTGGCGGGGAGTCAGAAACAGTAGTCGAAAAGAAGGCTACGAGTACATGGGGTGGACACTTCCTCGGTGTAAATTCCCTAAGGGACAACTAAAAGAAGGAGAGGTGAAACAAACAAAATGACTGAAAATCTACTAGAGAAGGTTATTACCACGACCACGTTGGGACAGGCTCCTGACGGTTCTGGTTCTGGCCTACTACCACCAGAGCAGGCAGAGCGCTTCATTGACTACACCTTTGAGTCAACTGTTCTGGGATCACAGGTTCGTACGATTCGTCTACGTGCCGATTCACAGGAGATTGACCGTATCGGTGTTGGTGAGCGTTTGCTACGCGTTGCTACCGAGGCTGTTGACGACGCCGTGAACGTTGGCGTTGCATTCAGCAAGGTTTCTCTTGGAACCACGAAGTACCGTCTAGACTGGGAACTTTCAACTGAGAGCCTAGAGGACGGTAAGGAAGGCGATGCACTAGAGGATCACATTGCTCGTATGCTTGCTTCTCAGGTCGGTAACGACCTAGAAGACCTAGCGATCAACGGTGACACCACTAAGACCACCGACCCATTCTTGAAGGGTGTCGATGGTTGGGACCGCCGTGCTCGTCTGGGTGGACACATCATCGACCACGCCGGTGGCGAGGCCGACCGCGATGTATTCCACAAGGCCATCAAGGCAATGCCGCGTAAGTACATGCAGCGTCGTAACCAGTTGAAGTTCTTCACTGGCGCAAACGTGTTGCAGGACTACACGTACAACCTACAGTTGAAGTCTAACGACTATGTTCTTCCTGAGAGCGTAGCACAGAGCAACTTCAACAACTTCGATGGATTGGGCCGTGCATTCGGAATTCCTGTACAGGAAGTTCCTCTGATGGACGAGACCAAGGCCGGTGACTACTCAGGTGCAGCAGGAGAGCACTCTGACGTATGGCTGACCTTCCCAAAGAACATGATTTGGGCAATCAAGCGCGACATTGTGGTTTACCGCGAGTTCGTGCCGCGTAAGGACGCGATTGAGTACACGCTATTCACTCGTATCGGTGCAAACATCGAGAACCCTGACGCATTCGTTGTGGTTAAGAACGTGAAGGCTAACGCCTGAACAACCTGAGCATTAGGCCGGTCCCTTCGGGGACCGGCCTTTGCCATATGAACGAAGTGGCGCTATAATGAGAGTCACAACGAAAGGATTTACTATGAGTTTTGAAACACTGAACAAGCCCGTGCTGCTACAGGTGGCCGAGGACTTCGCGGTAGACGTTAAGGCTACCGACAACAAGGCAACGATTATTGCAGCACTTGTTGAGGATGGCGTTACGTGGGATATGTACAAGGCTGCATTCCCAGACCCAGAGGACGAGCCAGATGTGACCCCAGAAGCGCCGGTAGCAGAAAAGCCTGCTGTCGTACGTGAGGTACCAAAGGTTCTTGTCAAGATGGAGCGTCAGAACCCACGCTTTGAGATTCGTGGATACACATTCTCCAAGCAGCACCCATTTGTGCCGGTAACCGAGGAAGATGCTAACTACATCATCAGCCACTTGGATGGTTTCCGAATTGCCATGCCACAGGAGGCTCAGGACTTCTACGGCTGATAGACCGTAGTGTATAATTAAAACATGAGCGATATTTACAGAGATTCAGTAGACGACACCGTGGAATTGGGTGTTACAGGAGCAGACATTACCTCTGTGACCTTTATGCGTCACGGCAAGGTGGTTAGCACTGCTACCACTTCTCCTGCCCAAGTTCCATATGCTGTTACCCACGTAGATGGGGAATTCTCTGTACTCTGGGAGTATGAGGTTGATGGAAACACATACTCACGCTCTGAGGACTACAAGGTAGTCACACCTCTATTCACATCTCAGGAACTGAAGGACTTCAACGACCAGTTCAACGTGCTAACCGACCAGAAGGTCGAAGTGCTAGAGCGTCTTGTTCGTGAAGTAATCGAGGCCATCACTGGTCAGTCCTTTGGATACGAAGAGGGAAGTTACACCACGTGGGGCGGTGGGGACACGGTACTTCTAACGGATAAGCGTGTCCTCTCCGTCACCTCAATTGGCTACGGCCAGTATGGACTATTGCCGTACACCTACCGACCAATCAAGAACGGATTCGGCATCGAGAAGGACGGCGAACTGTGGGATGGATCGACATACACCACCGCAGGCCCAATGCGCAGCCCGTACGCCCTACATTCATCTTCTGGTTTCCAGAACAATACCCGCTACACCATCACTGGTACTTTCGGTTGGTCCACAGTACCTCGTGAAATCAAGGACGCGGCTTTGCTTATTGCTGAGTTGTTCTCTTGCAAGGAAGCATCATGGCGTGACCGCTATCTAAAGGCAGTCACCGCAGCCGACTGGCGTTTTGACTTCGACAGCCGAGCATTCACAGGAACAGGAAGCGTCACAGCAGACCGACTGCTAGAGAAGTTTGTGGTTGGTCGCTGGGCGATCATCTGATGTTTGGGTGCCTAGTCTCGTCAAAGTACAACATGACGGCCACCATTCTTACTCAGGGACCAACTGCTCCGGTAACGCCTGAAGGCGATGGACACTGGGAACAGAAGCAAGACCCGGACACTGGTGAAATCATCCGTGTTTGGGTTGAGGATTCTGACCCGGACACTCCCGGCACTCAGACTCGCACTGTGCCATGCATGGTGCGTGGTGTAATTGTCGGTGGTGTTCGTGCTGCCGGAACTACCGAGAGATTCGACCCAAAGGGTGTATACGAAAACATCGACTTCGTGAAGATGAACTTCCCTGCTGATGTGGTCATCACCAAGCGCGACAGAATTACTAACGTAACTGGACCGGACGGTACGGTCATCTGGAAGGAAGAGGAATTTAGCGGTGCTCCTACGGTGTTCGACGTTCTGGGTATTACGCCTGTCGTTGACCCGTTCGGAATGCTCGTAGAGAACTTCGCTCTGCTTCAGAGAGCCGGGGTGCAAGGTGGGTAAGGCCAGACGCAATGCTGTAGACATTGAAGCCGACATGGCTGATGGCTACAAGGCTCTCGGCTTTGTACAGGGCATGTCAGAGGAACTTTCCACCGACCGATTCATCGGGCCGGTGATTGAGTTTGCTCACAGCAGAATGGCCGAGTCCTTTGACGACGAGATTGACAACGCTGCCAGAGCAGGAACTGATTCTCTTCAGCACGTCTACGAGTGGAGGATGCTGGGTGTGCCTCAGGGCAGACTATGGCGTCACACGCTCACAGGACGCGGTGAGAATCGACAGGCATCGTGGAAGTGGGTTGCGTCCAAGTCTCCAATTCTGACGCCTTCAGAGCGCAAGGCCGAGGGAGACCCCAGCGACCCGATCAACAACGTGTCTGACGAGGCTCTGGCACGTCTTTCTGATCGCAAGTACATCTTCTACTGGAAGGCTCCGATTGTCGAGTACGGACTGTCGGTGAACATTCGCCCGGTGTATGCCAAGGCTCTATTCGTGCCTACTGATTCAAATGCACGAGGATACTACTTCTCCAAGGGAACGAGCAATCAGTTCCAAGAGGGTGGGCAGGGAAAGTTCACGGCATTCTGGACAACATGGTGGGCAAACGGAGCATCTGCTCTTTGGAGCGCAGAAATCAAGCGCACCATTGAAAAGGACTTGGGACGTTCTCGTACAGAACTGGCCAAGGTCACTGGCAGAAGAAGAAAGAAGTCATTCGGCATCAACGCAATGTCTGACAACTTCGCTGCATATGAGGCCGGTAGAAATATGGCTGAAGCCTATATCAAGGGCAAGGCAAAGAGTTACAAGCAGGCGGCAAAGTACGTAGACCGCTATGGACAATTTGGAGACGAGGTGAACTACTGATGCCAGTAGGCAAGTGGGATTTGGGCGGCGTGCACGGAGTGCGCCAGTACATGTGGAAGTTGCTACAGGATGAATTGGGATGGAAGGCATCAGACTATGGTGGCCTGACACCGATCACCACTCCTGAGCAGCAGCCAGAATTCAACAACTTCAACAAGCCGTATATCGTCTACTCCTATTCGAAGAAGCAGGGTACAAACAACTACTTCCTAGAGGGAGAGATTGCAACGTTCGTGATTTACTCTTCGGACAGCGCAGACATTAGACGAGCAATCAACCTGTTTGATGCAAAGTTGGACAAGCGTGACGAGAGTGCTGCCGAGGTCAACGACTTCATCAGTGCCTCATCACTTGATCCAGAATACAAGTATTTTGATTACAAGTCGCTGTGGGTATCAATGATTCAAGGCCCACAGCCGGTGACAGAAGAGGGCGGTAGGCGTGATGGTCTCATCAACGTGAACATCAATTACACACACTACGGTCCAGATGGAAAGGCAATCCGTTTCTGATTTTGCTTTGTGATACCGCCTACGGTACTATTAGCAATGAGGAAGTATTCAGCCTAGCCAGCAAAAACAATCACGATGGAGGTGAAAGATAAAGAATGGCATACAGTGTAAAGAACATTATCGTGGGTGCTGCGGCACTTTACGTTTCAGTTAAGGACTCAACCGATTCTACTTTCTACGGGGCCAATGGCAACGTAGCAGTGTCTCTACCAGCCCTTACCGCTAACACGCCAGCCGGTCCTGTCCTAGAGGCAGATACGACCAACTGGCGTCACCTTGGTTTCACGACTGATGGTGTTGAGTTCTCATACGAGCCTGACTTCGGTGAGGTAAACGTTGACCAGTTGCTTGACGCTGCAAAGTTGTTCAAGCAGGGAATGAGTGCAACCGTTAACACCTCTCTAGCAGAGGCTACGCTAACGAACTTGATTCTTGCTTGGGGACAGAAGAACAGCAGCCTTGGTGCTGCTACGGCTCCTGACACAACGGGACAGGAACTAGGTATCGCATCGGGAGCGCTCCTAGATGAGCCAGTCGAGCGCTCTCTTGTTTTTGTTGGTCCAGCACCTCGTAGCGCAACCAACAAGCGTATGGAGCGTCTGTACCACGTACGTCGCGCTTTGAATGTTGAGTCATCTGCTCACAGCCTAGCAAAGACGGACGCTACGACAGTTCCGATTGCGCTCCGTTTGCTACCAGACCCTTACTACACTGGTAAGGAATACGGTATCATCCGAGACCGCCAGATCGAGACCTGATCTGAATAGCGACATATAGAAGGGCCACTCTTCGGGGTGGCCCTTCTGTTTGCCCGAAATTTGCCAAGACTGCTAAACCCCTGATATACTTTAGACACAATCTATAAGGAGAGAATATGGCAACATTTGTAGGATCAATTGAAACGCTAGAGTTTGCAGACGGCACCATTGCAACTGTGCGTTCCCTTCCGATTAAGCCACTTCGTAAGTTCATGGAGAAGTTGACCGGACTGGAAGAGGCAAAGACGGAAGTAGAGTTTGTTGACGCAGTAGTCGCACTCGCAGTATTTTGTCTAAAGGACAACAAGGATTTGAAGGAAGCCGGTGTGGCTGACCCAGAGGACGTTCTAGACCTACCGACCGCCTATAAGGTGATCGAGGTATGTGGCGGTGTCAAGTTGAATGACCCAAAACTGGTAGAACTGGCGATGGAGATGGCACAGAACCAGACGGCGGCAAAGGATGGGACGAACTAAATCTTGCCGAACTAGAGGCTGAGGCTTTCCTCCTTGGACATTGGAAGAACTTCGATGAACTGGAGGAAGCCCTCAATCTAGAGGAACTTAACGCCATCATTTCTGCTGCCAGAGAACGGGAGCAAAGATCGAACAGGTTCCACGCAGCAATTAATGGAATTGACATGGACAAGCAATTGGCCGAGTCAAACAAGGAAAGATTTGAACGAATCGAGCGTGAAGCACGCGCTCAACTATCGGGACTGACACCGGAGGAACTAGAGTTCGGAGAACTCGGAATGGGAATCGAAGTCGAATCTGAATGAAAAGGAATGAGCAGACATAGAGCAAATTGATATTCGCATTAACGGTCGCGCTGACTTCAAGCAAGCACAGCGTGAACTGAAGGCGTTTCAGGCCAGCCTGACGCAACTTCAGACGACCCTAGTTCAGAATGCGAATGCAACTGGTGGTACCCGAGGTTATCAGGATCAACTTTCAGCACTCCATGAAGTCCGTCAGGGCTTTGTGGGAACTGCTGCTGCCATGGATCAGTACCGTCTCCGTCAGGGACAGGTACTTTCCGCGCAGGACGCGTGGCAGAAGAAGATCATGGATGGAAAGGCAACTTTCCGTGACCTCATCAATAACCACAAGATGCTCGGTACTGTTCTCCGTGACCAGATCGCTCTACAGCGATCAATGGGTGTTTCTTGGACACAGAGTTCCAAGACTGGCAAGTTCTCTGTCGATGCTCTAATTCCGCAGAACCTACCAAGAGACCTAAAGACGCTCCGCGCCGAACTAGGATTGTTCAGCAACGTTATGACCGTTGCCTCGGACAACATGGTCAAGTGGGGTAAGAATACGCAGTGGGCCGGTCGTCAGTTGATGGTCGGTTTTACTGTACCTATGGGCATTGCTGCTGCCGCTACAGGCAAGATGGCTTACGACCTTGACAAGTCTCTAACACAGGTTGTCAAGGTTTATGGTGATGCCACGCAGGAAATCCAGCAGGCTGCGGACAGCGTTCGCTCAACCGCCATGGCAACTGCTGAGGCTGCTGCCCGTATCTACGGCCAGTCAGCAGATACCACTTTGAAGATCATGGCTGATCTTGCTGCATCCGGTAAGTCTGGAAATGAACTTCAGCAGGCTACCATGCAGACCACTCGCGCTGCAATCCTTGGTGAACTGGATTGGCAGTCTGCCGTTAAGGCAACAATCTCCATGCAGGAAGTCTATCAGGCTGGGCAGAAGGAGATTGGTGAAAACTGGAACTACATCAACGCGATGGAGAACCAGACCGTTCTGAGCGCACAGGACTTCGTTACCGCAATCCCTAAGGTTGCCGGTGTTATGAACGAACTTGGTGCTGACTTGAAGCAGACCGGATCACTTCTAACCGCATTCAAGGCTGCCGGTATCGATGCAGCCGAGGGTGCTAACGCTCTAAAGTCCATCAACTTCCGCCTTGTCGCTACATACGGTAAGGGTCTAGAGACATTCAAGCAGAAGACCGGACAGGACTTGCGTGCAATTATCGATGAAACCAACGGTGAGACCATTCCCTCTTTGCAGAAGTTCGCAGCCGCTCTGGAAGATTTGAGCGCACCGGACAAGGTTGCCGTTACACGAGACGTGTTCGGTATCTATCAGGGTTCCAAGGGTTTGATGCTTCTAGAGCAGATGATTCAGAAGACCGACCAGTGGCAGCAGGCGCTTGATGTTGCAAACAACACCGCGCTAGAGAATGCTGCTATCGCCCAGCAGGAGTTGGACCGTCAGAATGATCAGCCATTCAAGAAGTTGGACAAGGCTGTTGAGTCTCTGAAGTTGAACCTAGCCCAGTTGGGTCAGGTGTTCCTAGAGCCTGCCGCAATGCTACTTGGCGTTGTTGGTAAGTTGGTTGACGGATTCAACAACATGAACCCGGCAGTGAAGACAGTTCTGGCAATTGGTGCTGGTCTGGTCGCGCTCGCTGGTCCTATGGTGATGCTTGCAGGTCTAGGTGCCAACCTAGCCGGTAACGTCATGAAGGGCGTATTCAGTCTTATCCAGATGCGTACTGGATTCAAGATGATGACTGTCGAGGAACGCATGCAACAGATTGTGTCATCCAAGATGACCAATGCATGGGACACTCAGACGGTTGCCGCCGCCGCTCTGACTACTCAGGTACAGCACCTGACGACCGCTCTAAATGCCTCAGTGATGGCACAGGGTGGTGCAGCCGCTGCTGCAATGAAGAACGCGTCACGTCCGCAGTTGCCTAATGGTGTGAAGTATGATACTGCCGGTAGGACTCGTTGGGAATCTGGAAATGAGTACAACCGCCCGGGTGGACAATTCGCAAGCGCCGCTCAGGTAGAGGCTGCTCGTCGTCTTCAAGACATGCAGGAGCGTGCACAGGCTGCTGAGGCCAAGATGCAGAAGTTGGCCGGTACGATGACGATGGTAGCAACGACTGCCGGTGTGCTAGGAAGCGCATTTGGTATGAATAGCGGTTTGACAGGACGCCTTGTTGAACTGATGAACGTTGTCGGTATCTTCGGTATCATGTTCCCATCCGCAATGACCAAGGTAGTAACAAAGGTCAGCGGTGTTATGGCTGCACTTGGAACGAGAATGCTTTCAACATTCGGTGTCGGTCAGGCCGGTGCCGGTAGACTCATGGGTGCTTTGACAAAGGCTGGTCCTATCATTGCCGGTGTGGCAATTGCTGGATTCGCTGTATGGTCACACTTCAATGATCAGATCGAAGAGTCTGTAAAGAAGGTCGAGCGCTTCAACGACTATGCAAAGAGCATGGCCGACATTCTTGGTTACTCTTACACACCTTCTGCAAAGATGGGTGACAAGGGGCCACAGAATGGAATGGAGGCTACCCTAGTCCTTGTCGAGAAGTTGAAGAAGGAAAACAACGAGGCTTTCCAGCAGTTCGCAAGCATGGACAAGGAAGGCGTGAAGGTCGGTGAGAAGTGGGCTTTGGCTATCAGCGCTGGTCTTCGTGCAAAGATGCATGGTGCAGACCCTGCCTCCGTAGAGAACACTGTTCGTGTTGCAATGTCTGCAATGGGCGAGCAGTTCAATGACGCTGACTGGAAGTTGAACTTTGATCTAGAGGCTAACTTCGATGATGCCACTGCAATGCTGAAGTTGAAGGCAAAGGAGTGGAAGCAGATCATCGATGATGCTCTGAGGGACAATGGTGCAAACTGGATGGAGGCAGCCTTTAACGACGGTGACCTCTCTGCTGGTTCTGCAAAGAAGGTCGCTCAGGCTGGTCAGGACTTCTGGGACATGTATCTTACCGCTGACCCGATGAAGCGTAAGCAGTTGCTGATGGATGTGGCACAGGAAAACGACAAGTTCATCAATGATGCTTACAAGAAGATGACGAGTAATGCAAGCGATGCTGAGGTTCTGCGTAGCCGTGGAATCAACAATGCCCATGACCTTTCCCGTGCAATCGGTGAAGGAAGACTATCATCATCCGACCTAAGCACATATGGCGCAGAGTCATTCCAAGACCTACAGAAGCGCAATGACTTCCTGAACAACTTCGCTCAGCAGGCCGCCCGCGCTGGTGGAGTTGCCGAAGAGAATATTCCAAAGATCGCTACATTCTTTGACCTGTTTCAGCAGGGCAAGTTCATTGACCTATTCGGTGATGCTCCAAAGAAGACAGAGAACTTCACGGATGGTCTTGCTGGACTGTATGATGGAATGTCCGGTGTGGGCAAGTCAACCTCAAAGGTCTACGGAGCAATGGATTACTTCCGTCAGGCAGCCGGTGGCGCAGCAGTTGACTCTGAGGTGTTCACCCAGAAGTTGCAGGACTTGGGCTATCAGGCCGGTATCACATATGACGAAGTTGCAAACTCATTCAAGGGCATCATGACTGCTACCCAGAGTGCAATGTTCGAAACCTCTGGCCGTCTGTTCTCAGAATTCCAGCAGAGCCAGATGGATGGATACCAGAAGTGGGCTCAGGATCAGTTGGACGCTCTTGACAAGAAGTCCGAGGCAAATGACGCAAAGTTCGAACGTCGTCAGCGTGCTCAGGAGGCTCGTCAGGAGAAGGAGAAGCGTGCATTCGACAAGCGTTGGGATGACCGTAAGAAGCGTGAAGAGGACGCTTACGACGCTCGCATTTCCAAGATCGATGAGGCAATCAAGGCTGAGCAGAAGGCCGAGGACATTCGTCAGAAGATTTTCGAAGCCGAGCAGACTCGTATCCAGCGTCTATCACAGATGTTCTCACAGAACATCGATATCAATGCAGCAATCAACTCTGGACAGTTGGACGAAGCCGCTAAGTTGCAGGCAGCCGGTGCTGCTCAGGAACTTCAGTGGAACCTTGACGACTCCGCAGCAAATGCAGGCTCTGCATCGGCACAGCGCGTAGACGACCTGAATAAGCAGAAGGATTCGATCGAGAAGCAGAAGACTGCTCGTATGGACATGCTTGACCAGATCAAGGAACGCGAGAAGCAGGACATGGACGACCGTCAGAAGCGTGAGGATCAGGCTCTGAAGGATGAAGAGGCTCGCTCAAAGAAGCGTATCGAAAATCAGAAGAAGGAGCAGGCTGCTAGCAACAAGGCTTACATTGATCGTAAGCAGCGTGAGCAGGAGGCTGACCGTCGTGAAGCAGAAACAAAGTTGGCAATTCTTCGCGCCTATCTACCAAAGAATGCAGCCGAGGCGGAGAAGCAGCGTGCCGCAATTGAGGCCATCTACAAGAAGTACGGACTGAAGTTGACTGCCTATGGAAAGGAATGGTCTGGCATTGTCGGGTCATCACTTACTACCGCTGTGCAGACCGAGGGTAACCGTTTGAAGAGTGTTGTCAACTGGGCATCTGTTGGTTCTGACATTGCAAACGCAATGATCAAGGGTGCATTCAACATGACCCCTCAGGAGTTTGCAAAGTTCATCAACGGTGGCACTGCGCCAGATAACTCACTGTTCGGAAGCAACCCACAGTCTGGACTTGCAAAGACGCCACCGCGTAAGAAGACCTCCACCTACGGTGGCCGTCTGAATGACCCGAACGACCGGGCCTACCACATCGGTGGTGTCGTGTCTCACGGTAATTCTCCGGGCCGTGTGGGACGTTCTGGTGGACGTACCGCTGGTGAGGTGGACACGCGTCTTCTAGTTGGCGAGGGTGTTGTCAACCGCGAGGCAATGCGCATGATCGGTAAGGCCGGTCTGGACAACATCAACAACAAGAAGTTCGGCAAGGGTGGAAGCCTTGGAATGGGATCACTGCCTGCTGTCATGGGCGTTGCTGCTGCAAAGCCTTTGATTCAGGGGACGCTTCGGGCTGCCTACAATGCACGTACGGGAGCAGCAAACAAGTTCGGTAAGAATGTTGGTGTCGCCCCCGACATTGCTTCTATCGCAAGCAACGCATTCTCTGCTGGTGTCTCTGTGGCATACAAGTCTGGAAAGGTTGTCTACCTAGGACACGGTGGATACCCCGGCGGTGGTAACTTCTCTGGAAACGTGAAGCCTATCAATGGTCCTGTTACTTCTGGATTCGGTCCACGTAACTTCCTTGGCATGTCCTTCCACAATGGTATCGACCTTGGTGCAGCCAGCGGAACCCCAATTAGGGCTTCTCAGGGTGGACGCGTTATCTACACCGGATGGGACAACACTGGTTACGGTAACTACACTGAGATTCAGTCATCTGATGGCTCCATGTATGGATATGGTCACCAGTCAAGCATCGGCGTTCGCGCCGGTATGAAGGTGGCCACTGGTCAGATGATCGGTCGTGTCGGTTCAACTGGTAAGTCGTCCGGTCCTCACCTTCACTTCCAGATCGGTAGAAATGGTCAGTGGTTCAACCCTAAGACCGTTATGCCTCAGTTGAAGACTGGTGGATTCACGATGAACGAGGGCCTTGCTAACCTACATCCAAATGAGACCGTATTGACCGCTCCTTTGACAGAGCAGTTCAAGCAGGGTGTGCAAAACTTTGCAGAATCGGGCAATAGCCACTATACTGTTACTATCGACATGACCGGCGCACAGATCAATTCAGATATTGATTGGGAGACCGGAGTCGAGAATGCCCTTCGCAAGATCGACAGAAGGCGCGGCGTAAACAGAAAGGTGGGTGGCTGATGCCATCAATGATTTTGCCCAAGGGCTCAATTATGAAGTTCAACGGCACTGACTTGTCCGAGCACAATCGCGGGGAAGTAAAGGTAGATGTAAAGCGTATCGAGAACTCAAAGCGTATGCACAACGGTACGATGCGAAAGGTCGTTATTGCTGACAAGTTGCAGTGGTCTGTATCTTGGGATGGCATTCCTGACCTAGACGCAAAGACTGTTGACGGCAAGATGGGCGGCAAGTCCATGGAAGATTTCTACATGGCCAACCCCGGTGTATTCACTCTTGTGGTGGTAAACTCTGGAACCCCAAAGACCTACAACGCAGTCATCACTGATTTCTCAAAGAGCATTCAGAAGCGTGGAACTGCTGAACTGTGGACCGTAGACATGACAATCGAGGAAGCATAATTTGAAGACGGTAACAACGGCGACAAGCAATGAACTGAAGCAGTCATATGACGTAAACACTACAGCCCGCTTGATCGCAGAATGGAACATGAACAGGTACTCGCCAATCTCTGTTGTACGCAATACTGCGGCAGCATTGGAGGATGGCGATGCTGACCTGTACCCAATTTCATCCATCGTTCTACCGCACCGCCCAACATCTTCTGGAATTGTGAAGGCCCGTGCCAACAGCGCTGCTCGCGCTGGATACAGCCCTGACGGATACACGTCTAGCGGCTATAAGAAGACGCCCGGTGCTGCTCGCTACGTCACTGCAAGCCCAGACTCAAAGTACAAGTATTGGTCATCACCAAATGAGTCTGCTGGCGGTAGCGTGGGTCCGACCTTCTCAAACATGACAAACACGCAGCCTACCGTGATCTACTCAAACAACACGTGGACGAACAAGATTTTCGTACGCATCGAGAACTCATATTCATTCCCTACGGCATGGACCGTGGAGACGACGACGGACGGTACCAACTGGACCACCGTTTCCACCAACCCTACGATTGCCTCAAATGGCGCGGTGTCACTGTGGCGTCAGGCCAACGGCTCTTGGGGAACAACGCCATACTACGACAACCCTACACAGTTGCGCGGTGTGCGTATCACTGTTACCCAGATGAACCGTTCAAAGGTGTATTTCAACCTTATCGAGTTGGGCCTACGCCTAGAGTCTGACCTGTCTGCATACATGATTGACTGGGAAGTCAACAACAGCATGTCAGAATACTCCTTCATCACACCGCTGGGAACGGCATCTGCAAATGATGGCTCTGTCACGCTAGCCAACTTCGACAACAGATTCTCCAATGACAACCCGTCATCGATGTACTTTGGCCTCATCGACAAGAACGTAACCATGCGTCTTGATCTTGGAATCACCACCGATGCCTACACGGCCACTACCAAGAACTACGAATGGATTCGTATGTTCACCATGCGCACCGAAGACTGGAATGGCAAGGACTTGGACGTGGTGAGTGTTCCACTGAAGGACGATTCTGTCGTGCTTCAGGCAATCAAGCCAAACCCAACGCTTCTAGAGTCAAAGACTGTTGCTGAAATCATCTGGACCCTGCTGGATGGAATCGGCATGACCAACTACTTCGTTCAGGTCATCGACGCTGACGCCACCACCCTGATTCCGTACTTCTGGACTGACGGTACGGAGACGATGTGGGATATCATTCAGAAGTTGTCTCAGGCCACGCAGACGGCTGTGTATTTTGACGAGTACAACGTCTTGCAGATCAAGACGCGTAGCACCGCCTATGATTTGACAGCCACCCCTGTGTGGCAGTTCGACGGTGTTGTCAACGGCACCAAGTTGCCGGATATCGTTGATCTGGACAAGACCAACAACTTCGAAGCAAATGTGGTAAACGTGGCCTACAAGGACACCAAGCCAGCCGATGAGGTTTCTGGTATTGCTCCCATGCAGTCAATGTGGGAGCCTGAGGGTGACGTTGTGCTGCGTGCAGCACCGCTAGTTCACTCAATCACCACCACCTCACCGTCACTTCGCATTGACCCTTCTGCTGCAAAGACATGGCCTTACGCTGGACTGATTCAGGTCGAGGGCGAGTTCATCCGTTACACGGCCAAGGGCTACTCATACTACCTTGCAAATGGTACGCTGACCTCAAAGTACATTGCCAGCAATGACGAGAAGATTGCGCTGGACAAGTTGAACCCAAATCTCTCTTACCAGAACGCATTCAATGGCTACCTGTGGACACCAGTGCGCGGTGAGTTCAGCAGTGCACCAAAGGCTCACACCATCGATGCTGCTGGATACACCACCAGACTGAAGACTGGAAACGGAACCATGAATCCATGGACCGGAGGATGGAAGGCTGTCAGTGGAAAGTCCATTGCCAGAATCACCACCAACTCAACATTCAAGGCTTCTACGTGGTATACCGTAACACACGGTTCTGAGTTTGACTCACCTCCGTACTACTACGGTACCCGAATTCGATTCCCGAACGAGGGATACAACGGTGGTCTGGGTGGTCTCGTGATCAGCGCGGGTGGCACTGGCGATGCAGGCTACTACATCGAACTATGCCGTACGTCTTTGTTCTCAAAGTACCCTACGTGGAGAAGTTCTGTAAACGAACTGTCATTCTACGTTCGCTATGCTGACGGAACCATGAAGCGCCTTGGCGCAAACGGAAACAAGGGAACGATTGCAAATATCGCGCCGGGTGTGTGGTATGACCTTGACGTCACTGTTTCCTACAATGCCTCCATCCCTACATTCAACATCTTCCTTAACGGTGTTCTTCAGATGAACGTCACCGTTCCATCAGCCATGCGTCCACCAACTGGAAACACTGGTCGCTGGGGTGTGTTCACGCGTGGATACACAAATGCAGAGTTTGAGTACGTCTACGCATCATCGTCAAATGAGGCAGTGAACTTCGATGGCACTGCTCGCTACAACCGTATTGATGGTGGATACCAGTCTGATCAGGTAACCTCTGAATGGATTTACAACACTCGTAACGTCATCAGAATGTACCGTAACAAGAAGACCAGCGTCATTCAGCGTTACAACCAGTTCTTCTTCGATGACTTCGGTGCCACTGTGCATGAGGTCAGAGAGTTCAACGTAAAGTACAATGTGGCTACCGATACCGGGCCTGCGCTGTATTCCAAGATTTACTTCAGCAATGACTCTCAGGTCGTGTGCCCTGAGTTCATCCCGAACCCATTTGGTGCCAAGTTCATTCTTGCAAACGCAAGCCGTATCAATGCCGTGGTAAACGGAAACGATGCTGTGACCTATGGTCCAGAGAATGCTGTTGACCAGAAGTTGATGGTTTACGGACGAGCAATCAAGGTTGGTGAAGAGAAGATCAAGACGACCCGCAACGAGAATGCAATTCTACGACGCGGTGAGGTGGCTGTGGACTTCCCTTCAGACTTCATCCAGTCAGAGGGCGAAGCGACAAACCTAGGAAATTGGATCACGTTGCACTGGGCCGGTGGGCAGGATGAAATCACCATCGAGTCCTTCATGAATCCTCTGCTACAGTTGGGTGACCTCGTTACCATCAATCACCCTCTTGGAAATATGGCTCCTACAACACACAAGTATTTCGTTGTTGAAGCAAAGCACACATATTCCGAGGGAATGGAATCAGAATTCACTCTTCGACGTGCAAGGATTTGACGTATCCATAGCCCGTACAATATAATGTAGTGATGGAAGAATTCGACAACACCACTGCAACCAAGGGACTAGACCCGTCATTCTTTCTACCACCTAATGTTATCGATCTTCGATACACCTCACCCACGACTGGTGAAGTTGATGGCGAGGTAGAGGGCGGTCCAGAGTCCCAAAATTCAGAGGTCGAACCCGTCAATGAAGTACCCGACACGGTTGAGATTACTGACCTGACACCAGAGTCATCGTCATTTCTTCCAGTACCGGAGACGTTCACCGTGATTTCTCAAACGGTTAGAACCAAGCCCGGTGGCGGATATACAGTTGACGTGGTTGTTGACGTTGGCGATCTTCCCGGTGTGGAAAACTTCGACTTGGCGGTGACAAAGGCGTAATGCATGGAATTTACAGGTTTTATCAGAACGGTGAATTGGTAGGAGAGGCAAAGAACCTCCTTACCACCAATGGCAAGACTGCCATTATGAAGTACCTAGCAGGATACAGCGGCCACTTCGGTCGAAGCATTCGTCTGGGTATTGGAGCAACCGCAGCAGCAGTTGGAGACGCAACAATGAACTTCGAAACTGCTGCTATTCCTGTGTACCTGATTTCCCCGGATTACGTCAACACCGCCTTGGTATTCAAGGGCAGAATGGACGACGCAAGTGCCATGGTGATTTACGAGGCTGGACTGTCAACGGCAATTCCAGACTCTACAGCCGCGAACTCTTCGCGTCTCCTTCTGGGCTTTGACTCCAACATCGATGTATGGAGCGCTGGTGTGTGGACGACTACTTCTCGCTTCGGCGGTGACGCTCTGCGCCTAGCCCCTGCGACCTCCACAACGGTCTCAGCAAACATGCAGGACGTGCTGATGGACCTGTCAGGCTATTCCAACGCTGACGAATTTAGACTGGCATACAACTCCAACAACGCCAACACGGCATCTGTGTTTGTGAGACTGTTCACGGATGCATCAAACTACTTCACCTACACCGTGGCATCGCCCGGTACAGGTTTCCAGATCAAGACCTTCAACAAGTCAAACTTCGTTGCAACAGGAACGCCTTCGTGGTCAAACATCACTCAGGCAACCGTATCGGTGACAGCCGGTGCTGGTGGTTCAGCACAGGTGGACTTTGAAGGATTGCGCATCGATGACCGAGACACCTTTGCAGACAGCGACATTCTAGTTTCACGAGCAGTTCTCGGAACTCCAATCACCAAGGTGCCGGGACTACCACTCGACATTGAATATACCTTGGACCTAACACTATGAGATTTCTACTATCAGACCTTCAGCCCGGTACGGCCTATGTGGTGCGTGCCCGTTCAAAGAACGGATCAGACTTTTCAGACTGGTCTCGTGATTTTTCTGTATCCACGAGCGGTGACACCGTTGCACCAAAGACTCCTACCAACCCTGTAGGATCAATGAATGGTACGTCATTCACACTGAAGTGGGATGCCGTTACCCAGAGCGCTGACAACTCAGCGGCATCTGACCTTGACCGTTACGAGGTTGAGGTTTCATCTACCGGCTCTGCCAACACTGGCGTCTATGTCACAAAGGACACCAAGTTCGAATTCTCATTCGAACAGAATGTCAACCTGTTCGGTACGCCTCAGGCAAACGTGCGCATGCGCGTACGCGCTGTGGACAGTGCTGGAAATGCCTCAGCATACACCGCTCTGGTGGCCCAGACCAACCCTGCTCCTGCTGCTCCTACCGGATTCGCCGGTAACGCGGGTCAGAACAGCCTGTCCTTCTCTTGGAACGCTGTAACAGATATCGACTTGAAGCAGTACCGTATCTATTCTGGAACGACCTCTGGTACTCAGGGAACGCTGGTATGGACCGGAACCGCTCTCAATGCAACCATTCAGGTTACCGACACATCTACCGACCGCTGGTACAAGGTGGTAGCCGTTGACGTATTCAACACCGAGTCAGCAGCATCAAATGTCGTTGGCCCTCTAAAGCCTCTTTCACCTACCACGGTTGATACCGTGGCTCCTGCCGTACCAACTGGACTGGCCGGTACGTTGACTAATGCTACCGATGGCAAGACTGCATCAATGGCAGTAACATGGACAGCAGTTGGTGACTCAGACCTAGACTCATATGTGGTTGCATTCCGCCAGCAGGCTTCTCCTGTTAACGACTGGCAGTACGTGTATGTTGACAAGTCTCTGACCAGCACGACCATTCAGGGTCTTGTGCCTTACAAGGCATACGATATCCGTATCCGTGCCAAGGACTTCTCAGCGAACTACTCAAACTGGACGACCATCGTTGCTGTGTCTGCTCAGGCAAACACCGCTCCTGCTGTGCCAACTGGTTTGGCAGTTGTAGCAGGTCGAGACAACTTGCAGATTTCTTGGACTGAGAACTCTGAGCCAGATATGGCAAACAACGCCGGTACGTATGACGTAACTGTGGCAACCAACTCTGGATTCACCACTGGTGTATTGCAGTATCGTACTGGTGCAACCACGCTGTCAGTAAACGGTCTTGCTAATAACCAGATTTATTACGTACGAGTTCGCGCTACTGACTCTGGTGGCCTGTCATCTGCGTACTCATCATCTGTCAATGCCACGACAAGCAGTTTCCCATCGACCGCATTGTCTGATGGCGCGGTGCCAACTGGTGCAGTAACTCTTTCTGCGTCAGCAGGTTTGGGATACGTATATCTGAACTGGACGCCTCTGGCAAACGCCGACCCAGTGATCTATGACGTATACATGTCAACCACTTCTGGTTTCACGACATACGACGCAACCACCAAGATCACTGAGGTTTCTGGAACATCTGCATTCATCGACACGACAGTCTCTGGTGCCACCTTGGCATATGGAACTCCATACTACTTTAAGGTACGAGCACGCGACCGTGACGGTTCAAGCACCTCTGTTTCTAATCAGGCAACTGCAACACCTCTACAGGCTGCAAGCGCTGACCTTGACCCTGCTGTAAATACAAGCATCACTAATGCACAGACCGCTGCAAACAACGCTCAGAACACTGCTGATACTGCTGATGCTCTAAATGCCAACCCTAACTTCAGCCAGTGGGCCGGTGGTGCTGGCACTGCTCCTGACAACTGGGCGGTATGGACGAATGCACCTACAAAGGAAACGACGCTGGTTCGTACCTCTCCTTATTCTGTTCGATTCAACTGTACCGATACCACGACTGCAAAGGGTATTCAGCAGTCCGCTGGTAACATTCCAATGGCTATTGGCATTGAATATGTAACCCTCACCTACGAAGTTATGCTGAACAGCGGTACGTCGTTCGGCGGTGCCGGATTCCTGCTTGACTGGACTGGCATGACAGGCGTTAACAGAGCGACCCTTCCTATTTCAAGCGACATTACAACTCCTGTAACTGGAAAGTGGTATCGAGTTACCAAGGTCGTTCGTCGTCCAACAACAGCAACAGGAACTCAGACTCAGTACAACCTATTTATCATGGGTCAGTATGCTTCTATTGGATCGACCCCAGTAGTAAAGGACGTTGTATTTAATCGCGTTGCAGTTCGTCCTTCTACAACTGAGGAAATTGCTGCATACAATGCTGCACCAGTAACGATGGTAAGTGACCTCGATGCAAGGATTGCTTCAAAGGCAACTGACCTTGTTACCAATGGTTCTGGTCTTCTGGGAACGAACTACAACTTCCCCGGATTCGACTACAACGGTGCTGACGCTCCTACTGGTGCAAACGGCTCCTTTGTCATCAAGACTTCTGCAAACCAGTCTTCTACGATTACTGAGAACATTCCTTTTGACCCAACGAAGGCATACAAGTTCTCATTCCAGTGCCGTCAGACGGTTCCCGGTGCAACTGGAAACAACATGTATGGTTTCCTTTCAGCATTTGATGCTTTCAATCTATCTATTGGCCCACAGAACTACATGTACATTGCCAATACGACAACTACTCTTGCAGCGCCTCTAAATCCCGGTGATACGACAATTACCCTTACTTCTGCTGCCAACTGGTTTGGACAGACTGGTAAGCCTGCCGGTTCTTCCGGTTACCTTCGCAATGCAATCTTCTGGGATTATGTTGATGCTGGTGGTAAGGCGTGGCCGGTAGGCACATATTCTAGAAACCTACTAAGCCCAAATGCTACTTCAATGTGGGCCGATGGTGGAATCACTGGAAATGTTATTACTCTTTCAGCGCCTTATGCTGGAACTGCAAAGCCTGCCGGTACGCCGCTGTCAAATGCATCTGCTGGCGGATCATATGTTTATATGCCAAGCGCTACAAACACTGTAGTTACTGAAACATGGACGACATACTCTGACGTATTCAATGCAGGAATCATGAATCCTGCATTGCAGGCTGTAACAACTACTGGAAACGCTTCTTGGACAACTGGTATGCCACCGGGAACTGCAAAGATTCGTGTTGGCTGGCTTCTAAACTACCCTTCTGGTGGTGGAAAGTTGGCTGTAGCATCAGTATCTCTTTCAGACGCTGCTGCTGCACAGGCTGCTGCCGCGACCGCTCAGTCAACTGCTGATGGCAAGAACAAGATTATCCGTACAACGGCTGACGCCGCCGGTACAAGCGGATATGTTACTGGCGACCTCTGGTGGAAGTTGGACGGTTCTGGCAATGTCATCAAGCAGTGGAAGTACACTGTAGGAACTGGTTGGACCGTAGAAACACTGATGGACGGTGTTCTCGGAAGCCTGACCGCTAACAAGATTTCTGCCGGAAGCACGTTCACTAATGACCTAGGCGTCAAGAGCACCTTCACGCTTGGAGACGCAACGACTCCGGGTGTCATCAAGTCATACGACTATGCAGCAAACACGACCGGCTTCACACTTTCATCTGCTGGTCTTCAGATCAACAACGGTGATATCGATGCCAAGACGCTTCGTGCAAACTCATCATTCGTCACCAACCTGTTCATCGGCACGGGCGGTGCCATTCAGTCTACTGGTTACTCTTCTGGTGTAACTGGATTCCGTTTGAGCAACACCGGGCTGATCATCGAAGGTGCAGGAAACACTGTTAGCGCATCTGTCCTAAAGGGTGGAACCATCACTGGTACCACGATCACGGTTGGCGCGGGCGGTGTGCTTATTGTTGACTCTACCGCTGCAATCCGTTCAAACAACTATGCAATCGGTTCTACTGGATACCGAATGGACGCCACTGGCCTAGAGGTCAACGATGGATCAATCGATGCAAAGGCACTGAAGACCAACACGGCTGTTATCGGTGACCTTACCATTGGTCGTTCTGCCGACTCACTTGGTACGCTGAAGTCATTTGACTACAGCGCCGGTACGGCTGGATGGAAGATCGGTAAGGGTCTATTCGAAATCAATCAAGGTGTCATTCGCGCTCCTGCTTTGCAGATTCAGTCTGGTGCATCAAACCTAGAGCGTCCAGAGTATTCAGCGTTTGAGTTTGGCACAAACTTCTACACTGGAAAGTTCTCTACTGCAAACGCTACAACATCAATTCAGACTTCAGGTGGCGTTCAGGGAAACCAGTTCCTACGAGTTTCAACGACAACTGCTGCCGCTGCATCATGCGTAATTGGAGACACGGCAACCGACTACCACGTATCTGTAGAGGCTGGAAAGACCTACATCATTTCTGCTTGGATGAAGGCTGCTACTGCCACTGCTCAGTCTGCGTACCTGCGACCACGATACAGTGATGGATCGTTTGGCTCTGGTGGTGGAGCGACCCCTTCACTTCCGGGCAGCGGCGCATGGGCAAGATACTCATGGGCATACACTGTTCCTACTGGAATCACAAATCTAGTTGTTCAGTTGTTCAACAACTCAACAACCGCTGGTGCTGGTGTTGACATTGATGGCTTGATGATCGAGCAGCAGGTTGGTGGATTGACCACTCCTTCAACATATGTAATGCCGGGTATGACTTCTGCCGATGGTGGATTCCTACGCACTGGTCAGATTGTGTCAAACGCAAATGTCACGGTCAACGGAGCCCAGCAGCCTGCATGGAGCATCAACCTCTCTGGTGGTGCTCAGTTCGGTGATGCTGCAATTCGTGGATCGCTGGTTGTTGGTCCAAGCACTACCACCAACCTTGCACCGGGATCAGGTAACTTCGAAAGCAACGTAACCGGATACACGGCATATGCTGTTGGCGGTACTGGCGTTGCGCTGACACGTACTACCACCGTTGGTGAACTGATTACCGGAACAGGCTCTATGAAGGTCGGATGGACCACAACTCCATCGAAGTATGGTTTCAGCATCAGCCTGATCAACGGTACGGTCAGCCCTGCCGGTATCCCTGCGAACAACGTTGTAAAGATTGCAATGAAGGTTCGTGGTCTGAACACTGGATCAAGCGCCGGTATCGATGTATATGCTGAGTTCTTGGATGGCTCAAACAACGTTGTCTACACGACTCCGAACATGCTGCCTACCCCAACGTACCTTGTTCCGAACACGGTAATGACGATCAACTACAATGCCGTGCTTCCTGCCGGTATTGCCAATGCAGCAAGCGTACGCATCGTTACCACAAAGACGAACACCACGCCAGACTCAACTGGAATCATCTATGACGACGTTTCAGTTTCTGCTTCTGATGACATGGGCGGATCGTTCATTTCCTCTGGAAACTACGTTGTCAACGACTCTGGTTGGAAGATCACCTCTGGCGGTATTGCAGAGTTCAACAACGTTATCATCCGAGGTGGATTTGAGTCTGCAACCAGCGGCCTACGTTGGAGAATTGGTACTACCCCACAGTGGTACGGAAACACCGCAGAAATCACCGCTTACAACCCAAGCGCTGGTGTTACAGATTCTGGTAAGTTGCTGGCTAACCCCGGCGGTATCTATATGTATGGTGCTCAGGCAGCAGATGTTGCTGGACGCCCATACATTAGCGTATCAAACCAGAACTTCCTAGACACTGCTCCTAACTTGTACAAGGGTCTTTTGAACATGGAGGCAAGTAGCATCAGAATCACCGGAACCGATGGTCCTGCCGCAAATGGTTCCAAGTATGGTTCTCAGATCAACATTGATGCAAACCCGGACAGCGCCGCATCGCCATATAACTCAGCAAGCCTGCATTTGCGCTCGGTGGGTATCGACGGACCAGCGTCATTTGTTGGAAGCGCACAGGGAGAAATGTACCTGCTCAGCGATGGTGGTACAGGAAGCACGACTTCAAAGTTGACGCTTGCTGTAAATGGATGGTTTGGTGGATCAGCCGAGTCAAGCATCATCCTACAGAGAAACAGCCTGAGCGTTAACACCGCAACAGGCTTGCAGTCTCTGACTGGAAACGTCATGGACCAGATGATGTGGCAGAGCCGTGCTGTTGACATGTTGACTGGTGGTGGAGTCATCACCGTTGACACATCTTACAACATTAGATGGTCTCAGAAGTTCATGATCGCATCACTTGGTCGTGGAGCAAACTTCTACACAAACGGGTACCTAGCAATTGACATGCCTCCTGTGGGAACGGTTATCAATGGCTACGGTGGAGCGCCTGCTACCACCACGGTTACCTCCGCTGGAATTACAATGCCGGTGTGGGGCGTGCTATACTACGTACCTACCTTTGGCACTGACGGATCAACAACCGATCAGACTGCGTGGAGAATGGTTGGATATTCTTCTGACTTCACCGTGCCTGCTCACTGGATTCCTATTGCAATCCGTAACTATGACCTTAACATGGTCTACTTCGGTAACGGAATCGGATACACGCCATGGTACACGCCTACGTTCACAAACTCATGGGTGGCATTCGGTAACGCATCCTACCAGAACCCACAGTATCGACGTAACAGCATGGGTCGTGTGGAAATGCGTGGACTGATGAAGTCTGGAACCGTAAACGTGCAGGCGTTCATGCTGCCTGCTGGGTTCAGACCAGTCAATGGTGAAATCTTCGTCACTGCTGCAAGCACTGGTATCGCAGACCTCAGAGTCTTTGTGTCCGGTGAAGTGAGAGTTGCTGGATACTTCGCTGGTGGAACAAACGGCTCCGTGTCGCTGTCGGGCGTGACCTTCACGGCTGAGAACTGAGATTGACAGCAGGCCGGTAGGTCTGCTAGAGTAAGACTACAATTGAGAGAGGTTATACAAGAGATGGATAACACACAGAAGTTGGAACTAAAGATTCAAGCACTTAGAGAATCTCTAGCAAATAAGACTGCTCAGTATGAAGATCAGATCGCTGATCTACGTGTTGAGGTCACTTTGAGGGAACAGCAGTTGCAGGAAGTCTATAAGCAACTGAAGGATACTCAGGAGAAGGACGTAGATGGGGATTCTGAGTCGGAAGAAGGCTGAGCCCATCAAGGTCGTTCCCATTGACTTCCCATCGGGAGTTTGTGTGAGAACTGACAAGGGTCACTTCTACATCAGCGGAAAGTACCGTCATCGTCTTGGCTCTCAGCGTGTCTTTGAGTCGTGGGCTTTTCCTAGGGTCATCAAGACTACCGAGTCTGCTCTTGCCAATTTTAGACAGGCAAAGACTCTCGGATTCAGGGACGGTACGCTGATCCGACAGACCTCCACAGGTCATCTATACTTCATTTCTCAGAGGAAGCGCCGGTTGGTTACCAACCCAGACACTCTAACCGTTATGGGCCTAAAGCCCGAGGACGGTACGTGGGTGGCTGACTTTGAGGTGGAACTTCATGAGGAAGGAGAGAACCTAGAATGACACAACCATACAAGGCAGTATCATGGAACGAAGAACCTGTATCAACTGACAAGTTGAACACCATGACGAACAATGACCAGTGGCTCTTTGAGAACACACCCAGAATGAAGTACCATGGGTACAACCTCATCAAGACTTCTGGTCTGAAGATTTTGGCAACATACGTTACCATTCCGCCGACAACTGCTACATCAGCAGGGCGAAACCTTTACTTCGGATCGTTCTTCTCGGCAGGCTGCCAGCCAATTGTCGTGGCATCACCAGCATCAACAAACGCGCAGCGTAGATTTTTCATCGCTGTCAACGGAATCGGCAAGGCCGTTCCAGATCACAACGGAGCACAGATTTATCTTGTACCCTCTGAGGCAAACCCAAAGAACAACAAGATCGGCGCAACCGTTTACTGCCACGTGATCGCCATTGGCTGGTAACTACACACCAATCCAAGATTGGGCCGGTAGACAGACAAAGATAAATGAACATGGATACACACTAGTAAAGGTACCAGAACATCCAAAGTCTTTCTGCGGAGGATGGTATTACGAACACAGACTGGTTGCTGAGAAGCGATACGGTCGTGTGCTAAAGTCATGGGAGACGGTTCATCATATCTCAGAAGTCAAGACAGACTGTTCTTGGACTAATTTGATCGTGGTGACTCGCAAGGAGCATGACAAGGCAGTGTGGTTGACAGCATAATGACTCGTAGGGTAGACTTGACCTATGAAGACTGTCAACATTAGCAAGAAGGTAAGGGCTTTCGTTGTAGAAATACTACTAACAGCCGTTGCCTTCTTTGCTTTTATGATCCCATCCTCAGCAGCAGCACCCACACCTCAGGCGATTTGCGTGCCGGGTGTCACGTGTGTTACACTGCCCCCAGTCACTGTAGAAGTGCCGAAGTTGGTCACTGTGAAGGTTACACTTCCGGCAGCCACAGTCACGGTGCCCGGTGCTGTCAGAACGATTACACAGACAGTGACCAAGGTCATTAATGGATCAGTGACGAGAACCGTCACAGTCCCTGTGCGCGTGACAGCGCCAGCAGTGCAGGGTCCGGTCAACACCGTGACTCGCACGCTCAGGGAGACAGTCACAATCGGACAGAATGGACAGCCCACCATGGGCCGTGCTACAGTTGTCCAAGACCCAGCACCAGCAGCAAGCACTGCCACGGTAACGGGAACCCCTAGCCCAAACGTCACGAGAAACGTCGAGACGGTCAAGCAGGGTGAGACGGTAACATTGACCAGACTGAAGTTGGTTGGAATTTCTCTGGCCGCTCTGATCATCGGTGCAGCCCTAGCAGGGCTCGCGGTGCTCCTAGCATACAGGTTCGGATGGATCAACGGAGACTCTGGCAATAGAGAGTTCATCGAGGAAACTGTCGATGACCTCAAAAATAACAGGTAAGGACATTAATGAGCAACACGTTCAAATGGGCGTTTGTTGGCGACCTTCAGATTCCATATGAGGATCAGCGGGCGGTAGCCCTGTGGTTCAAGGTCATGAAGAGTTGGAAGCCAGACGCCATTGATCTAGTAGGAGACATTGATGACCAGTTGGAGTATTCTTCCTTTTCTGACGGAACCACTGACGAGTTCTTTGCACAGTTGAAGAAGGAAGAAGACCCTTCTCCGCTGGCATTCATCAAGAAGAACGCAGATGGTGCGAAGTCCTTCTACGCAAAGATCAGAAAGCAGCATCCCGATGCAGACATTCATTCGTCTCTCGGTAACCACGATATCAGAATCTTCAAGTATATTGACAAGAAGGCCCCGGCGTACAATGACTTCGTGACGCCAAATACTCTGTGGGGTCTGGATGACGCCGGTATCACATGGAGACAGTATAGCGATAAGCCATTTGAAAGGCACGGAGGTATCTATGTCCATCACGGAGCAACTACCACCACATCTGGCCTTGCTGTCAAGTCAAATATCGAAGAGTATGATGTTTCCCTTGTCCGTGGGCATGACCATCGCGGCGGTGTCGTCTATAAGTCGTACCCGCTGTCTGGAAGAACGCTACAGGGAATGGGAACGGGGCACATGTGTGATCCAGACCTATACGGTCTACAGTACACAATCAATCCGTCATGGGAACTGGGCTTTGGAATTGCCCATGTAGTTGACGGACATGCCCACCTTCAGTTTATCCCGATCACCAAGGATTACACCTGCGTTGTGGATGGACGCGCATTCCAAGGATAGTCCAGTGGTATAATGGAGTATATCTTGGAGCAAAGGAGGTAAAAAACAAGTGGTTGGATTTATTGTATTCGGATCAGTTCTGCTGGTCGTTCTGGCAACGTCTCTTATCAAGAACGTCAAGATGAGTGACCGTGTAAAGAACCTGATTGCCGTCGTGCTATCAACTGTGGCCGGTGTGATCATCGATCTACAGACCCACGGTTTCGACTTTGGCTCCTATGCAGCGCAGGACGTTCTGGGAACGGTTCTAGTGATCTATGGTGCTTCTCAGGCAGTCTACAACTTCATTCTGAAGGGAACTACCGTTGAGGCGAAGTTGGAGCAGGTTGAGGTCATTCCTGTAAAGGATGACAATGTGAATCGGGAGGGCTTCTGATTTGGCCCTTCCTAAAAAGAAGAAGGTTCCGCGCAAGCGCTATTTCTACTGGAATGGTGAAGTCCACAAGGTTCTGAGGATTGTATACCCGCAGAACCTTGTGGAAGCGTGGAACTTCCCACAGAGAAAGTCTGTGGCATTGCTATACACAGATTACCGCCGTGACGCAGGAGTTGCCCTACAGACACATGATGTGGCAGACTTGTTCAACGTCGAAGTGAAGGTGCTGAAGAGAGCACTGCAACGCGGCGACATTGCACGCCCACAGCGTACCTACGCTTTGGACGGCAGATTTAACGCACGTGACTACCGTTGGTCCGAGAAGGACATTCTAGACGCCCACGATGCGCTTCTGTCTCGTCACATGGGAAGACCTCGCCGTGATGGTAAGATCACCCCGAACAAGAACCTACCGACAAGGGCTGAACTAATAGCCAAGTTGCGTGGCGAGCAGACTCTCTACATTCAAACAGATGATGGTCGAATGGTACCAGTGTTTGAAGCACAAAGATGGTAGGAGGCCATATACATTGAGTAAGAATTTGAAGTACAAGCCGACAAAGCAGTACATCGGAGTAGATACCGGATTCATTCAGGCGGCTACGCTGCTTGACATGGCAGCCGTAAATGCTGTAGAGTCAAAGGACTTCGCAGCAGTAGCGCAGATCGCTAGGCAGTGGGTAGAACTCTCACTTGCGATGAAGGCAGCGCTTACCCCTGAGCCGGGTGGCGAAGACGATGACGAGGAAGACCACGGATCATCCCATGAACATGGGCCGGTAGGTTTTGGAGTCACCGTAAAAGACATTAAGGAGCATAATGACAGAATCAGCCGTGCAGCCCGCGAGGATTAGAGTCGGGTACCACTACACTGTAAACATGGGTAACTACGAGAGTGCCAAGATTGTGGTGGAGATTGAGGACAACGTGCGTGATGGTGAGACTGTAAAGTCTGCATACCTACGCGTCAAGCAGTTCGTCTCGGATGAAGTAGAGAGCGAAGTAGCCGAGGCCCATAAGCAGGCCAAGTAATGGCTAAGATCACTACGCAGCAGACACACACCTTGATCAGTCTGTTCCTGAAGCATTACAAGGATCGGTACGGAAGAGACCCTTTGAACTTCAACCGTTACCGTGACAAGTGGGGTTTCCAGTCAATGGCTGAAGACCTTGGCGTTGAGCGTGCCAAGGAAGTGATATCCTACTACTTTGAGACTGGTAAGGCGGGCCATCCTACCTCCTACCTGTTGCACAACTATGACAAGATCAATGCTCACATGATTGATCGTGAAGAGGATGCGATCAACCGCAAGAAGTTGATGGAAGAGTCAGCAAAGCGTGTTGAGGAATGGAGGGCCAAGAAGAATGGCAAGTAAGGAAGCGGCGGTACTAGCCGCTGTAATCGAAAACAAGGACGTTCACGTCATCCTCGGTGAGAACCCGGAACTATTCGGATTCTACAAGGACGGCATGGAGTGGATCAAGAGGCACTACGTCCACCACCGATCAGTTCCAAGTCGTGACCTCTTTGCTGGCGAGTTTCCCGATATCGAACTTCCACAGGTCGATGCACCCAGCAAGTATTACCTAGAAACCCTGAAGTCTGAGTTCCTGACGAACCGTATGCAGGAAATCATGCTGAAGGCCGCATCTGCAAAGGACACTCTGCCACCGGCTGAGATTCTACAGAAGATGCAAACATCGCTGGCTCGTCTGGGCCAGTACGCAACACAGTCACGTGACCTTTCCCTTATCGACTCTGAAGATGCAGCCATGCATTTTGAGCGAGTGCGTGAGGTAACAGACGCCAACGGTGGCACGCCCGGTATTTCCATGGGCCTTGACGCCATCGACAGCGCCTACGTGACGGGTATGGCACCCGGCCACTCCATCATCATGATGGGTTATACTGGTCGAGCCAAGTCCATGTTCTCCGCTTTCGTGGCGGTGCAGGCATGGCTACAGGGCTACAAGGTCATGATCATTTCTCTGGAAATGTCTCCCGAGGAATACCGTGATCGTGTGTATGCCATGATGAGTGAGGGTATGTTCAAGATTTCAGACCTGTCCCGTGGTGATGTTGACCCGGATCAGTTCCGGACTTGGGCATCAAAGAAGTTCAAGGACGCCGCTGACTTCATTGTGGTTTCCAACGAGGGTGCGTCTGTGGTTACGCCTAATCTGGTTCAGGCCAAGATTGACACCCACCGACCTGATCTGGTAGTGTTGGACTACTTGCAGTTGATGCAGGACAACGCAAAGACTCAGGCCATGACTCCGAGAATGATGAACCTTTCTCGTGAAATCAAGTTGATGGCAGTCAGCAACAGCATTCCGATCATTTCGATCACCGCTGTTACGGACGAGGACAACGACAAGCGCGATGGTCCTCCTATGCTTAGCCAGATTTCATGGTCATCGGCTATTGAGTACGATGCAAACCTCGTTATGGCAGTCCACAGACACGACGACACCAACTCGGTGGAGGTCATCTGTAGAAAGAACCGAAATGGCGACATGTTCGGCGTGTTCTACGAGGTAGACTTCAATGCAGGAGTCTGGGTAGAAAGATTTGGCACGTAATGATTCAGCACAAGAATATCAAGCGATTTCATTTGGAGTCCACCATCGTGGACGACTCGCATTTCATCCGGCAGCGTGAGTCGCAGGAGCAACTGCTTGTACAACAGATGAAAGACCTTGGCTATATTCCTGTGCTCGATCTGGGGCCATTCTGGTCTACATCACTGAACGAGAAGGGCCGGTACGAGTCGGTCCTGTCCATCTATGGAGTGTATATAGGAGTTAAGAAGTCATGGGAGTATATGGGAGTGGACGGAGCAGGCAATCTGTATCCAAGCAGTACACCGAAGGCCAAGTCCGATCAGTCCTCCTGACTCTTGGGATCACCATTGATGGTGAGACTTTCAATGATTTCACGTGCATGTGTCCATTTCATGGAAACAGGCACACACCCTCCATGTCGGTCGGAAAGACCAATGGGAAGTTCCTGTGCTTCAATGGTTCCTGTGGAGCCTCTGGTGACCTGACCGAACTGGTCAAGTCCATTAAGCACACCAACGAATTCCAGACGGCAAGGCTCATCGCCAAGGCCAAGAAGGACGATCCTACCGATTTTACAACCCTTCTCACGAAGGCGTTGGAGCCGGTGGACTTCAAGGAGTGGCAGTATGCCTCCACCATTCCAGCAATGGAAGAACGCCTCTTTGAGAGCGAAAAGGCATATGACTACATGGTCAACACACGCGGGTTCGAAGAATCCGTTCTCCGCGAGTACCATGTAGGATACAACGCAAAGCGAGACCTGATCTGCGTACCCATGTACACTGAAAAGGGATTGTGCGTTGGTGTGGTGGGTCGCCCGGTGCAGAAGGGCAAGGTAGCCTTCAAGAACTCACCGGGTCTACCACAGTCGAAGACGCTATGGAACATCCATAACGCAAAGCGAACTGGCGACGTAGTTATCGTGTGTGAAGCAACTTTCGACGCCATGAAGATCGTCCAAGCAGGTTATCCAAATGTTGTAGCCTGCTTGGGCGGTAACTTCAGCGAGTACCACGCGCAGCAGTTGAGAAAGTATTTCAACACTGTCATCATCATGACGGACTTTGACGATGCAGAAAAGTACAAGTACAAGGATTGCCGCAAGTGTTTCAAGCGTGGCCTGAAGGAATGCGTTGGTCACAATCCGGGTCGAGCAACCGGAGAGAAGATTGCCGATTTGATGACCGGAAAGGCTGTCAAGTGGGCGGCGTATGATCACAAGTTGATCTACCCGAATGGTGCCAAAGACCCCGACGAAGCCGGGACGGCAGCCATTCGCCAGTGCATCCAGAACTCAGTCACGAACTTTGAATATCAGAGTTGGGGTATTGCCTCGTAGCCCTTGGTCTGGTATAATAGACAGTACGGCCAAAGCGAACAACGGCCAAATAACACTAGGAGAAATAAAACATACATGGGTATTCAAGAGGGACTTGACGCCATCAAGGCGTATAAGGCAGAGCAGGAGCGTCGTAAGGAAGCGGCGGACAAGCCAAAGACAGTTTGGCTGAACATTCCAGATGGAAAGACTTTCGAGATTCGATTCCTACAGGAGTTGGACAAGAGTGGTGCCGGGTATTCTGAGAAGAACGGTCTAGGATTCTTCGCCACGGAGCACTCAAACCCTGATGACTTCCGCAAGAAGGCACTATGCACCATCGAGACTGGTGAGTGCTACGGCTGCGAGCAGAAGGAACTATTCTACAAGGCAAAGGACAATGTGCGCGGTGGTGGCTGGAAGGCCAAGAGCCGTCTGTACATCAACGTTCTGGTCCGTGACGACAAGGGCGAGGAATACGTCGCTGTCATGTCACAGCCGAACGGTGCAAAGTCCGTCATTGCACCAATGCTTGTCGATGAGGCAATCGACGGTGGCGTGACTGGTGCATGGTGGAAGATCACCCGTACTGGCAAGGGTTCCGAGACGGCCTACCGTGCTCGTATTTCCCCGCCGAAGGATGACGTTAACCCAGAGGACTACGAGTTGTTCGACCTGAAGAACTGCGTCCGTGAGGTTGACTACGAAGACCAGCCTGAGCATTTCTCAGTAACCGCAGAGCGTCCTGACTCTGGCGGCGAGCGAGAGACAGCATCGGCTGGATCAAGCAGCAAGGTTGACACCTCCGAAGAGTGGTGAAACTAGGAGGCAGGGCCGAAAGGCCCTGCCTCTGCTGTTATGCTAGACAAATCTTATCACGACTACATTAACTCGCCACGCTGGAAAGCGAAGCGCGAAATGTACTTTGCGGCAAAAGGCAGATTCTGCAAGGCTTGCCGCTCGACGGATAACGTCAAAATCCACCACATGACCTACGAGAACTTCGGGCACGAGCCCCTGAGCGATCTGGTATCATTGTGCAACCCCTGCCATGTGGAGGTGCATCGACTCCACAGGAAGGCCGGTAGGTCGGCCAACCTCAGATTGATCACGATGCAATATATCAAAAACAAGACGCTTCAACGGCTGCGTCCAAAAACGCCTAGGAGATAAGTGAAGAACTACATCAACCTGCACACGCACACGTTTTACAGCCCGCTTGACGGGCTCAACTCGCCCGAAGAGTACATCCTCCGTGCAAAGGACTTGGGCATGTCGCACCTTGCGATCACAGACCACGGCACACTCTCTGGACACCGAGACTTCCAGAAGGCCGCTAAGGAACACGGTATCACCCCCATTCTTGGAATGGAAGGCTACGTCTCGGCTACAGATCGATTCGACAAGCGAGCCGCCACAAAGCGTGAGGACGGCACATCGATCTACAACCACATCACACTTCTGTCAAAGGGCGAAGAGGGTCTGAGGACTCTGAACCGTCTTTCTGAGGTTGCATGGACCGAGGGCTACTACTACAAGCCACGTATCGACACCGAACTGCTGGAAGAACACCACAATGGAATTGTGGTTCTGTCTGGCTGCATGTCAGGTCTCGTGGCCCGCTCCATCCTGAATGGAAATGTGGACACCGCTGAGCAGTGGGCGGTACGTTACAAGGAACTCCTTGGTGACGACTACTACATTGAGGTAATGTCATCCAACGATGCAGCCCTCAACCACGAACTTCTGCGCATCGCTGACAAGTTCAGCATCAAGCCGATCATGACCACAGACTGTCACTACGCAAAGCCGGAAGACCTGTGGATCGAAGAGGCCATGCTGATCCTTTCCACAAACCCGAAGAAGAACCACGCGGCTGATCTGTCGAAGGCCAAGAAGATGGAAATTCTGGACAGGTTCGACTACCTGTTCCCAGAGCGTACCATGACCTTCCGCGAGATTGAGATTTACCTGCGCGAGTACAAGTCTGAGGTTGAGAAGTTTACGGCTCAGGGCATCACCCGTACGGACATTTACGAAAGCACGTACGATGTAGCCAACAAGATCGGTGATTACCCGTTCTTTGAGGGTCTCGATCTGCTGCCTTCTCCTGACAAGGAAAACCCGGATCAGGCTCTGAAGGCCAAGGCTCTCGCGGGTGCGCGTAAGCGTGGCTTTGCTGACGACGAGATTTACATGGCTCGTCTCCGTGAGGAACTGTCCATCATTCAGGGCAAGGATTTCTCAACGTACTTCTTGATCGTTGAGGACTCGATTCGCTGGGCCAAGGAAAACAACATCATGGTTGGGCCGGGACGTGGTAGCGCTGCCGGTAGCCTCGTGTGTTATGCTCTGGGTATCACTGACGTAGACCCAATCAAGTATGGTCTGCTGTTCTTCCGATTTATCGACCCAAGCCGTGATGACTTCCCCGACATTGACGTTGACTTCGCTGACCGTGGACGTGAGCAGGTTAAGGAATATGTTCGTCGTCGCTACGGTCACGTGGCATCAATTGCTACATTCAACTCGTTCGCCGGTAAGTCCTCAATCAAGGACGCATCACGAGCACTGGGCATTCCGCTGGCCGAGGTCAATCGTGCAACAAAGGACAATGACGGTCCTGCCGGTGCCGACTTCTTCCAGCACTTCCTTGGAACCGAAAAGGGCCGAGAGTTCAACAAGAATCACCCCGAGGTGGTTCCTCTGGCCAAGGCACTTCACGGTAAGTTGCGAGGCGGAGGTATTCACGCTGCTGGTCTTGTGGTGTCCAAGGAGCCTCTAGAGAAGTACGTGCCAATCGAAACGGCTAACAACCCATCCGATCCGGGTGGTGCGCGAATCCGTTATGTTGCCTGCGACATGAACGCAGCCGCTGAGATTGGTCTGATCAAGATGGACTTCCTAGGACTGAAGACTCTTTCTGTGCTTCAGGACTGCCTTGACGAAATTGCAAAGCGTCACAAGAAGCGCATCAATCTGTCTGAGGTCGATCTAGAGGACAAGGGTGTTTACGAAATGCTGTCACGTGGCTACACGAAGGGTGTATTCCAGTGTGAGGCTGTTCCGTACACCAACCTTATCCTGAAGATGGGCGGCGTACGTACGTTCGATGAACTGGTCGCTTCTAACGCCCTTGTTCGTCCCGGTGCCATGAATACCATTGGTGCTGAGTACATTGCGCGTAAGGAAGGCAAGTCCATGGTAGAGTACGCTCACATGGATGCCAAGGTGTTCACCGAAGAGACCTATGGTGAGGTTCTGTATCAGGAGCAGGTTATGCTGATGATGACGGAAATCGCCGGTATGTCGATGGTGGATGCCAACAAGGTCCGAAAGATCATCGGTAAGAAGAAGGATGTTAGCGAGTTCGAAGCATACCAGAAGGCATGGATGGACGGTGCTACCCAGAAGATCAAGGCAAAGAATGCCGAGAAGTTGTGGCATGACTTTGAGGCTCACGCTGGTTACTCGTTCAACAAGTCTCACGCTGTGGCCTACTCAATGGTGTCTTACTGGACTGCATGGCTGAAGCACCACTACCCGCTAGAGTTCATGGCGGCGGTGCTGAAGAACGAAAAGGACAAGGATGTAATCACGGACTACCTGATCGAAACTAAGCGTCTAGGAATCAAGGTTCTTCTGCCTCACGTCAACGAGTCTGCCCTGAAGATTTCTATTCAGGGCGAGGCCATTCGTCTGGGCTTGACCAACATCAAGTTCATTCGTGACAAGGTTGGCGCTGCCATTCTTTCAAACCGCCCGTTTGCGAACTACGCGGAACTGGAAGAGAAGACCATGGAGCGCGGTAGCGGAATGAACAGCCGTATGCTTCAGGCAATGAACGCGGTGGGTGCGGCTGTATTTGCAGACAATCCCAAGCGTGGTAACGAGCGAGACAACTTCTACGAGTACCTACAGATTCCTGCCTTTGAGCAGAAGTCTCTAGAGCCCAGTGTGAAGTTCAAGTTCCGCCCGCTGGACGAGTACGGCGAGAATGAGGTCTTCCCCATCCTTGCAATGGTCCGAGGAATTAAGCGCGGCGATGGATGGGCTAGGGCTGAGGTTCTGGACGAAACGGGCTCTGCTGGAATTTTCACGGACGTGGACACCCTGCTAGAGACCGGCCAGATGTATGCTATCCTAGTTGCCAACAACAGGATCGCTCGGTACATGACGATGGATGAGTTGCATGACAGGGTAAACACAGAGTTCTCTCGCTTCCTGTATGACGACCTTCCAGAAATGAACGAGGGTGAGTACCGTATTATCTCGTTCAAGAAGTACGTGACGAAGGCCGGTAAGAAGATGGCCCACCTCGTGACGATGAACCACCTAGGGCATCTGGAATTCGTCATGGCGTTCCCCACGATGTATCGTGAGGCGTTCATCAAGTGCCCAGAGGGCAAGATTGTGAAACTAGAGATTAAGGAGACCAACGACGGCGGTACGCTGTTCTTGGATAAGATTCTGAAGTGAATATCGAACTAGAAGGTGTCCTAGCGGCACTGATTGACCAGAATGACGGCGAACTGTTTCTCGGATCAGAGTTCATCGCCAAGGATTACGCAGGAAAGGCCATTGCCATTCAGGCCGACGCTCTACGCGACGGATGGGTGATGTGTCTAGTTAACACAGAGGAAGTGCAATTTGAAGACTGACGAATACATTGACGAGTACGCAGACGCTTTTGACAACTACCAGTTGCAGACCGCAAAGACAGCAAAGTACCCAGAGGTTGGCGAGGGCACTCCGCTCGCGCTGGCGTACGTGGGGCTGGGTCTCGGTGAGGCTGGTGAGGTGCAGGGCAAGATCAAGAAGATTCTGCGTGACGATGAAGGTATCGTCACCGATGAGAAGCGTAGCGCAATCATCGATGAATTGGGAGACGTGCTTTGGTACGTTACCCGCGTGGCAGACGAACTAGGAGTATCCCTCTCCGAAGTCGCTGACCGCAATCTAGTGAAGTTGTTCGGTCGCCTAGAGCGCGGAACAATTGGTGGTTCTGGCGACAATCGCTGACAAGGGCATGGTAGAATAGACTATGCTTAGAGCATATTTCCTGAACGGGGTGGATGACGATTCCATTCTAGTCTTTAGAAGTGAAGACTCTGAAGCCCTGTTCAGGATTATCTCGCGTCTAGCGGCCTCACGCGACAAAGAAATTAGAGGACTCGCACAACAACTAGAACTAGAATGGTTCAAGCGAACCTATCAAAAAGGAGAATAATGGGATATCAGGATTTCATCGCACGTCTCGATCCGAAGACTGCGAAGAGAATTAAGACGGCTCAGGAGACTGAGGTCGTCAGACTACCGCTCGCTTCATATGGTCTGACAAAGGCACTAGGCGGCGGTATTGCAAAGGGGCGTCTGACAACCATCTTTGGTAATCAGAGCGCCGGTAAGTCAATGCTCATGATGCAGTCTGTTGCTAAGTGGCAGAAGGAAGGTCTTGTCTGTGCATGGGTGGACGCCGAGGGCGTCTGGGACAAGGAATGGGCGGCACGCCTAGGAATCAACAATGACGAGTTGATCCTCATTCAGAGCAAGCACTCTGGACGAATCGAGAAGGAACTCGTGCCGTACCTCATGAACGGGATTGATGTAGTCATCATCGACTCAATCTCAGATATCATGCCCGCTGTCTTTGTGGACAAGGATGGCGTGGTCAATGATCAGGATGATCGTAAGCAGATCGGTGCACACGCAAAGGCTATCAAGGCTTTGATCAGTGGTTTGCAGTATGTACTGGAAGACACAGCGCTGGTGTTCCTTTCACAGACCACCACCGCTTTCCACACGTGGGGTGTCGAGCAGGTTCCTCACGGTGGTCAGAAGGTGCTCTTCGCGTCCAGCCAAATTGTCCGACTGTCCTCTTCTGCCGCAGATGCCAAGCAGATCAAGGGAGACTTTTACGTGGGCGATCTGGTCATGGAGCAGCCCATTGGCCGTCAGGTCAAGGCCGAGGTGAAGAAGAACAAGTTGGGCCGACAGGGCGCAACATGTGAGTATGACATTTACTACGCTGGTGAGTCAGTCGGTATCGACTTCACCGGAGAGGTAGTGAAGGAAGCAATCAAGTACGACGTTCTGGCAAAGGGCGGCGCATGGTTCAAGTGGAATGGTCAGCAGTGGCAGGGTGAAACCAAGGTCACAAACCACTTCAAGGAGCATGGCGACGATCTTGACCGATTGATTTCGGAAATCAGAATGGTCGAAACCGGGGAGGTGCCAGACGATGAGCCGTTGGGACAACTTGACGAGTCCGAAGCAACCTTCTGAGCCAAAGTGGGATCAGGTTCCAGTGGATGGCTCTTTCATGTGCCAAGTCTGTGACATGTATGTAGACACCGCTGTTTACATCCCACAGGAACACGTGCTAACATGGAAGTGCGCAGACGGACACAAGTCCTTTATTGAGAAGTTCAGCATCTGATGGTTGCAACTGCAAAAAGCGAGGCCGCCGAAATCAAGCGTTTCGGCGGCACGCCGCAGCCCAACTCAGGGCGCGGTAAGCACAATAAGGGCGATGCCATCATTGATAAGTTCGTTGTCGATGTTAAGGAGTATGGCCGTTCATTCGGACTGTCTATCCCCATGTGGGCAAAGATTTGTACCGATGCAATTAAGCAGGGCAAGCGTCCTGCACTGAATGTGGTCCTTGGTGAAGGGCCTAAAAGGGTACGCATGTGGGTGATCAGTGAATCCGACATGATGGAGTACCTAGAGTTTTTGGAGGAACGTGATGATTCAGGTTAAGTTCAATCGTGGCCCAATGAAGAACAAGAGACAGATGGTTGAGGACAGTAGTGTCCAGATGTACAGAGTTCGTGGGCCAGTCTTTGCTGGGTTTGATCGGCTAAATGGATACTCCAAGGACAGTTGGGACGGCAATGTCACCTTCGAATACCGCGAAGGCTTGTACCGAAGGTCCAACGTAAAGTTGAAGGACGGAACAGTAGTCTTTGAATGGATGGGATGGTATGAGTGAGTTGCACGAAATGCCTCAGGATAAGGGAGGAAGATATGTCTGACGCTACGATGGAATTGGTTTCATCAGTCACCGAATTCAATGACCTTCATGACTTCATGGAAGATGATCAATTGGACAGAGCGCTCCATTTGGTGGTAAAATTGTACATGGAGAAGGGTCGTATGAATCCCACCACGGCAGCCGCACTTATTGTTGAGTTGCAGGCGCTGGCGACAAAGTTCGCCCTGCTGGGTACATACTACATGACTATCGGAAAGAAGGGTGCCGAGGAAATTCACAAGAAGAATGTCTACATGACTTTGAAGGATTCAATCACGAAGTTGGTAGACAGTCTGAAGTACGTTTCCAAGGCTTAATGTATGGGTATTAGAGATATTGCCAAGGGCAAGCATTTTCGCCAATCAGGTCTAGATGCCAAGGTTATTGAAGATTTGGTTGAGCGCGGATACATGTCTCAGGTACGCGAAACGAAGATCGCCAAGAAGGAGACCTTCGCACCTTCCTCAATCGGCTACGACGGAAACGCTCGTTGTCCACGCTATTGGTATATGGCGTTTGAGGGAAAGTACGTATTTGAAGAGACAACGGACGCCATGGGCATGGCTACCATGATGAACGGTCGGTATGCAGGAGAGCGCTTCGGTGAGGTCTTTGAGGCTTCCGGCTCTCTTGTAGCACTAGAGGTTGAAATGAAGATGGAGAACCCTCCTATTCGTGGATACATTGACGCCCTCATCAGAATCCGAAATGAAGAGACCGGCGAGGACGAGATTGTCGTGGGTGAGTTCAAGACCACACGATCAGAAATGTTCATTCACCGTGAGAACACGATGAAGCCGCTGCCCTACCACCTGTACCAAATCCTTCTCTACATGAAGGCTACAGGAAAGAAGAATGGGTTCCTCTTCTACGAGAACCGAAATGATCTGTCGTTCCTTGTGATCCCAGTCGAAATGAACGAAGAGAACGAGAAGATTCTTGAAGACGCTCTAGAGTGGCTGAGAGAAGTCAGGGCCAATTGGGAAGCCGAGGGTGACACGTTGCCCACCCGACCGTTTACCCAGAAGTCCAAGCAGTGCAAGACATGCCCAGTGTTCAACGAATGCTGGAACAATCTAGGGGAAGGATCGGTTACCATCAAGCCGATGGTAGTCGCAAAGCCTTGACTCTAGAAAATAGAGTATGCGCGTGGGAGGAATGCCGTCAGGTGTTCACTCCCACGACGCATAACATGATCTATCACACTGATGAGTGCTGCAAGAGGGCAACGAACGCACGAATCATGAAGCGCTATCATGAGCGCAAGGCGGCACGTAAGGGTGCACGTCGTATTTGTAAGACTCCTAACTGTGGAACGCTCCTGTCACGTTACAATGAGTCAAAGTATTGCGGGCCGTGTGAGCATGCGGCTGAGGAAAACAGGAACAAGGACATTTTGAAGTTGTTGGTATCATGAATTGGAATCAGGTGGGAAAGGAAAGGGTCGTCAGGGCTCTGGGTATTGACTGCTCAACGAAGTCGCTGGCATATGCGTGCTTTGAGGGCGACAAGCCACTCTACTGCGGTGAGATTTTCTTTGAGGGCAAGACGGTGTTCGCACGTCTGAAGGACGCTCGCGTGAAAACTCAGGCACTACTTGACAGCAGTGATATCATGGGCACAGACCACTTCAAGGCAGACTACGTGGCCATTGAGGCTGCTATTGCAGTCAAGAATGTAAAGACAGCGATTCTTCTGGCCTATGTATATGGAGCCGTGATGAGCGTGCTGATGCAGAATGGTGCTGAGGTTGTGGAGGTGCCGCCCATCACGTGGCAATCTTATATTGGAAACCCAAATCTGAAGAAGGCTGAAAAGGACCAGATGAAGGCAGAGAATCCCGGCAAGAGCGCATCGTGGTACCAGAACAAGGGGCGTCTGTTTAGAAAGCAGCGCACATTGGAGTTCGCACGACAGTTCTTTACAATCGAGTCCGGGTCTGATAACATCGGTGATGCGGTAGGTGTTGCCTACTACGCAGCAAACAAACTGACACGAACGGAGTAAGATGGAAGAACTGCTAAAGGCTTTGGAAGGCAATGTCTTCTACAGAAGTCCCATCCGACTTTCATGCTCAGAACAGAGCGAGATTCTTGCATACATCAAGAGGCAGGATGCTACTATCGCTGAGTTGAAAGAGGAAGTCCGAGAACTACAGGTAGAACTTGCTGACGCTTGGGCTCAGGTGTTGCACGGATGATCGTTGCAATCAGCGGGCACCGCCCCGAGAAGATTCCTGATATCAATGCGGTGGTGGATGCCCTGAAGGTGGCCTACCACGAACTGGGAGTCAGCCATGTCATTCAGGGCATGGCTGCTGGTGTAGACCTAGCAGCGGCATATGCTGCTTGGGTGTCCCAGATTCCCTATACCTGTGCCAAGCCGTGGGCTGGACACAAGCCACGCGTGCAGGACAGAGAAATGTATGAAAAGGTGCTGAAGCACGCGCAGAGCGTTGTGGACGTGAGCCCGGAAATGAACTACACAGGTCCATGGCTTTACCAGACTCGCAACATCTGGATGATTGACAGCGCAAATATTGTCATTTCAGTGTGGGATGGTTCCGAGGGTGGAACTGCCAACGCGGTGGCATATGCGTTTGAAGAGGGGCGGCATGTGTACAACATCAACCCCAAGACAATGGAGAAGGAATGGCTAAACTCTACCAGTCGAAAGCGTGGCTGAGAAGACGGTACCTTGTGGAGCGTAAGAGCCCAGAGGAAATTGCGAAGGAATGCGGAGTGAGTCATATGACCATCTACCGCAAGTTGAAGGAGTTCGGATTCAGTCGATGATCTACACGATCTTTAGCATCAATGAGTCGCGCCTTCACTATAAGAATGCTATTAGGTTCCAGTTGTCACACTGGGACGAGTTCAAGCACCTAGCAGTTGACGGACACCGACGTGATGTGCTAGAGTCGTACTCAGATTACTACAAGATCGCTGTCCACAATGCGCCCGGTAGGCTAGAGCGTGTGGGACAGTTGGGAATCTGGTACTCAGTGATTAATGCTCTGAAGGTTGCGACAACCATGCCCATGGTGACCTTTGAGGATGACGCCATCCTGCACCCTAATTTCGTGCCTGAGTTCTACGCACGCATTGCTGAACTGCCGGATGACACTGATTTCTTCGCGCTGTTTTTGCCGCGTGATCAGGACCATGTGTACACCGAGGAAATGTCTGTATCACCGATGCTCTGCAAGGCGTATCAGCGATATGGCGGTGTGTCCATGTTCTACACGGTTCAGGGAGCAAACAAGATTATCAGGCTTCTAGAGCGTGATGGGCTGACTGACCAGTATGACGATCAACTTTTCAAGTACGTCAAGGCTGGTGAGTTGAACGGATATACTTCAAAGCCGTACTTCCCAGACTTGGTTTACATTACCGGGCAGGAAGCAAGCATTGTACAAGAATCGGAGATTATTTAATGCCGGGTAGTGTAAGAGAGAATGACGAGTTCGTTCGCAACTGGGTTGTGGATAATGATGTAAGAACGGTTCTCGACATGGGGGCCGGTAGGGGTACATATAGCACCTTGCTCCGTGACCTTATTCAAACCATCGATGGTGTAGAGGCATGGACTCCTTACATCGATCAGTTCGATCTAGAGAGTAAGTATGATTTCATTTACAACGAAGACATTCGTGGGTTCGAACCAGAGATTGATGACTATGACCTTGTGATCTTCGGGGACGTTCTAGAGCACATGAGTGAGTTCGACTCAAAGGCTGTGTGGAATGCCGCCAAGGACTACGCAAAGACTGGTCTAATTTCGGTACCCATCATTCACTATCCACAGGGTGCAGAGTTCAACAACCCATTTGAGGTGCACGTTCAGGAGCACCTGACCCCAGCAGATATCAGAAGTATATACGGCCCGTTTGACGACGAGGAAGTTTACCAGATTACTGGAACATTTATTAGGAGATTCGATGCCAGTACAAAGATTTAGAACAAAGATTGTTGAGATTGAAGCCGTGCAATTTACCGGCGACAATCACGATGAGTTGAAGGGATGGACTGAGGGTCAGTGGGATGACACAGAGCCTTGGAACATGTTTGGCGATGAGGATTTCGAATATGCCGGTCAGGTTTATGACGAACTTCATGACACGTGGATTAACGTAAAGCCCGGTCAGTGGATTGTGCGCGGTGCCAAGGGAGAATTCTACCCAGTGGACCCGGAAACATTTGATTGGAAATACGAGGAAATTGATACACACGATTGAGTCGCTTCATAAAACTGGGAAGGTTACAAGGGAAGGGGATTGCATCATTTGGAATGGTGCCAAGGCTGGGAAAGGCTACCCCTTGGTCGCTGACGACCGAGAAAGATACGTGCATAGGCTTGTGAAACTTTTAGAGGGTAGTCCCGTTGGAAAGGGCTTTCAAGCCGCTCATAATTGTGGAAATAAATCATGTATCAATCCAGATCACATTCGCCAAGCGACTCAATCTGAAAACGAAAAAGACAAAATTATACACGGTACATACAACCATGGCAAGCCCGGTGTAACTCACTGTGGCAAGTGGATTGAAGTCCGTGTTAAGCAGTGCAGAATGGCCGCAGGGCACGAAGGAATTTGCAAGGAGACAGTATGATAATTGGCCTTTCAGGGTACGCTAGGTCTGGAAAGGACGAGGCCGCAAGGGTTCTCGTAGAGAAGTTTGGTTTTGAGCGCATCGCATTTGCAGACAAGTTGCGAGACTTCCTCTACGCCCTGAACCCAATGATCTTCGTGACATACAGAGAGTATGACAGAAAGAAGTTTTTGGACCCAACTGAGTATGAGTCGGACAGGCTGCAAAGCGTTATCGATGAGTACACGTGGGATGGATATAAGGAGACTATTTATGGCACGGAAATTCGTGGACTTCTTCAGAGGCTCGGAACCGAGGCAGGAAGAGGCGTTCTTGGTGACAATGTATGGATCGACGCCGCACTTGGTAGTATCAAGCCGGATGGCCGATACGTTGTTACAGACGTTCGATTCCCCAACGAAGCAGACGCCGTTCGAAGCCTCAATGGTGAAATTTGGCGGGTATCCCGTAGTGGTGTCGGACCTGCTAACAACCACGCCAGCGAAACGTCACTGGATGACTACGATTTTGATGCGCGCATCAACAATGATGGAACGCTTGAAGAATATCATGCCGTAGTCAGTAAGTCTTACGTAGAAGGGCCTTTCAAGGAGGCCCTCAACACACCGATAGGAGTCTAGATTGAAGAACGCACACGAGTTTGAGGGTCTATACGACGACCTTTTTGACTTCACCAAGGCCGGGTATGCGATGATTAATCTTTCATCGCCATATCATACCGAGCCAACGGGTATTGTTAAGGAATTGCAGTACGTTTCCACCGATCCCGACAAGTATTGGATGAAGGGTCTGGCGACAAAGTGGCACGTAACAGCACGTGGACCACTTGATCCAAAGGTTCGTATCAAGCATTGTGCTCAGGTTATTGGAGCAACGTCTGTTCCTGACAGATTCCTTCTTGGCGACTATGAGGTTTTCCCATCGCCTTATGAGGATGAGAAGTACGAATGCATTGTTCTTCGTATTGACGATCAAGAACTTTACGATATCAACACGCAGTTGGCTGTGCTGCCCGGTGTGCAGACATACCTTCCATACAAGCCTCACATGACCCTTGGCTATTTTAAGTCTGGCTACACAAGCGAACTAATTGATGCTCTGGATGACTGCGTGCTGGACAGCGTTGAGTTCAAGGGTTGGGACTTTGGAAGGATGCAGCCGTGAATATTCTAACGGGTAAATTTGAGTTTGTCGAGGACCACCACAAGGGGTGGTTCAGGGTTTTCAAGTTCAGCACCATGATCGAGATTTGGTTCGGCAACCGCTGGATCGAAATTGAGTGGAAGAGAGACAAGAATGCGCGTAGGATTTGACTTGGATGGAGTTTTGTTCAACTTTGGACAAAGCGTCAAGGAGTATTTGGAAGCGATCGGCAAGGACGATCTTTGGAAGTCTGGGCCTAATCCCAAGCCGTTTTGGGATTTCTACAAGGACTGGAAGTGGACCACTCCACAGTTTCTACAGTTCTGTCATGATGGCGTGGATGCCGGATACATTTTCCGTGGCAATGTCCGTGACAATGCTGTAGCGGCGGTGCAGGCCGTAAAGGATGCCGGTCACGAGATTATCGTTGTCACTGACAGATTCTTTGGCAGCGATGAGCGAAACAGTCACATTGCAACCATTGAGTGGTGGCAAGAGTACGGTTTTCCAGAGGTTGACGAACTGCACTTCTCTCCCGTAAAGACTGTCGTGCCCACGGATATCTTCGTGGAGGACAAGGTGGAGAATTTCAAGGCACTCTGGAAGGCCGGTACGCCGACGTATCTCATCACCCGTCCATGGAACGATGATTTCGACGCAGGAGACTACCGTATCTCAGATGTGGTAGAATATCCTAATAAGGTTGATGAGTTGCAGGTCGGTAAGGACTTGCTGGCGCAACTCGCCTGACACAGAAAGAGATTATGCCGAACTATAGTTACACGTGCCTTGCATGCGACAAGGACGAGGATAGAATTGTCAAGATCGATGATCGTGACACTCAGCGATGCAATCATTGCGGAAACAAGTTGAATCGTCAGTGGCGCTTTGAGGGGTCTGTATGGGCACCCACAGCCAATGGTGGTCACAAGTGAGGTTGCGCACCGCACTCAGAACCCCGTCCTTCGTGGATGGGGTTTCTGAGTATTCGCAGGTTGTTGGCGGCAGCGGTAACACCTTTGACTTCATGTGCAAATGTGGAAATGGATTCTCCTTGTCCAAGGAGTATGACATTTATGAGCCAGAACAACTACGGTGCTCTGCGTGCAAGCGCAGCGTTCAGCCACTCGTGGGCGAGCGTGCTGTCTACAAGAGGGTCAAGTCTGACGCCAACAGAGCGGGCAGAGAATTCGATCTACCCATGGACTGGTTCAAGCATGCCATCCATGCTCCCTGTCATTACTGCGGGCGATCTGATCGCAACTCGATCAGCGTTCCTTCCAAGCGCCCCGGAGAATGGCTAGTCAGGGATTTCAAGTATAACGGTCTTGATCGACTGAACAATGACATTGGATACGTAATTCAGAATTGCGTACCGTGCTGTTACATCTGCAATAGGGCTAAAAACAGCATGGTCTACCAAGACTTCATTGAATACATTAACGATATGGTACAATATAGGAGTAACCTCTGAAGGAAAGGTAACTGCTGTGTCGTACACAGAAAATGCTACAATTTCACACACGCTAACCTTCAGAAACGAGACTGTAAAGTCTGGTGCATTTCTGAAGGTTAGTGGCATATATGGGCTGGTGCAATTTGAGTGCATCGTCCACAACCTCGACAATAATAAGGACTATCTGCTGGTCCACGTGCGGGGAGAGAAGAGAATGATTCCAATTGGAAGATTGCTTAGCGTCGTCCAGTTGAAGAGAAGCAGAAGGAAGACAAAATGACTGAACTACAAACTGCGGAATATTACGACGAAATGAATAAAGTCGTTGAGAAACTGCTTACGGGTACGAAGCATCCAGCGACCATTGCCAAGGAACTCGGTATGCAGCGCAAGGACGTGGTGCACTACATCAATGAATGGAAGCAGATCGCACAGAATCGACCTGACATTCAAGAGCGTGCCATGGAAGCGCTGTCGTCAATGGATCGCCACTATGACATGATCATCAAGGAAATGTGGCTGATCGTTGATACAGAAGTCGAAAACAAGACTCGTGCAACCGTGCTGAAGAATATTGCTGATATTGAGGCAAAGCGCCAAGAGACACTGCAAAAAGCCGGTATGTATGACGACTCTGGTATTGCTGACCAGTTGGCAGAAATGGAAGAACACGCCGAGGCAATTAGAAAGTTGCTCACGGAAGTTGCTACAAAGTACCCAGAGACAAAACTCTTCATCATGGAGGGTATTTCACGCATCTTCGGACAGGCACCAGCCGTGCCAGATGATGATGGGGTAATCAAGGGGGAAATCAGTGGCTCTTAATTTTACTGATCTAATGAACGCGGTGGGAGGTGACGACTTCGAAGAACGCCCGGTGGACATTAGACGATTTGTGACAGATGAGAAGTACCTAGACATGGGTGATACGCCTTTGTCCGAATACCAATACCAGTTGATTGAGGCATCCAGCCAAATCTACTTCAACCACACGCTGATCAGTCTGTATGGAGAGGTAGAGGGAACGAGGCGCTGGAAAAACACAGTTCGTGAAGTCATCGCACAGTTGGGAAAGGGCTCTGGTAAGGACTTTCTTTCCACCATCGCTTGTGCATACATCGTGTACCTCTTGCTGTGTCTTCGTGACCCGGCAAAGTATTATGACAAGCCTCGCAATGACTCTATCGACATTCTGAACATCGCTATCAACGCTGATCAGGCGCGGCGTGTGTTCTTTGAAAACTTCAAGAAGCGAATCAAGGACAGCCCGTGGTTTCTCAACAAGTACACCGAGCGTCAGGGTCACATGGAGTTCATCAAGAATATCAACGTTTACTCTGGTCACTCAGAGCGTGAGGGCTTTGAGGGTTATAACGTGCTGTATGTCGTGCTTGACGAGATTTCAGGTTTTGCTCTCGACTCCAACACTGGTAACGAGCACGGCAAGACCGCTCAGGGAATTTACGACATGTACCGAGCATCGGTAACAAGTCGATTCCCCGATGTGGGCAAGTTGGTTCTACTGTCGTTTCCCCGATTCAAGGGAGACTTCATCCAGAAGCGCTACAATGAAGCGCTGTATGGAAAGGACGATGCTGCAATCAAGGTTGAGGGAGAGGTTCACGTTCTTCCACGAGAGCACACTTTCCAGATCAACCCTGACCTACCGCCCGGTACGCAGGGCAATGAGTTCACCATCACGTGGGACGAGGACCACATCGTACGCTACGCAGAGCCCCGTGTATTTGCTCTGAAGCGTCCATCGTGGGAGGTAAACCCAACCAAGCGCATCGAGAATTACATGGAGGATTTCTTGTCCAACAAGGTCGATGCTCTTTCTCGTTATGCATGTATGCCTCCTGAGGCTATCGATGCATTCTTCAAGGACCGCGAGAAGATGGAGCAGGCTTTCCGTGGTCAGAACGGTATCGATGACGAGAACAGGTTCAACGAATGGTTCAAGCCAGAGGATGGCAAGAAGTATTACATTCACGTTGACCTTGCACAGAAGCAGGACCGCTGTGTCGTCACCATGTCTCACGTGGAGAAGTGGATGACCAGAAATATCGGCGGTAACATGACAGAGCCAGCCCCGGTAATCAAGGTTGATGTGGTACGTTGGTGGACACCTACCAGCGAATACACCGTTGACTTCACTGAGGTTCGTGAATTCATCCTGTCGCTACAGAGACGAGGATTTGACATTGGTCTGGTGACATTTGACCGTTGGCAGTCTCACGATATCATGAACGAACTTCGACGTTACGGATTGCAGTCAGAGATTCTTTCCGTAGCCAAGAAGCACTACACAGACATGGCGATGGTGGTACACGAGGAACGTCTCTCAGCACCCAAGAACGACCTGTTTGTAGATGAGTTGATGGCCCTGAGAATTACGAAGGCCGACAAGATTGACCACAGCCGTTCAGGAACGAAGGACTTTTCTGACTCCATCTGTGGATCGATCTTCAACTCCATCGCTCATACCCCAAGAGAAGCATACGGTGATGTGGAGGTATACACCCTGACCGACATGATCGCAAAGGAACGTGAGCAGGATGAACTGAGAAAGAAGGAGGCCGGTATCTATGAAACACCAGATGCTCAGGCTAATATTGCACCTATCCGAGCACCACAAGATACTAAGATGCCAGACATTCTGTCTTCGTTCATCGACGGTATGAAGGTGATCGGGGGTTGACTGGATTTGGAAGCGTGTGCTAGAATGAGTCTAAATTATCAATTAATAAGAGTACAAGATACTGAAGAGGAATGTAGATGTTCTGTAAAACATATACCAAAACCTCTAATGTTGGCAAGACTAGAAGAAGTCGCAGGGGTCCATCTTTGTCCTTCAGGTCTCTTCAACTTGCAAGACTTGCTCCATGAGTATGCCTTGACAGGGGGCCTGCCTGCTGGTAGTATCACCAAGCACTATGGCAAGTTTCTGCGTGATCTTGCCGCAGAAATCTATGCATCTAGGAAGTGATTTGTATGACACTAATCGAAGTTGGTGACCGAATACGATTTGACAGACAGTTGGCCATCGCTGCGCTGATCGAGCGTGACGGTAACAAGTGTCAGTACCCCGGTTGTCGCCTGCCATTTGATGAAAACCCTGACTCTCGCTACGGCCTGAGTCTTGACCACATCTACCCGCAGGTTAAGGCGAATGCAGATGGCTGGACCTACGAGGAAATCTGGGCACTGGACAACTTGCAGTTGATGCACCGTGTGTGCAATGCTCGCAAGTCTGATCTGACATATGACGAGAATGGCGAACTGCCAAAGCGTGGTAGGGTCAGAAGCGCAAAGTTGCCAAGACCTGAATGGTGTGAAATGTGTGACAGCGGTAGGCTTTTGTACCCCGGCGAATTCTGTCCGGAGTGTGAGTCTGGCCCACAGCCAGCCGCATGGCCTGCCGTTCTACAGAAGGCTCCGAAGGAATGTGACCACAGCACGTACCACTGCTGGATGTGTGTTATCGGCCATGTTCCAAGGATATCTGCCATAGAGCGCATAGCGTTCGGATAGGAAAAGATGAATCTAGAAGACGAGCCGGATTATGTTGAGGCGTTGGCTGACGTTGACCACAAGGTGATTGACGGGAAACTGTTTATCGCAGCCAACGACCTTGACATTCTCACCAACACCATCATTGCAGCAATGATGCAGTATAAGCACTGCCCGCATTCGTTTGCGGTTGCTGACGTGATCCTCTCCAACTACAGCGCATTCACAGATACATTGAATGCTCTGAACGCATCTGAAATGGTTCCAGATACCGTTCCCGATGATATAATGGGAGAATGAACTTCTGGAAGGGTGCATTTGCACCAATGCAAAAGCACGTCGTTTCGGTACGCCTAGTCCTCCTGAGCAACATGACTCAGGAGGATTGGGACGTATTGGACTTTGACGAATTGAGGCCATCTGCCAAAGAGGCGTTGGCCGAGGCGATTCTCGATGGAGTGGTCGCCGGATTCTGGCGCGTGGACGTTGATATGCATAAGTCATCCAGACCACACGGAGGAAAGGCACGTTACTTTTATCCGGCCCCAAAGAGCGCGGTGGAAAGTGGGCAAACACCAGACCCACAAGAGTTCCAAACCTATCAAAACTTCGACGGTAACGTAGATCAAGACCTACTTGACACACCAGCCGCAGATAGGCTAGCGTACCTCTTGTTCATGCTGAAGGCTCTGTCTCCTGACGAGCAGGTTCGGATGATGGACATGATCAACAAGGAACTGCCAGACTACGAAGACGTAGACATTGAAAACCTGAAGGCACGAGACGCTGCACTGGCCCTCGCCATCCAACTGTTCCTGATGAACCGTCCAGCCGCTGCCAAGAGAATCCTGCGTGCTGTTGACATTCAGGACGACGAACTGTATGCTATGGTCAACGACGAAGAACCTACTGACTAGGAGTTCTCATGAAGAAGTATTGCGACTTCTGTGCCGCCCGCAAGGGCTGGCCCTACAGCATTGAGCGCATCACCGCCAAGTGCGAGGTCTGCAATACTGAAGACCTGTGCAACAACGTTGCTAAATGGCTACTGAAGGAGAGAACTCGTGACGTTCAAGGATGGTGACAGGCTCTACATCGTTTCAGAGCGAAACGGTGTACGCAAATTCATCAGGCAGCCCTCAGGAAAATGGGTTTGCAGGGGAACAAATCTTTCAGCCACGGATGTAGAGGTTCGTGTGACAATCAAATTCCGTAAATGCTTTCTGGCTCGCGCCGGTAGCGACGTGATAGAAGGGCATCTAGACAATGAGTGACGAGTACCACAAGATCAATGCGCCATACAAGCGCGACAAGAAGGGCGTAATGCTCCAAGGTGATTGGTGCATGCCCGAACTGGAATATCTCGCAGAGAATGAGTGGGAGTTCACCGAGAAGGTGGACGGTACCAACATTCGTCTGACGTTCAACCGCTATGGTGGTTTCAACATTGCTGGACGCACTGACAATGCTCAGACTCCCAAGCCACTGCTGCACCACCTTGAAGACCTGTGTTCCTCACTGAGCGACAACGTGGTTGCCGTCATGGAGCAGCACGACATTGGTGAACTTACCGTGTATGGTGAGGGCTATGGTCCAAAGATCAATGGCGGTGGAAAGTACGGTGATGCTCCACGATTCGTGGCTTTCGACGTACGCGTTGGAGACTTCTGGCTTATGCGCAAGGACGTGGATGACTTTGGTGACAAGACTGGCTTCGACACTGTGCCGGTGGTCTTCACTGGTAACCTGTGGAGCGGTTTTGGCATGGTTGCAAATGGCTTTTCCCGTGACCTTGCTGGCAACTTCATCGACATGCGATCCAAGGGGCACGCCGGTATGAGGTCAGCGTGGGGGGACTTTGAGGCTGAGGGACTTATCGCTGTTCCCAAGGTTCCCCTGTTCACTCGATCTGGTAAGCGCGTCATTACCAAGATCAAGCACGTGGACTTCCGCCGATGATCTGGCTATTCGTGGGGCTGGCGTTGTACTGGTTTGCAGGATACATTGCTGTCAGGATCAACGCGTACGAGCACATTCACTACTACAACTTCAAGTTGACACTCGGCTTCTGGGTTGCTAGAGTGATCATGATGTTCCTGTTCGGGGTCTTCTACCTCGCAGGAATTTGCATCGATGCTGAGTCTGAGAACAGGCGACGTGGATTCTTCATGTCACCTCACAAGCATCCCAACGACCACCTACGAGCCAGAATGGTTCTGGGCAACCTTTTCAATATCAAGGAGGACAGATGAGTATTGCTGACAAGAAGGACGAGATTCTTGCCAAGGGCGAGGCCCAGCGAGGACAGTTCGACCCGGAGCCCGGTTCTGCGCCCGTGCGCATGTACCAGTATTGGGTCGAGAACTCGTGGGTCCATGGACAGCCCGCTCCCGCTCGTGAGAATTTCTGCCACTACTGGCGCATCGTTCTCATCTGGGGTCCGCTGTGGTGGGTTTTCCTTCACACGCTCTACCCGGTCTTCACCTCACGTCCTGCCAAGGCGGCGGCACGTGGTCTGAAGAAGATTCACATTCCTCAGGCAATCAAGTCCTTCTTCAACAACAACGAAGAGAAGATTCTTCTGGGAATGGTGTATGCCCTGTCAGTGGCGTTTGGCGCTGTGGTGCTCGGAATTCTGGTCTATTCTCTGATCACCCATACTGCTAACACACTGATCATCCTTGGAATCATCGCTGGTGTCATCGCGTTCGTGACGCTGATGGTAATGGTTCTCTCTCACTTCATTGACAAGGCTGATGCCAAGAAGCGAAAGATCGAAGACGCTGCATTTGAGGCGTATTTCAAGGGTGAAGGTCCGCACCCGTATGACCACAAGGAAGAGAACAAGCAGCCGGGTCGTCTGAAGCGATTTTTCAAGGCTGTTGGCGAGTACGTCAGCGTATTCTTCACTGTGCTGCGTACCAAGAAGTGGAAGATTTGTCCCTTCGTGACCGTGCCGGGTGTGGACAATGGGCGTTGAGCGAGTCCCGCTAAAGACGTATGGAAAACTTGACGAGTGGGACACCTACCCTTCATATGGTAATGTGAGGTGGGATACCAACGTTCGTTTCGAAGCCCACATGGAGGTGACCGGCATGTACTCTGGTCGGTCAGCCAAGGGAGCCTGTGTCACTGACAAGAATACCGGCAAGGAATACCACATGTTCATGACCGATCTGATCAAGGCTCTGAGGGCTTTGACGGTTGACAAGGGAGTGTTCCCTGTCATGGAGTGGGAAGCCTGCAAGCGTGGCATGAACTATGGCATCCGACCAGTGTTGACAGCCAAGAAGTAACCTGCTACAATTTAGATGAGGTCGAAAGACCGACCGGGCGCGGTGGACAATACGCAATGTGGGTGAAATGTTACGGTAGCATTCCAGTTTTCCAAACTGGCCGCGAGGGTTCGACTCCCTCCACCCGCACGCCCGTGTTCGTATGGTTAAAAGGTAAAGCGTTGACGGAGCAAGAGGCAACATCCCTATGGGACCGTCAGAAATCCATACACTTAATCCCCGTTCGTATATTCGGTAATACGTCAGGTTCTGGTCCTGAAAAGCGAGGTTCGAATCCTTGACGGGGAGCAATACCTACAAGGTATATCAGGGCTTGACAGCCTCTGAGAATCTGGTAGAGTAGTTCTTGTTGGAAGGGAACGCATGGTGCGGCGGCGAGAGAAACCTCGGCGCAGACAAACAAAGTGAGTTCGACTCTCACGCCAGTCCAACGGTTCGAACCCCAAAGTCGCGGGGTGTAGGGCCAAACGCCTGCTGAGAAGCATACGTAATAAATGCGCTGGCGTTCAGTGGAGTAGGTGGAGGTTGAAACTAGTTAAAGCCATAGAAGCCTTTGATCCCACTGAATGACCAAACTTGATATACTGGTAACAAAGTGGTCCCGGTAATAAACCGCCACTTGACAGAGCCGAAGAAAAGGGATAGGCTCAGTCACACTAGTCGGCGTAGGATAATTGGTTAGTCTCTCTGACTTTCAATCAGAGTTGTGCGGGTTCGACCCCCGTCGCCGGTACGTAAGTTTTAATCTTCAGGAAGGCACACATGTCTACAGATACGCTAGAACTCATTGAAATGGACCTGAATCTCGATATCAGGCCGGTATGTGAGGATGCGGCCAACAATGACGGCAATGAGGCACAATGGATTACCCGTCACCCCGGCTGTTCGTATCTGATTTGCACGGTGTGCAAGACCGAGGACCAGAGTGTTGTCAATGAGTGTATTCAGGATGGAACAGAAGCGTGGTGCGGACAGTGCAACACAATGTTCCAGCCAGAGGAACTGAAGTTCATTCCTCTCTAGTTGACAGACAGTAGATCAGGATGCTACACTTGATCTACTCACATAGGGACGAGCGTAGGTTGAGTCACAGAGCCTCCAAAACTCTAGTGCGATGGGTTCGAATCCCTCCGTCCCTGCTCAACAACTAAATAATCGATGGCCTAGGTGACTGTTGGATTGTGTCACTTCCCTGTCACGGAAGCATGAAGCGGGTTCGATTCCCGTCTAGGTCGCGCAAAGAGAGAAGGAAAGGTATTGGTCTGAGGCTTCGGCTATTCAACCTCTAACCACCCGGCAGACGCCGAAGCATTGCTAATGCGCTCTTTCAATCGGAATGTACGCAAGAGGTATGCGGTTTGCTTTGGGAGCAAAAAGTCGGGGGTTCGAATCCCTCCATTCCGACGTGAAGCACGGGTTCGAATCCCGGTGCCCGGTATATGGGTATAGTGTATAGGAGCACACGCCGTCACTTAAAGGAGAATAATGGCAGACAAGAACGATGCAGTCGCTAAGGTGGTTGCAGAGGATGGTTTGGAGACTTGGGTCGGACAGATCGAAGCGCTTGTTTCAGACATTGCTGAGTCAATTAAGGAAGAGGCCGACGAGAAGTACGCCGTTAGGGATGGCGAGGCTCTATTCCTGAATGTCAATGCAATTGCGATCTACGCACATGCTATGCATATGCACGCAATATTTCTCAATGAGTCAGGAAGGCCAGAACTAGCAGATTCAGTCACACAGCATGTGATTGCTTTGGCTACTCTGGTAGAAGAGGCTCAAAAGCGCTCTTGACAGAAGACTTGGTTCCAGTCTATAATGGAACTAACATGGTGGTATAGCCAAGTCTGGTGAAGGCAATGCTCTGATAAGGCATGATGCGTTGGTTCAAATCCAACTACCACTACGTAACAAAATATGGTCCTATCGCCAAGTGGTAAGGCATCTGTTTTACACACAGACATGCGGGAGTTCGATTCTCTCTGGGACTACGCAACATGCCTCTAGGGAGGACGGTGTTCTCAGCGATCCTTATAAGTCGTGAAAGCCGGGTCATCCCCGGATGGGGGTACACAAATTATGTATGAATATCAGCAAGGCATTGGCGGGTTAATATACACACCTCCCGTCACATATGGTGAAGCAAAGCGTGTGATCAAGAGCGTAACAGTAATTGAGACTTTTGATGAGAAGGAAAAGTTGGTCGCACGCAAGACAGTGACAGAGTACGAAGACGGAAAGCCTTCAACTCCGATCACATGGAACAATGGCGTACAGCCTTTGTAATTTAACTTAATATAAGGGCTTCGGCCCAAATGGAAGGTCGGCAATTGGCGTAGCACACAGTCTTGAAAACTGCTAAGGGTAAAACCGATGTGGGTTCGACTCCCTCACCTTCCGCCCAAAAAGGGCTGGTGGATGCTTTCGGGCGCACCAGCCCTTTTCTATACCCAAAGGAGGATGACATGGAACTACTATTCAGCACACCGCATGGATCACGTCTGTATGGCCTGCACCATGCGAACTCTGACCATGACCGCATGGAGGTTTATGGTTTCAACAAGTTCAGGCCAAAGCAAAAAATCATCGGTGATGATGATGTTGTCAAGGCATCACTAGACAAATTCCTGCTGTACTGTGACAAGGGTGTGCCCCAGTATCTTGAAGCCATGTTCTCCGAGCAGGCCACTGTGAACCGCATAGAATTCATCACGGACACCTACATGCCCAACATGACACACATGAGAGACACGTATTTTAGAACCATCAAGTCGTTCTGGATGTTCGGTGTTGAGAACGATGACCACAAGAGGCGGCGGCATGCACTGAGGCTCTTGCTCAACTTGCGCGAAGCCCATGAACGTGGTAGATTCAACCCAACATTGACAGCCGAGCAGGCTAGACAGGTCACCATCGATGCTGATAGACTGACGGAGTTGCCCGACTTTTAGGAGTAAGAATGCACAAGACAATTCTATGCAGTTGCGGAAAGCAGATTTCTACCTGTAGGTGTCCAAGTCCAAACAAGACAATCGTGGTGTCTGACCAGCCCTGTACTCATGTCAAGACAGAGGTTCAGCCAAGTTCAGAAGAGGTGTACGCAAAGTATGCTGATATCTTTGGAGTCCCTTCTTGGCTTTTCAAGGAAGTGATTGCCAAGTACAACGAGGAAATCCTTCAGGCACTGGTGACAGAGGCCAGAGACAAGAGCAGGAGCCTTCGTGGAGAGTAGAAACCAAGAAGTTTTCAGAGTGCACGGCGACGTTCCGACGACTGTCACCATTGAATTCAACATTCAGCCGGGGCAGAGTGACAGGGACACCCTTCTCAATGCCAAGGACTACCTTGAATACTACCTCAACAGTGGTAATCACAAGTCATGGGGTAGAAAGATCAGTATTAAGGGTGTCATGGCAAGGGTCAGATCGTCTAAGGAGCGGCGCGGCAGTGAAACGAAACCAGTCGTCTCAGATGTTGCACGCCGAGAGTGAGTATGCTACACTAGTTTTATTCCGGCGCGGATTCGATGAGTTTCCGCCCCGGTCATGCCGATTAAGTGTTAATGGATGCACGGGCGATTGAAGATCATCAAGTGGGGGATCGTTACCCTCAATCGGCACTGGGGTGTATTGGCGCTGGCTACGAACCAGTAGTGCATAACGGACTGAAAATGAGGGTTCGAATCCCTTCTCCCCAACGCGATTGACGCACATTGATGTGCTATGAAGTTGAGTAGGAAATACATTGAAGGCAAAAGTTACTGGCCTAATGGCCACCTTCCTGCTGCTCTTTGCAGCGTTGACCATCGCCCCCGCACAGGGTGCGGCGGCAGCGACGACAGGAAACAAGTTCTGTCAGACAAGTGGCAGTTCAACCGACGCCGTTATTCAGGCGTGGTGGGAGAACGGCACAAAGCAGAATGTCGGCTGGTACAAGTGCAGCCCGACAGGTGTAAATGGATTTATTGTTCCTAATGGATTCTACTGTCAGTCACAGTGGGGGTACACCTACAATGGCGATTGGTTCGGTAGGCTTTACAGGTTCACCACGAACAACAATTACCTGTACCTGACTTGTCGTCACGCCTGATAAAACAGGCAAGGTATAATAGTGGTATGGAAGAGTACACATTCACCGTATGCCTCACTGTTAAGGTAGAGGCGTTTGACAAGTCCGATGCTACGGACATTTTGCATGACACTTTCGACCCCGGCAGCGACTGCGGAGTGGAAATCGTAAATCTTGATATCAAGGAGTAACGTGAGTAACATTGACCAGATTATCATGATCTGTGGTATTCAGGCCGCATGCAAGGGTAACGAAGCAGTGGGAGAAGTCGAATTTGAAGTGTCCGATGAGGATACGGAACCGTTCGATATCAAGATTCCCTGCTGCTCAGAATGCCTCAACTTCTTGAATCCGGGCGGTACGTACAGTATTGACAGCACGTCAGACGGTGTGGTAGACTGAAGTACACACTTTGGGGGTGTGGCCTGACAGGGAAGCAACTGCTTTGCAAGCAGTCATATGTGGGTTCGAATCCCATCACCTCCACGTCGTTGAATCACATGAGGCTAGTGTGATGAGGCCGTCCTGAGCAAGACGTTAAACTACTGAATGGGAGCGTAGTGTCAACGGTAACACACTTGTTTTGCAAGCAAGCATTGAGGGTTCGAATCCCTCCGCATCCACAAAGGGTAGCGGCATACCTCCTAGAAATAGGTAACTGATTTCCAGTTAGTAAAAGCCGTATGATCCGGTCGCACAGTCTGGCAGTGCATGGCACTCTTAATGCCCGAGAACGTGGGTTCGAATCCCACCCGGATCACAAAAGTGCTAATATCTAGATGATAAACCTGCTAAGCACTAACGGCACGACCAGACTCCTAACAGGATGGAGGCGAGGCATCATGGCGGCGGTATACCGTGGGATCATGGTCTGACTGGTCAATGGGTGTATAGTTCAGTTGGTTAGAACAGCAGACTCTTAATCTGCGTGTCGGGGGTTCAAGTCCCTCTACACCCACATGAGCGGTATGGGAGAGTCACTAGTAATTCAAGAGGACGTTTTCGCCAGCAGCGATTTGCGTCACCTCTCTTGGACTGACAGCAATGGCGTTACCCGTTTCTACGAGATTGTGTCTGATATGGCAGATGACGTAGAGTACGGTGTTGACAAGATTGCTACGGCAATTGGTGATATCGGCTACCAGACTTCTCATCAATGAATCGGTGCCAGAGCATGGTCGATTGGGTCGGACTTTTAATCCGTTGCAGAAATGCCATCGTGGGTTCGAATCCCACCCGATTCTCAATGTGCTACCCTTGACGGGGTAGCATTTTTTATGGAGGGAAATATGACAATCGCTATTAATGAAGAACAGTCGAAGACAATGAGCAAGTACGAGGCCACAGTAACGCCACAGGGCAAGGACGTGTGGTCAGTCAAGGTTGAGGAGGTCCGCTATTTTACAGTGGACCCAGACACCGTGTATAGTCGTAGCATGGTGTTCCAGAGGGACAACTTCGTGGGCACCGAGGAAGAGGTCAAAGCATTGGCCTCAGACAAGATCAAGGATTTGGTCTCAGACAGGGACGCAATCAACACCAAGAAGACATTTACCATTACGGAGGACGACTGTGTTTGACAACCAGCGCGGTAGGGAGTGGGCAGCATTCAATATCAAGAATGCCGATCACTTCATCGAGAAGAACGAGAACAAGATCAAATTGTTGCAGAGAGTCGCCCAGTTCGTGGTGACAGTTACTGGTCTTGCACTCATCAGGAAGAGGATGAAGCGTTGACCCTTGGACTGCTCTTGACAGTCATCTTCTTCGTGTGTAAGATGGGTGCTGTTGGTGGCTTCGCTGCATGGTCATGGTGGCTGGTGTTCACGCCGCTCATCATCGAGTTTGTGGTAGACTTGCTACTGCTGATCTTCTGGGGAAGTGTCCTCAGATCAATCTTTAATCGTTAAACGTAAGGGAGAGAGCGAATGCTTTTCATTCTGTATATTACTGGCGTCATCGCCATGGCAGTGCCCAACCTTTACCGGGCTCATCTGCATTACAAGGAATGGCAAGGCATTCGCTCTTTCCATTCCTTCCTGCGGGAAAACAGAGAGCACATGTACAATGGCTGGTACGACCGTGATGAACTGCGGTGGGCCGGTGAGTCTGCGAAGAGGGATATGACGAACTCTTTGATGTTTGCGTTCATGTCTCTATTTTGGCATGGTGTGCTCTTTGGGCACCTTACCGTAAAGGGCTTTACGTGGCTTCGAAACAAGAATAGCAGCATGGCTCCCAAGAGCCAGATCGACCACGCGGCAATCCGAGAGCAGGAGGGTTTCTAATGTACATTGCTGGACCACTCGCTGCATACTTCACCGTCGCTCTAGTCATTTTCTGGATTCAGGGAATGGCTCACATAAATGATTACAACCGCTCTGTTGCCCGGTCCTACAGTTCTTGGAAAGAATCGAAGCGGTGGAACGATGGTGATTTGCGTGGTGCTAAGCGTGAGCGCAGCAATGCAATCGATCTGGTAAAGAATGTGATGTTCTGGGCTCGGTGCCTCGTGTGGCCTTTGGTCATCCCAACATACCTAGTCATATGGATCGCAAAGTTCTTCATGCTATGCTTCGAAATTTACAATTCCATTCGTAGGCCCCAAGGCTATGATCAGGCATGACAGTTCCATGAAGCCGATGAGTCAGGAGCAGGCAAGCGAGGTTTATGATATCCTCGTTGAGCACTGCGGTGCGCCAGAGAGTTGGCGTGACAATTTCATGTATCATCAGACAGCAAGCGTGTGTGAAGAATACCGCTTTCAAGGTTGTCTGGGATTCGGCGGCAAGTTCCGTCGATACAATCGCGGCAGCGGTCTAGAACGCTGGTATGTTGACCAGTATCACGAAGACACGACTGACCGCTCCAAGAAAGTGATTGAAACGGCAAACGATCTGCTTGCCGATCTTAGAAAAGAGTACGAATGAACAAGATCAGAATGGCGATTGCATCGCTGTTTGCAGCAATGCTGCTTGTCCTGAGTGGTGTGTCCGCTCAGGCAGCGACCGACAATCTTGGTTGTCACTCCTATGGTGGACGAGTTTACAATGATCCGTCGAGCCGACTTCTTCCACGCATTTATGCAGATGGCCCCGGTACGGGCTGTCCAGCCTATTACAATCTTGGCAAGGGCCAGTGGTCGAACAACTATTACAACTTCCGTGACGTAGATGCTTTCTACGTTGGACCCGGCTACCGTTGTGTCTCCCCATGGGGCTACATCTATTACGGCAACGTCAACGGAACGTGGTTCTGGCTTGTAAATGACAGTGTAGTCCTGTCGCTTTACTGCACCCCAGTTCCTGCTGGTTCGTCCCCTGCTGGTGACGGCCCAAGTGGCGGTGAAGTCATCAATGGCGATGAATCAGAGGCCCTGCCCGGATTGGCACCACCAGCCTGACGCTTGACAGGTGCCCACCGACCTGCTAAACTGGTGGAATGCTCCGATAGCGCCGAGGTCTTCTAAGCCTTCCAGTATAATCAGCGTAACGGACGGATGGGGGTTCGAATCCCTCTCGGAGCGCCGTGGTGTAGTTCAGTGGCAGAATAGTTCCCTCATAAGGAAAAGGCCGGTGGTTCGAATCCACCCATCACGACTAGCGGAGTAGAGCAGTTCGGAGTGCTCGCTAGGCTCATAACCTAGAGGTCGCAATTTAAGAGGTTCAAATCCCGCCTCCGCCACCAATTGAATAATGCGGTACAATGGATACATGAATGTTATCCGATCCCTATGGGCGTCAGTTCAGGGCGACCCTGTGTTCATGAGAAAGTTGAATGGGCACCTGACGCTACATTGGATTTGCCACTTTCCTGTGGTAATCTTTCTGTACTTCGCATTTCCTCAAACGTGGGACAAGATTTCTATTCTATATCTTGCACTAGTTAGCATCTATGCAAACGTCGCTGGTCACCTAGCGGCATGGCAGGCTTCTCGTGTTGAGGTTAGACAAGAGGAAATTGCCACAGATTCAGAGCCTACACGTCTCAATTCTGGTGATTAAACGCATACCATGCTACACTGTTAGTATGGTTGGATTCAGACAGAGACTCAGAAAGATTTTGAACGCACGCTACAGCGTGTCCGCGTGGCTGTGGATTTTGGTGTCCACCGCCACTGCAATTGTTATGTTCATTCTGATCGCTAGCGGAGAAGGCGCTACGCCGGGACTACGAGAATTTCTATCCGTGCTTCCCGTCAATGGGTATTTCTGGTCTGGCGGTTTGATCATCACTGGCATTACAAAGATTTATGGAATGGCAACAGGGAAGGAACGCGCCGTTGTCTACGGATCATTCTTTGCCTTCTGTCTCTGGGTGTTTGGAGCCATTGCATTCCTTCTATCTGGAAATGCAGTCAGCGTCATCTTGTTGATTCTGCCATTTATGATCTTCAACGCCTTCCTCTTCCTAGGTGCACTACTTAGGGAAGAGTCACAACTTTAACTTGACCGCCAGTTGGTGAGGTGCTAGACTCAACCTGTAAGACCCTCCACAGAGTCTTAGAGTCAGGAGTCACAGTGAATCCACGAGCATTTGCTGCCCCTCCCGAGTACGAAGTTCGGGGGAACAAGCACGTACTAATTCTGCACATGTATCACTGGTGTGCACACCCGCGTTTCGGCTCGTCCAAGCACGAGTTTGAGTTCGACACCGAGAAGGATGCGCTAGAGCGCATGAAGCGTCTCGGTTACATCATCACTAAGGACTAGTATGGACCGAGAGGTTCCTTGGGAGGAAATTACCATGGAGAACGTAAAGATCGACTGGCGCAATGGGCGTATCACGGGCGGTGTCCGTATGGCATCCACCAGTGGCTGGATCGACATTCCGCTTCTGTCTCACGTTGAGGGAAATCTCTATCAGGGTGGATGCAAGCAGGGCTACGCTCTGGATGACGATTTCGTCAAGGTCGTCTCTCTGTACCCGTGGGAGCGTTACGAGATTGCTGACGGCACTGACCGTGTTGAAATCCGCATGTACGACAGCCACGACGGTGTGCTAGAGGAAGACCTTTTCCGAGCGTCCGATGAGGTTCTGGCCGGTCTGGAAAAGGGCAAGACCCTTGTCCACTGTCAGGCTGGACTCAACCGCTCTGGACTTGTTACGGCATTTACCCTGATGCGTCAGGGTATGTCCGCGCAGGACGCCATCGACAAGTTGCGTCGTGGGCGCGACCAGTTGGTTCTGTGCAACCAGACTTTTGTCAAGCAACTGCACGACTTGGAGCGCCGTCGCTCTGAATGGGAGGGTGATACTCATGAGTAGGTAAGTAACTACAATAAGGAGGAAATATGTGCAGCAATTGTTTCGATGGAAAGGGATGGCCCGACCACCGAGAACGTAACGCTTACCGTCCAGAAGACGAGGAAGACCCACGTTACGCACACTCACCTCGCAAGAGGTCAAAGAGAGAAAAGGTTCGTACCAAGGGCTGCCCAGAGAACGACAACAAGGCTCACGTTTACGAGATTGTTGAAGTGATCGAGTGGGGCCAGAAGTATAAGCGAACCGACGAGGGTGTTCGCTATGTTTGGGCTCCTGAAAGCAAGTGGAAGCGTATGTGCGTTGGCTGCGGCCACGTCCACAACGTTTATTACTGGTGGAGCAGGAGAACATCGCCGGTAGGTAGAGCCTTCAATGAAAGCGATGTCTACGAAGTGATCGACAAGACAAACGTAAAGCCTTTTTGGATGACATGATGTATAATGGGTTCATGGCTGTCATGAACATAATCCAAAGGACGATTAATACACACGTCACCCCTTTGGGATATCTGTTTGCAGTTTGGCAAACCGTATTCGGAGTTAACCATCTGCTGCTGGATGACAAGGGTGGCGCAAGAACTGTGCTGTCAGAAATCGATCCCCTTATGCCAACGGAGATTTGGGGATTGATTCTGGTAGTAGCATCTGTTAGTTTGATCATCGGCATGCTGTGTGAGAAAACCTCAGTCGTGCAAGTATCTGCTTTTGCAGGGTTTGCGCTCTGGGTCATGGCTATGCTATCGTATGTGCTGAACGGATTCATTTGGCTTCACGCACCGAGCGCGGCGCTTCAAGCGATGATGTTTGGCTATTTCTTTCTCGCGGCTGGTATCAACCAGTTGTGGGACTACGCACCAGAAAGGTACTAATGAACACGGAGTTCAATTCTACGTGACTCTTTCCAACTGTTAAAGTTGGAAAGGAGGACACAAAGATGGCTGGTCCTTGCAGTATGCCTTCGGGCGACCGCGAAGAATATGAATTTCTTCGCACCATGCGTTGCGATGCTCACGGAGAGCATTGCTACGGTGGACAGCGAAACTGCGTCATGGTAACATGGCGTGAGTGGCTGCTGAAGCGTAACCGTCTCAGGACGGGGAAATCACGGGCTTGACGGCCCGGTGATCGATGTGCTAGACTGAGTACATAATAAATCAGCGAGTTGCTTGGCCTCATAGCCTCTCGTGTAGACATAACGAGGTCCGTTTCGGGTAGAGTTCGGTTAAACTACCCAACCATGGGCGTGCGCCAACGTTGGAGAGTTGGGGGAGGCTGTAACCCTCTTGCACTGCGTCTGAGTAGGTTCGAATCCTATCACGCTCACGCAATAACTAAATAATCTATCGTGGTGTGGTGTGAATTGGCTAGCCGTTCGCCTGCAAAGCGAAGTAAATGCGGGTTCAAGTCCCGTCACCACGTCCATTAAAATCTACCGGGTTCGACAAACGCCGGTACTCAAATGAAAGAGAGAAAAACAATGTCACTACAAATTGGAAACAAGACGGATCGCTTTTCTATTAATCGTGTCGCTGAAACCGTTCATCTGGGTATGTATCCAGATAACACCCCTGTTGTTGATCTAGAGACTGTCTGGAACTTCAATGCCAGTCATAACGACACATTCATGATTAGCCGTCCGGAATCACTACACGAGTTCGTTACGCATATGTTCGTAGCGGACTCTTTTGCTGAGAGGGGCAATCCGATTCGGAGCCTTGTCCTTCCTCGTGTCCCCGGTGCCCGACAGGATCGCATCAAGTGGGAAGGCGACTGGCTCTTTACTCTAAAGAGCGTTGCCAAGATGGTCAATGAGAGAAACTTCCAGAATGTTGTCACTCTTGATCCTCACTCTCTGGCCACCACCGCCCTGATCGACAGGCTCGTGGTCCCAGAAATTCGCCTGCGCCACTGCATGGAGACGGCTGGTGTTCACGTCAAGGACTACGCTGGCATTATTGCGCCCGATCTTGGGGCTCAGAAGCGTGCTCAGGAGGCTGCTGCACACTTCGAACTGCCGGTGTTTCAGGCTGGCAAGACTCGTGACCCGCACACCAACAAGTTGAGCGGCTTCCACTTCTTCGATCACCTCATCCCTGATTCCCACTACCTCGTGGTGGACGATCTGTGTGACGCGGGCGGCACGTTCATCGGACTTGCAGAAGAGGCTCACAAGGTATATGGTGTGACTCTCGACCTGTTCGTCACGCACGGACTTTTCACCAAGGGCACTGCAACCCTTTTGCAGCACTACAACAACCTCATTTCCACCGACTCTGTTGAAATCAACGACCCTCGCGTCATCACGCTAAAGGTCACGGAAGGACTGACAAACTATGCATGATATGCTGAATGTTATCACTCTCTGCGATGGTTACAAGGTTGACCACCGCCGCCAGTACCCCGCAGGAACGGAGTTTGTCTACTCCAACTGGACCCCGCGCGGTAGCCGAATCGATGGTATCGATCACGTGGTGAACGTCGGTCTTCAGTATTTCCTAAAGGAATACCTTCAGGACCAGTTTGATGACTTCTTCGATGAAGACGTTGACTTCGTGTGTGCTGAGTACGAGCGTCGTATGAACACGTACCTCGGCCCGAATGAGATTGGTTCTGATCACATTCGTGCGCTTCACGAACTGGGCTACCTGCCTCTAGAGTTCAAGTCTCTTCCTGAGGGCGCTCTCGTTCCGCTCCGTGTTCCGATGTTCACGGTCGAGAACACGCACCCGGACTTCTTCTGGCTGGTCAACTACATTGAGACTCTTATGTCCAATGTTCTGTGGATGCCCATGACCAGCGCCACCATCGCCAAGCGTATGCGCGGTCTGCTGGAAGAGTATGCTGCAAAGACGGGATCGCCTGCTGAGTTCGTGGACTGGCAGGGTCACGACTTCTCGATGCGTGGTATGGCCGGTGTTGAGTCGGCTGCCCTTTCGGGCATTGGTCACCTAACCCAGTTCACGGGTACGGACACCATTCCTGCAATTGAAGCCGTGGAGAAGTTCTACGTTAGCAACGCCGAGGAATACCTCATTGGTGGCTCTGTCGCTGCTACCGAGCACTCTGTGATGTGTGCCGGTGGTGAGGATGACGAGCAGGAGACCTACGAGCGTCTTATCAACCTTTACCCGAGCGGTATCCTTTCGGTTGTTTCTGACACGTGGGACTTGTGGAAGGTCATCACCGAGACGCTGCCTGCCCTAAAGGACAAGATCATGGCGCGTGACGGTAAGTTGGTTATTCGTCCTGACTCTGGTGATCCTGCTGATATCCTTTGTGGTATCAAGGGCTCGTACCGTTCGCCTGAGGATCGCACTCCTGAGGAAAAGGGTGTCGTTGAACTCCTTTGGGAGATTTTCGGCGGCACCGAGACCGAAACCGGTCACAAGTTGCTCGACTCTCACATTGGTGTTATCTACGGAGACAGCATCAACTACGAGCGTGCTAAGGACATTCTAGAGCGTCTTGACGCCAAGGGCTTTGCTTCGGCAAATGTCGTCTTCGGTATGGGTTCCTTCGGTTACCAGTACCAGACTCGTGACACTTTCGGGTTCGCCATGAAGGCCACCAACGTCACCATCAACGGTGTGGAAAAGCCGATCTTCAAGAACCCCAAGACCGACAACGGTCTAAAGAAGTCGCTACGTGGTCGCATCGCTGTGTTGAAGAACATGGAGACTGGTGACTACTACGCTGTGGACGACGCTTCTGAGTGGGCTCTACAGAGGTCCGAGTTGACAACCGTCTGGAAGGACGGTATCTTCCACTCAGTGACCCCATTCCGAGAGGTCCGAGAGAACGCGAGGGCATGATGACCGCAGTTGCAGTGGCTCCACGAGTTGGGCCGAAGAATGACATTCTGGTGAGTCTGGTGGTGGCTGTTGTTGCCACCGGCCTCTCCTACCTGATCGGCATGGGAGCGGGATGGATCGATAGCGTCAATCTCCTAGAGGCTGCTGCCGTCTTTACCTCTTACTCCTGCACGTACCTGTGCGTCAAGGAACGCCGCATCAACTACCCCATCGGTGCCCTGAGCACGGCTCTGTACTGCATCCTTTTTGTTCAGAGTGGTCTGCTGGCATCGGCGGTGCTGAACGGTTACCTGACACTCAGCCTAATTTACGGCTGGTTCCGCTGGCGTTCCGACGCTGCGACTCGCCCTGTCTCTAGGGTTGAAATCAAGTGGGTTCCGGTGTACCTTATGGCTACAGGCGCGGCGTATGCAGGTGCTCTTGGTCTGAACACCCACTTTGGTGGATCGTTCGCATGGACCGACACGGTTATCCTTGTTCTGACCATTCTGGCTCAGTTCCTTCTGGATAACAAGAAGTTGGAGAACTGGGCGGTATGGGCTGTGGTCAACGTGTTTGCCATCTACACCTACTTCACCGCTGGCCTGTTCATCGTTGGTGTCCAGTACATCTTCTTCCTTGCCAACACGCTCTACGGGTGGTATGTTTGGAACCAGAGTCGCAAGGCAGGCATTGAGCCGGTGCAACCCGCAGCGGTTCAGCCAATCGAAATGCATCCCGGCTGGGATCATCTAAACAAGGAGTAAACTCATGACGGTCTGGGTACTTTTGACAGCAATGCCAGTCACCAAGGGTCACAAGGCACTGATTCAGTTCGCTGATCAGTACGCCGGGACAATTGGGACAAAGAGCACGGTGGTCGTTTGTACCCAGCCGTCTGAGCCATTTCCACTTCATCGTATTCAGGCAGTTGTGGAAATTGCTGACGCACTTCCCAACACCCGCGTCAACAGCGTCTACCATGAAATGGAGCAGAACGCTGACGCTCCCGGCTTTTGGGACATGTGGCGAGGCATTCTGAACGGCAAGGGTGCAAAGCCCGGAGACACCTACATTGCCTCTGAGGTCTATGGCAAGCGTCTGGCCGATGAAATGAATGGCAAGTTCATGCCGTACGATCCTGAGCGTTCCATTATGCCAATCAAGGCCACCAAGGTGCGCGAGGATGTTTACGACATGTGGTCGGCAATTGCTCCTGAGTTTGCCAAGCACCTCACCCGACGCATTACAATCTTCGGCGCGGAGAGCACCGGAAAGACAACGCTGGCCAAGCGTCTCTCGGCAGTTACAGACTCATACTTTGTTCCAGAGTATGCCCGTCCGTACCTAGAGAACACTGTCAATGAGATTACGGTCTCTTCGATGACAGATATCTGGAAGGGTCAGTCGGCGTTGCAGCAGTCGGCACAAATGTGGGAGCCGCATCAGTTCATCATTCAAGACACTGACCTGTTCTCCACGGTAGGCTACTGGGAATTCCCGCACTGGCAGGACACCATCGGAGCACCGCCCAAGGGTCTTGTCGCTGATGCTATTCGCCAGAAGTCAGACCTTTACCTGATCACCAAGAGCAATATCCCATTTGAGGCAGACCCGCTCCGGTATGGTGGCGATGTGCGCGAGGGTAGCGATGAATACTGGGTCAACGTGTGTGAGAAGTACAGTCTAAACTACATTGTTCTCGACGCGGAGGGCTTGAACAGGAGGGCATCTGAGGCACTTCCTCTGATCTTTAATAACTTCGAAGCGTATTCCGAGCCTCTGAGGGCATACGAGAGGAAGCACAATGGCTGACCATAAAGGATTTATCAGCGGCTTCTCTACCTATCATGTTGACATGACTCAGGAGGACTATGATACAGTGCAGTCAATCATGCGCAAGTACGTACCGGCTGAGGAAGACATGGCATATCTAGACCTGAGGTTGGACGGCTGGTGGACACGATTCCAGATTGCCAACGTTAAGGAGATTTGATGGAGGTAGGGTTCAAAGTAGGTGACAGGGTTAAGGTGGTTCGAAACTGCAACCGCTATATGCCTCTACCGCCCGGTACTTTGGGTAAAGAAGGCAGGATCGTAGGCTCCTTGACACCCATGTCATGCCGTGTTAAGATCGCCTATGGTGAGGAAGTCTGGGTCGAGTTCAGAGAGATTGAACTTGTAAAGGCTTCTACAGAAAAGCCGGTAGCGAAAAGCGCACCGACTAAGAGGAAGAGGAAATCATGACAAGCCTAGACGAGATTCTAGACACAGAACTGCTTGCAAGGCATATCGAAGACGGAAACGTCTCTGCCCGCACACATGAGAAGTTTCCTTGGGAAATCTTCAACTACACGCCAAAGGCTCAGTTCGCTCGTGCATGGGACGACGTAACCCTCGCATGTCGTGGACTTGTCTGGAACTACGAGACAAACACCGTTCTGGCTCGCCCCTTCCCCAAGTTCTTCAATTGGGACGAGGGTGTGATTCAGTACCCTCCCATCGGTCATACCCTGCGCATGGAGAAGATGGACGGATCGCTGGGTATTCTCGTAACCGATGACTACTGCAACGGCACTCCAACTAAGGAATGGATTTCCACTCGTGGGTCATTCCATTCAGAGCAGGCCGAGTGGGCAACCAAGTTCTACCTAGAGACAGTGGCAGAGTCTGCAAACAACCTGCCTCCCGAAATGGTGTTTTCGCCACTACAGGGTAAGACCTACCTGTTCGAAATCATCTACCCGGAGAACAGAATTGTCGTTGACTACGGTGACTACAAGGGCCTAGTGCTGCTTGACGTTATCGACAACGAGACCGGCAATTCTGATGTTCAGGAGTTCGACAAGGCTGAGTGGCCTGACAAGGTTAAGCGAATCCTCGCCAACTTTGACTCAGGTGACACCGCTGCAATTCCCGATGGTGACGAGGGATTCGTGTACCTTTGGACGAGTCGTAAGGATAGGGACGGAAACGACCTTCCTGACTTCCGTACGAAGATGAAGTCTCCGGACTACATCGCGTTGCACCGATTGGTGACTGGACTTTCTGAAAAGACTGTCTGGGAGCACATGGTGAAGGGCGGTGCGCTTCAAGACCTGAAGCGTGAATTGCCTGAAGAGTTCCACGAGTTCATCGACAATGCTGGAAAGAAGTTCTTGAAGGAGGCTTCTCAGATTGTTTCGACGGTGTACTCTGCCATCGACACTCTGGAAAGCACAGTTCTTCACGAGCGTCTGGACATGGTTGACAGAAAGACCGCAGCCGTGGCCATACAAAAGCATTTCCCTGCTCTGGCAAAGTACATGTTCCTCGTACTTGACGGCAGGCCGATCCATCCTGTAGCGTTGCTCTCAGTCAAGCCTCGTAAGGAGGCACCGCTAGTAACGGAGGTGTAACCATGAGCCGACCTCAGCGCTCTCGCACACGTGTTCGACCCCTTCGGCTGTCACCAGCCGAAGCAAATCGTGGGCTCTGCCCATCCAACAAGCGTGCGTACCAGTCGTTGGAGTCGGCTCTTGGTGCACTTCAGAACATGAAGGGGGCAGGCAGGGATATTTCTGCCTCACGCGCATATCCCTGCCCGCTCTGCAACCACTACCACACGTCGAGCAAGTGATGGAGACCGCCATCATCGTGGAGCCTGCGGTTCCCTCAGAATTCGTTGTCCGCAACAATGCGTCCTCGCGTCAGAAGATGCTCCGTCTGCTTTTTGAGCGAGACGGCAGGAACTGTCGCTACTGCGATTGTGTTCTCACCCTGAAGAATGGTACCATCGAGCACCTTACCCCGCAGAGCCGAGGCGGTAGCAACAGGATCACCAACCTTGCAGTCTCGTGTGAGCGCTGCAACAGCGACAAGAGCAGCATGACGGACGAAGAGTACAAGGCTTACCTCCGTGGAGAATACGGAAAGCACTGCAAGTTTTGTGGTAAGGGCCTACGTACTCTGGACTATGACTTCTGCTCTGGTCACGAGAAGAGGGCGCGGTGGATCGCTAGACGAGAGCCCATGTTCTATGCTATGCTCATGTCCATCGAAGACCCGAGCATGCGCCGCATGATCCTCAATGATATGCCGCGTGGCCGAGTCCCAATCACAGACTACATTTAGGAGTAAACATGACCGTTTTCATCACCGTTGGTGCGCCTGCCAGTGGCAAGTCCACGTGGGCTATCGAGTACGCCAATGAGTTCGGAAACACGATGATCACGTGCCGTGACGACATTCGCGCTACCTATGGCATCACCAAGTTCGGTGACAAGGAAACTGAGCAGTTCCTGACAGACGTTCAGCGTGCCCAGATGGAGGGTGCATTTGCTGCCGGAATGGACGTTATCGTTGCAGACACCAACATCAACAGGCGTTTCCGTAATCAGTTGGTCAAGTTCGCTCATGAGCACGCTCAGGACGTTGAACTGGTCACCTTCTACGAGCCTCTTGACGTTCTCATCATGAGGGATGCGGCGCGTGAGCGTACGGTCGGTGCTGATGTTATCACGAAGTTCTACAACGACCTCAACAGTCAGGAAATCATTGATATCCTGCTGCCGCACCCTCGTGCTCTGAAGTACAAGCACAACGAGGCAAGCCCCGAGGCAATTGTCGTTGACATTGACGGCACTGTTGCTGACCACAAGGGGGTTCGCTCTCCATACGACGAGTCGAAGGTCGGCCTTGACAACCCGAAGTACGATGTTATCAGCGTTGTCAAGGCTCTTGCCGAGCGTTTCGCCGTCATCTTTGTTTCGGGTCGCAAGGACTCGTGCGAGGCTGAGACGCGTGCGTGGATCGAGAAGCACTTCGATTTCACGAATGGTGACTACTTCCTGCACATGAGGAAGCACGGTGACGATCGTCCTGATTACCGAATCAAGGCTGATCTGTATGACCAGAAGGTTATCCCCAACTGGAACATCAGAATGGTCTTTGACGACCGCGATCAGGTTGTTCGTCACGTTCGCAAGCGCGGTATCACCGTTGCTCAGGTTGCACCGGGCCACTTCTGATGGAAAGTGAAAAGTATTGTTGGAGCATTGGGCCAATCCAGAGTGAATGGCGCTTTGATGATCCTGATGATGCTTACGAGGCTGCTGTCAGATGGAAAGCCAACTCATGGCCCAAGGATCGAGAAATCAAGATTTACCGGAAACTCATCGAGGAAGTGATCTTCTAAGATGGTTGTCAGATACAGCATTCGCAAGAAGCGCGGTAAATGGTCAATCAACATGATCGAGACCGGTCGTATGGTTCACGTGTCACACCTGAAAGACTGTGATACATGGGACGAGGCAGTCTTCGATGTGTTGTTCCTGATTAACGCCGACCGTTCTCTCAACAGACTGGTCAACAAGTCGTTCAACTAATCGTTGGGGCGGGTGGGCAAACGCCTGCCCGCCCTATCGGCATTAACAAGGAGAAAACATGCCAGAATTGAAGTATTATGATCAGCCAGTAGTGGACTGCTCAGACTTCGACAGATTTGTCGAAGAGGTCTATGGGCGTAGGTATTCGACGGTCTCCGGTATGCGCGGTGACGACAGGCTCGGGCACTACACCTATCACTCTGTAGATGTAGAGCAATGGCTTATGGACAAGCAGTGGGAAGAGTCTGAAGAGGGCCAGCGTGAGTGGCAGAAAATGAAGGAGGAGTATCCTCAATACTACAGCGCTTCAGACGTTCCGGCCACCTTTGAGGAATGGTCGAAGTTGGAGGGCTATGACGCTCACAACAACTCACCCTCCATTGAAGAAATGGTCTACCACTTGCGCATGGACGGTTACGAGGTTCCTGCCGAGTTCACAGTATTGGTGGACTGGTGATGGAGTACGAATACGGTGTTCGATGGGTGCGCGACCAGTACGTGCACAGGGAGAATATGACACTGGAAGAGGCTTCTAAATTCGTCAGATGGATGACAGAGGGCGGAATCAAGGAGGGGGCCGTAGAGATTATTAGGCGACCAAGAGGGGACTGGGAGACCTATGATCCAGAGAGGCCAAAGATGGTGGCGATCAAGAGGCCACCGGGTGTTATATGGAGTTGACAGGCACTCAGCAGACCTGCTAGTGTAGTTATAATGGAGTAGAGAACAAGAAAAGGTTGAAATATGTCTGTAGAAAATGAAGAACATCCTAGAGAACTTAGACTGGTAATCAAGGTTCGTAAGGATGCGAAGATGAGTCCGAAGAAGTTGGCTGCACAGGCTGTACATGCCGCTCTCCAACTGGTAGAGTCTCACCATGGCGGGCCGGTGATCGTCCTAGATGGCACCAAGCGTCAGATCGAAGAGTGTACAGTTGTGATCATTGACGAGGGTAGAACCGAAGTCAAGCCAAATACGGTTACTGCTGGCGCTTATTGGGATGAGCGTGATGTTCCTCCTGAGAAGATCGAGCAGTGGAAGGCCGAAGAGGCACTTGACCGCAGCAAAACCTTCTGATAGAGTTCCACTCGTCAGCAAGAAACGAACGTCGCAGTCACCTTGACAGCCAGTTCCAATCTTGGTAGACTAGAATACAGAGGACGGAATAGCAACCGTCGCAAATAAATGCAATCGCTCAGACTTGCGGGTCTGGCCGGTGGGGTAGTGTAGGGTGTGGTCCGTGCCTTGCATTCAGGAAACTACCTCGCAATCGCAAAAGTCAACGGACACTAAAACTTCATAGATATAAGGATAGCCACATTATCTCCTTTACCAAGGTGGTCGGAAGGTCAGGTAGTAGAAAGATTGACTGACTTAACGGAGGTCCGTAAATCCTCCAACAAACTTCATAGATTTGTCTGACGTAGGAAAACACGTTGTATGTCTACGGAGGTAGGAAGCCGAAAGAGCACTCGATAAGGTAAGTCTCGACAGTGGCAATCTCTCCTAATGATTAGGCGCGAACCGCTTGGACGGGCGTCCTGCCAGACAATAAATTTGGTGCTTGGGCTTGATGGGTGCTTGCCCAATCACCAATTAGTTTGGCTTAACCAGCCGAAGGTTGCTTCTACCTAAAGAAGCCGTGGACCACCATACGAAAATTGAGGGTGGAGGTTGTTCTCGTGAGCCAAAATCACAGAGGGAGTGATCCCGCCTGAGGGTCGTGGGTAAGCAGCAGTTGGTTACTTATGCGAAATCCCACACTTGGGTCAGTGAATAGAACTAGTTTCAGTCTAAAGCCGACAATGGACGCTGAAACCTGTGGGTGCAAGTCCCACCTGATCCACAAGCAATAGAGGCTCCGAGACTCTATTCGTGAAGGCTGAGAAATGAGCGCGAACCAAAGTATCAGCAACGCATGGTGTTTTAGGGGCGTGACCACATGCATAAAAAGGAGAATTCCCCACCAGTCTCTATAGTACAACGGATAGTGCATAAGATTCCTAATCTTAGAATGGGGGTTCGAATCCCTCTAGAGACACGTTTGGTAAGCCGGGAACCCTGAGGCAAAGTAGTTACTAGCATGACGAAAGCCTCTTGACACCACTCATAGCCTGTTACGGCATTTATTAGAACCGAAGGGCATATGTGAGGAAACCCGCAGAGGTGTGTATATCGGAATGCTAGGGCTGCACACCTCGATCTTCCGCGATTAGTTTGAACTTGGATAAAACGCCGGTGGCAAAGCCGGAATTGAGTGGTTCGAATCCCTCATCGCGGGCAACACTTGACACCCAGAACTTGGCGTGTTATTCTTAGTAGACCAACAACCACCAAGGAGATTGATCATGTCCAACACTGCATTTATGTTCCGACGCACCCGCAAGGTTCTCGTCCCGATGCGCCGCGCGGCTGGAAAGAACGCTGCGCTCGTTGCGTCGTTCGATGCAAACCTGCGCCGTCTGGGATTTGCGCTGGACGCTGACGCCGTGAAGGCCCTTCTTGACGTGCCCGCATCTGACTTCGGCGGTATCGCCAATGACGTGATTGCCGAGGCAAAGCGTATCAAGGGTGTCAAGCGTTATTCCCCTATGTATCCCAACTTCCCCAAGCAGGTTATGGAGGCGTCTGACGCTGAACTGTACCTGAACGCCATCATGCACTACTACGGTGACATGGTTGGTCTTCGCATCCTGCCTGTCTACGAGAAGGCAGAGCGTCCCGAACTGGACTTCGATGAGTCTCGATTCAAGAAGGTCGGTGTGGCGTACCAGCAGGACTTCTTTGCCACGATCATGTCTGTGGTAAACCAGAAGGCTGGCTACGGTGAGCAGGAGCGAGAGGATATCTCTGAGTTCTGGGAGCACCTGATGCAGCAGCCTCAGGGCGAGTTCAATTTCGGCAACCGTGAGAACAAGGCGTGGTTTGCTGCAAAGGCTTACCGTTACCTGAAGTTCTTTCCAATGGGCGAGGTATTCAAGTTCGACACAGCCACCGACGTTCTGCGTTTCGCTGTTGCCCTGTGTGATGGCGATGTGTCCCTTGCTGAGAAGACTCGGTTCAAGTCCTTCGCTCGTTCTGAGCGTCGTCTCATCCTTGGTCTTTTCAACCAGATCAATGGTCTGGATGAGGATTTTGCTCGTCGTCCTGAGACGTTCAAGCGTCTTGGCGAGCGTCTGCACCCTCGTGAGTACAGCGCTCAGTTCCCCATTGCCGCATCTGCCTTTGCAACGGTTCGTGACAACAAGCGCAAGCCTGTCACGTTCAACAGCGCTGTCGAGAATGCTCTTTCAAGTGGTGCCACGTCTGCTGCTGTTTCTCTACTGAAGACTCGCCCCGGTGAGTTTGCGCGTCGTCTCGATGAGGTACTACGCTCTGCCAACAACATTACGCAGGCCCGTGCATTTGTCAAGGCGTTCGATGCTGTCGCTGCTCAGGTGTCCGCACCTGTGCTTCTTCAGGCTCGTGCTGCCCTTCAGGCTGACCGTGGTGGAAACCGAATCTTCTTCCCGAAGGGCAACGTTTCCAAGTTCAAGGCGATCCCTGACACTCGTGGTGACATTGACCTTTCTGTCCGCAATGCGGCGGTGGAGGCGTGCAACAAGGGTCTCGTGGCTCGCTTCAGCGAGAAGGGTTCTCTGGGCAAGGTGTATGTTGACTCCGCTCTGGACGGCGTAACCGTTCCGCTGACGATTCGTGATGCCTCAAAGGGTCGCGTTCTTGGTCGTGGTTCTCGTATGCCGTTCAACGAAAAGACCAATGTTCTTCGATTCTTCATCTGGTGGAAGGACATTGACATTGGTGGCCGGAACGGTCGTGTAGACATTGACCTTTCTGCTGTGCTGCTGGATGACAACTTCAACACGGTGGAGGCTGTGGCCTACTACAACCTCCGTGGTCTGGGTGCTACGCACTCTGGTGATATTACGTCTGCTCCGCACGGAGCAAGCGAGTTCATCGACATTGATCCTGCAAAGGTTCTAGAGCGCGGTGCGCGTTATGTCGCCATGACCGTTCACTCCTTCAGCCGTCAGAATCTTTCGGATATTCCTGAGGTGTTTGCTGGTTACATGGAGCGAAACGACCACGATTCGGGAGAGGTCTACGATCCTCGTACGGTCGAAAACCGTGTTGACCTGACGACTCCTACGACCAACTCCGTTCCTTATATCTTCGATATGAAGACGGGTGAGGCCATCTGGATCGACATGGCGCTGCGCCTCGGTGGCTATGGCTACGGTGGTAACAACGCTGCCAGCACGTCGCTGACCACAGAAAACCTTGTGAGTGCGGTCGTTCGCAAGAACTACCCATCGCTCGGTGATCTATTTAGACTGCACGCAAAGGCTCGCGGTACGCTGGTTGACAGCCCCGCCGAGGCTGATGTAGTCTTCAACCTAGACAACGCATTCCGCACTGAAGAGGTGCTTGACAAGTACCTCTGAGCGGGTGTAGAATAAACTTGCAGGCTACGGGCAGTGCTTCCTTCTAAACACTTCAATTGGATGAAATCACTAGCGCTCTCACTCTCCTGCAAAAACAAACGGTGGCTAAGGAATGGGCTTCCTTCTAATTGCTTACATCAATCAAATCTAGCCTTTCTACTCTCCACCACAAACTCAACATCTGGCAAGGTGCAAAGATACACTTACCCGGCCCGTAAGGGAGATAAGTTCTGGGTCGCAGTCCCAGCGCCAGAAGTGAGTGGTTCGAATCCACCATCACGGGCTTGACACAAGGAGTACAGTATGGAAGAGTTACCTCCGTTAGACGAGGACTGGCAAGAAGAAATAACATTAGAACAGTCTATTGAGGACAAGGCAATTATGGATGGAATCCTTCGTCCAAATTGGAGAGACTATACGTCTTGACACCGGCCCTCTAGGGTGATAATCTAGGGGTACAAGGGGCCGACAGGTTTCGACAGACATAACTAAACATGGTTCTCAGTCATGATTGGACAGATCATTAAAAGGTCCAAAACAACAAATGCAATGGACAACATTGTTTCCGCATCGATGGAAAACATCGATGCCGAGTACGAGGCGCTTGTCGCTGAGTTCTCGCTTGTCACTGTCTGAAAGATAAACAAGGATGGGGCACGATACCGCCTTATTAACCAAGAGTATCAAAACACAGTTTCCGTGCTTCTGAAATAAAGCCGGTGGCGGTAAATGCAATACCGGGCGCGGTACGCAAATGACTGTAGACGGAACTGTGACGATAGAGTGTTTGGACCCGAGTTCGATTCTCGGCGGCTCCACCAACCAACACAGCGGACAAGGCTTAGGCCGGTGAGTTAAGCGAGTAGATTAACGAAAGCGAGACAACAAACGGGTGGGATGCGAGTGGCTGACCAGTTGGCTTAACTTAACAAAGGAGAATAATGGCAGTTAACAAGAATGATGTAACGTATGCACCAGTTGCGTTCGCTGCAATCGAGGTCAAGGGCAAGATTTACTTTGTCCGTGCTGATATTGCAAAGGGAGTCAAGAAGGCTCTCAGTGACCAGATGGTTTTTACCAGTGCCGAGGGTCCGATTCATGAGGCTCTTTCCGCAGCATCTGAGTTTGTGATCGATGCAGCAAATGGCACTGTGCTGAAGCCGACCCCCTAAGGAGTTTAATGGCTAAGGTAAGAAACTACCACGTGTATGGTAGTGTTGAGTATATCAACAGATTGAAGGAAGACTATGAGTTCCTAGGCAAGTGGGTTCGCCTAGAGGGACCGGGACACTTGGTTGTCCTAGCGCTTCCGCCAAAGAAGGAAACGAAAAAGGTTGAGTCCAGAGGAAAAGATCGCAGACCGGGCGGCGTTCGCAAAGAAGCACCTAGTCGGGATCGCTGACAACACAAACAGGCGAGTGCACGATGAAGACTCTTGGTATATTGGATTGCTAAGAGGACAGCAGATGGCATTCGAATGGGCTCTGAGAGAGTTGCGTGGCGAAGATCATGCAAGGGCAATCGAAGACCAGATCGCAGAGGGGCTTGACAGCCGCTTGCGAGCCTGATACAATTGAATCTTACGGTGGCTGCTATAGGGTAGTAAGCGCCGCATTCCGGTGAGACAACTGCTGGCTAGTTGTGAATGGCTGTTAACCATTTCGGTACTCATCCCGTCACAGGTTCGATTCCTGTCACCGGAGCGTGGACGGAAGGCTTTTAAACCTTTCCGTCCGCACCACTTGGTAACAATAAGGTCTGTCATTCGTTGGACCGGAAAACAACGTAATGGTGTATGACAGTTACCACTTGTGCCGTTGGTGTAACAAGTAACATACCTTGCATTTGGCAAGGAGTTCGGGGTGTAAGTCCTTGGCGGCGCACAAATTAACCAACCAACCAAAGGGGAGTCCCCATGGAACGTAGAACCGTAGTAAAGGGTGCCGCATGGGCGATGCCAGCAGTTATCATTGCATCTGCTGCCCCCACCGTCGCTGCAAGCGTGACGTGCAATCCCACGCTTTCTGTGCAGCCCGGATCATTCAAGTGTTGTGCCAATGGCCCAGCCAAGACCATGAACCTGAACCTTCTGGTGACGGACGCTTCGGCGTGTGGTATTCCAGTTGGTAGCAACATCTGTATCGTTGATGTGCGTATGGCAAACGGCCAGTCCATCAATCAGGTTGTTGGAAAGGGACAGTGCGCCCGACTTGGAGAGACCTTCCGTGTCACTCTGCTTGGTGTCTCTTCATGTTCTGTCAACCTTCTTGTTGACCTTTCCGTCGATGGTGCACTGCGTACGGTCGAAATCAAGTCAGCAAACATCCCCGGTGGCGACACCGATGCCTGTGCCTCTGTCTAAGGAGCATTCATGATAAACTGTGTAAGGAATCCGGACGGTTCCCCAAAGGTCTACAGAGAGCCAAAGCGTGACGAGTTCGGTGAGTCATTCAAGAGTCTAGAGTACAAGGCTCGTGGCAATGTCTATGGTGATTTCATTGGCGTACGCATCGATGGCAAGGCGTTTCACACCTTCACCAAGGGATTTGAGAAGCCTTTCGACTCTGAGATTACTGAGGCCATGGACTTTGCAGTTTACAATCTGTGTGGAAACTCAGATATTCCGGTGGTGTTTGCCTACACTCAGTCTGACGAGATTTCCCTCCTGCTTCGTGGTACCGGCTGGTTCCACGACACCCAGAAGATTTCTTCTATTGTTGCTGCATACACCACGGCTTTCTTCAATCGTGAATTGCAGACTGCAAAGCCTGCTGTCTTCGATGCTCGTGTGTTTTCCTTGAAGCGCGAAGAGGTAGTTGACTATTTCAAGTGGAGGAAGATGGACGCAAACCGCAATGCAATCAGTGCAGTTGCTCAGAGTCTCTACAGCCACAATGAGTTGCAGAGCAAGAACAAGGGCGAACTGCTTGGGATGATCGGTGCCAAGAGTCCCGAGAGCCTGCCAATCCCTGACAGGAATTTCAACGGAGCGTACTTCTACCCGATCATGCAGCCGATGCCTGTCGAGTATTTCGACAAGCGCACACAGCGCATTGAGAGCACAGTGGCACAGCGCCGGGTGTGGTACAGGGAAACCGACAATGGCATGCTTGACTACATCGTGAACCATGTGGTAAACTGATCTACAGGTACCGCCGCTAGGGGCGGTCATTACAAATGCCTAGCAATGCCTCCTTAACTCAGTTGGCCAGAGTGTCTGCCTTGTAAGCAGAAAGTCGTCGGTTCGAATCCGATAGGTGGCTCAAATAGAGCAATGCGCAAACGCTCTAAACGGTGTGGTCTTGCGGCACATCACCGTTCGCTTAGAAGTCGGCGTGAGAACATCTTCTAACCTCTGATATGTCAGGCACTTGGTGAAGGAAACATATCATCCAGTACGTTCGCAAGCGTGCTGGGCTCGCATCCATAGTTCAGAGGCCGAACAGGCGATTTATAATCGCTTTGACGCGGGTTCGAATCCCGCTGGGTGCACTGCGTAATGGTCTAACGGCAAGGCAACGGTTTTTGGCACCGTCCGATCTAGGTTCGAATCCTAGTTACGCATCTTGTGATACAATCAGATTATGGTAACTAACGCAGAAATCCTGACTGGTCAAGGCTTCGTTAACGTAGCAGACCTAATTGCAGCGGCATCCTTTGTAGGACTTCCGCTATGGATTGCTGCGGCCTTTGCGTCTAAGGAATCTCATGGCAGGAACATCTACGGCCATGACAGAGGCGGTGTGTTCACCACCACAGATGGTTCTAACATCACAGTGACAGAAGAAAACTACAAGGAGTTCTATCACCGAGTGGTTGACCTGAAAGAAACAAGCAATGGTGTTGGTCCAATGCAAATCACCTACCGAGGCTATTTTCCACAGGCTGCTACACAGGGTTTGAAGTTGTGGGTTCCATACGATAACTTTGTATTCGGCTTCAGGATCATCAAGTCCAAGTTCACATCAGGAGAATACACCCTTGAAGAAATTCAAAAGGCCGGTACGTTGTACAATGCAGGTAATCTCAACAACGGTATTACCGCA